AGTACTCTAGATTGCCGGTCAGTGAAAAGTCACTGCAAAGGGAACAGCGGAGAGAAGATGATGAGTTGTCGGACCTGCTGAGAAGAGTTCACGAGATCTACATGGAAGAAGGTGACGAGCATGATGACAACGAATGACTTTGTAAAGATGGCCGAAGCGGTCAATGTTGATACCTGTCGGCTGAGAATCATCTTCTACGTTCTGGAGCGTACAGACCCAAAGAGTTATTACTTCAACGGTTCGTACGATGAGATTTCCAGAGGGGCAGGAACAAGTTACACGGCAGTCGTCCATGCAATGAAGGCGGCTCAGGATGCTGGATTGCTAAAGCGCATCGGAAACTCGCGCTGGCACATCGAGAAAGACGTCTTCGAGTCTCACGGTGAAGAGCCACTTATGCTGATTCGCAACTATAGCAGACATTAAAAAAGAGCGGCCGACTATCTTTAGCCGACCGCTTCTTTCTTTACAAAATTAATCCCAAGGGGTGCTCTCATCCTCGACTTCGACTTCGGGCTCAGTCTCCTCCGGCTTCTTGCCGTCCAGCAGTTCGATCTTGCTGGCCTGAATGTCGATGTACGGGCGGATGCGGTTCTCCTTGTCGGTATAGGTCTTGGCCTCGGCGTTCTCAGCCGTCACCAGGATCTTCCGGCCCTTGGTCAGGTACTGCGCCATCACTTCGGCGTACTTCCGCCAGACGGTCACCTTGTGCCAAGTGGTCTTGGTGCTGCCGTCCCGCTTCTTGAAGTTCTCAGCCATCCAGAAGGAGCAAACAGAAGTCTCCACGCCATTGACGTTGACCGTACGCAGTTCCGCACCGTTACCAATGTTACCAATCACAGAAATAGTCATAATTAATACCTCCAAATAATCAATATTTTGTGTTGTGGGGTTGTAAAGAGACGACCGTGGTTAACGCCAGTCCACAGCGGCGCGTCGGATTTGAGATCGCGGAGCCAACCGACGTATGACTCATAAGCATCAACCAGCCCGCCAGGGCGGTTATTTAGCAATGTCGGACTTACGGAACGACGTTTTGGCTGAGCCGTTTTCCTTCAAGTTCTTCATGAACTCTTCGGTAATGGGCCCTCTATCGCCGTCGAAGTCACCAGTGTTGAGCGGGGCCAAACGGGAGACGTAGGGTTTGCAGGGGTCATCGGCATCCATCTTGCAACGGAGCCGGACGAACTGCCTTTCGAGCGCGTCCTTCTTCTCGCGCTCAGCTTTGTCGTTGTAGTAGTTAGCAATCAGCATCCCGGCCGTGAAGGTCAGAATGTTCATCACCAAGATAATCAGGGCATCCAGCATCAGGTACCTCCTTTGTCCACATAAAACGTGGCGCGTTGTCCATGCGCATGACCTTCGTAATGAAGGCCCATGCGTCATCCTCACTAAAAACGGCCGGTACTTTCGTATCCGGCTCGCATAGTAAGCTTTTCTTTCCATTGGGTGACATCGCCCATACGTTGACCATAGGGATCACCTCACCAACAGGATGACGGCCATCACAAGGTCAACCAGCCCGATCAAGGCTGATGTCGCAAGAATCGTATTCCGTACAGTCTTGGGCACTGTAATCAACTCCTTCAGAAAACAATCGTGAATAGGCGGCTGTACACATCTGATCGTAGAACTCATCGCTGGGATCAGGCTCGAAGCATTCGTATGTCGTTCTCGGTTCACATCCGAGATTCATGATCTCCCTCCTCTGCAATGCGCTTTATTTCTTCCGTGACATACAAGATTTTGTCATAGGTCACATCCGCAAGCGTATCAAAAATCGTTGCCAGGGTTCTCCACTGTGCCGCATGTTCGATATCGGCGTTTGCCTTTCTGTTCATTTTTTGAACCTGTTTGCGCTGATAGTTATAATCCATAATAAAGGTTGATCTCGCGGCCTCGTAGATCTCTCTTGTACTAATCATGCTTTGCGAGTCCTCTTTCTTTCGTAGATCATACGTGCCTCGCAATCTCCGCTCTTGCAAGAAGATCGCAGCGTTCGTTATCGGGATCAAGGCTGTGACCTTTCACATGCTCAAATTGCAGGGTGTGATGTCCATCCTGCTTGATCTTATAGAGTTTCTGAAGGAGATCGCAGTTAGCTCTTCTTGCGCCGGTTCTGGTCTTCCAACCCCTGTCCGGCATAGAGTCGAGATTGTCGATAGCGTTGCAGACCATTGTGGAGTCTGTGCGAACCAAAATGCGGCAGGGCTTCTTCAGAATCGCAATGGATTCAATGACAGCCCGAAGCTCCATCCGGTTGTTGGTCGTCTGAGACTCGTAACCGGAGAGCTCCTTGAATTTGTTGCCGAACCGCAGGATAGCGGCGTATCCACCGGGGCCGGGATTACCGGAGCAGGCCCCATCCGTAGAGATAGTTACAGGCATGAGTTCCATTGTGATTCTCCTTTCTGTGCGGACAAACCGCATAAGCATTTAGCCAGCGTAAGCGGGCTGACTCAAAGTGAAACATCTCTTGTGAAACAATCTTTATCCGGCGTAACAAAAGCATTGACCTCTGTCAGAAGATCAATAATTTCGTCCGTGCTCTTGCATTCGCGGATCATGTCAGGGGTGAGCAGGCGGGTCAGAACAAGGGTTTCGTCGCCGTCGTACTCCTCGATGCGGGCAGCATACTTGGTCTCGTTGTACTTCTCGATTCCAAGTAATGCGTAACGGCCGGAGCAAGCCTTAGAGCCCAGTTCTTCCAGAATTTCAACAGCAACAGGATCATCACGTTCGATATCGCGGTCTTCGAAACGCTCGCCGTCCACACAAGCGTATGCGTCGAAACCAGCACTGTGCTCGACAAACTGGTCTCTTGTCATCGGGATGTCTTCCCGTTCTCCGAGTTTGGCATAGACGGTCTTTTGGTACGTGACGTTCTTGGCTCCGGTGCGCTCCAGATACTCAGCTATAAACTCTGGGCTGAAGCTATACCCTCCAAAGCACTTATTCAGAATAACCTTACGCATTTTTATTCTCCTTTCGGTGTCCGCACAACAACACGGCGGACGGTCGTGGTGACTTTCATTGCGTTGGTAAAGTGCAAGTTACGAATTTCGTTCTCGGCCTCGGTTAAGGTTTCGAACTGACATTTACTTAGCCAAGGCGGATAACCGATGACCTGAAATTGGTTCTGATAGATTGTCTTGACGGACTTATTCATTCCGTGATTAGTAACTGTCATACGTCCTCCTTTTGCGGTTGTAGATCTTGCCGTTTTGTTTTACTCTGGAAACAGGAGAGAAGTCCCAGGTCACTCGCTTCTGCTTGTTGAGTTCAGCCTGAGCTTTCTTGGACATTTTGTTCTTGGGCACCACAGGCATCACTCCTTTCATCTGTTTCAGCAGGCGTAAGCCGTTTATCTCCCATACGTAATTTTTCGAATGTCCCAAAAAAAGGGGCCGCGAAAAAATATGGGGCCGCACAAAAATTACAGTTAACAACTGGGAAATTTTTCTCGAAAAACCGCTTCTAAGGTCTCGGATGAGTATTTATTCATCCAGAAGTCTGGAAGCGAAATTCGGGCTGTATTCTCCCAGATGATGTCTGAGAAAAAAAACAGGCATACGTCCACCACAACGTATGCCTGTCGGTCAACAGGTTGTCCAGACCTGTCAACCTGAAAGAAAGGAGGTGCCGGGCTGTTCCCGGAAGGAAGGTACTCAAGTCAGCCAGCCACAGGAAGGAGGAGGAAACCTGCGACGGCTGAGTTGAATGTCTTCGTTGTTGAACTGCATCCACCCCGAACGTTGCTACGCAGTCGGCCGGGGCAGGAATGTTCAATATGTGGGGTTACCGGATAGCAGGAGCATAGAACTCCGCCAATTCTTTCTTGGTGTCTTCGCACCACTGATTCGCTGCGGCGAGTTCTTTCCGCATGTCGCGGATGTTGTCCAGCCGCTCCTGCAGTTCTTCCAGACACATGGTGTTCAGGTGGTTGTGCACGTAGTCGACCTCGCGCTTGACAATCTTAATCAGGGCCTCCGCGTTCGCGGCCTTCTCCGCATAGATACGTTCGAGCTGAGCAATCTGTTTCATCGTTTTCATCGGACAAAGTCTCCTTTCAAATTTGTCGAGACCGCAGTCTCATAAATATCAAGCCAGCGTCAGCGACCGGCTTAGACCAACTATGGGAATGCCAGTTTCTTACTCGCGGCACTGGCTGGCCTCACGCGGCTACTTACACTCAATACAAGCCTATTGCACAATCGGCTGTATCTCCTTTTTCGACTCCGCGTCAGTAGGAACGGTTTTAGCTCGCTACCGTCAAGCCGTCAGCCGCCGTGCAAATGACGGACTGACCCTATGGTGGGCAGTAACGTGTACCCAGACGAACTCGGCGCATAAACTCATCGAGCGACGCCTGATATGCGATTTGTAACGCAGTCGCACTCTGCGGAAGGACGAATCCTTCATAGGTATCAAGCGAGCGTCAGCGGCCACGAAGCACAGAAACTTCCGTCCCGAGCCCCGGGAACCGCACAAACGAGCTCAAGAAACAAGGAACCCCACGCCCCGGGACAGCACCCGAAACATTGGAGAAACAGTTTCATCTTTATCAAGCCAGCGTAAGCGACCTTTAGAGCATTGTAACTTGAACGAAGTGAAAAAATGGGGGCCGCAGAAAAAGGTGGGGCCGCAAAAAATGGGGTGGGCCCCATTGTGTTGGATCGCTAAAGAGCAGCGTCTCTAGCGGTCGCGTAAATAAAAAAAGAGCCAGCCTTTCGGCTGACTCAGATTTTGGTTATGCTAATTTGCGCTGCCAGACACGCTCAATGCTACCGAGCTCTTTATACCCGAGTCCACGCGCAATGGCGTGAATTTCAGACTCAGAAGCTTTTCTCGTATCAACGATTATTACTTCCTTGGTGGATTCATGTCCGTAGGAGTCTTTGACAACAGCAGCGGCTGACATGCCGGGTTTTGCGTCTCCTTCGTGCCTGACGAATGTGTACATCTGACCGTCAGACCTGAAAAGGCAGCCGCAGATCTGGTAATACATCTCGTCGGTCGTTTCCCTTACATCGTACTCAATCCCGGCGTTCGTTAGGATAGAAACGAAGTGGTCACGCTGCTTCTCGTCGGAGCAGCGGTAGACGAAGTTCATCCCCTCGTCGTTTTTGTAAATAATATTGTACATAGTTCCGTTCTCCTTTCTTTGCTAGACTCTCGTTTGCGTGAAAAAAAGGAGACTGGTCGAAACCAGTCTCCCTGTCGGTTGGGTTAGCAGTCTTCGGCGCCATCGACATCGCCGAGGTCGTCGTCCAGCCGGGGGTCGAAGCTCAGGGCTTCTTCACCCAGATTGTCGGCGATGACGTCGCAGGCCATCTTGCCGAAGATCCGCCAGTAGGCGCTCTTCACGACCGTGTCGTATCCATCGGATACTTTGGCCGGTCCGAACATGTTGCGGGTTACGATGTCGTAGATTCCTTCCAGAATCTGCTCATCGCTGTACCCCGCGACAACGGCGTTGCCTTCGTACTTCGCCCGAGCCCATGCGATCATCTCCTGACGGGCGGACTCGGCCTTGGCGTCTTCCCACGCCTTGTAGTCGAGTTTGAACTCGTCGTAGTTGATGAGTTCCTTCCACTCGGCAGACTGACGGAAGGCGATCTGCTGGAACAGGCCACCCTCATCCTCGTACTTTCCGGTGGTGTCGTTGTAGCTGGACGCCTTCTTGGACAGGCCAGCCAGCTTGCCGATTATCCGCTTCGGGTTAATCAGCATGACTGTGACGTCGAAGATCTCCTCGTCCAGCCCATTCACCACCAGAGTGTCGGGCACGAGTGCCTTCACACGGCGGCTGAATTTGTCGAGGAAGCTGCCAGAGTACTGCGTCCGGGGCTTCAGCACGGTCTTGATCGTGCCGTGCTTCTTCTCGTTGTACTCGGAAGCATACACGGTCTTCTTGTGCTTCTGCTCGTCGACGCAGACGAAGCGCTCTTCCGTCCAGTACTTGGAACCGGCGGGATGCTCTTTGTCTGCTTTCGCGTACATGCAGAACTCAGGCAGAGACATTGAGTCCACGGCCTTCACAGCGTCCGGCTTCTCGATCTTTACGTTACCGTGCTTTGCGGCATCGATCAGCACGTTGCCAGCATAGGTCAGCCAGCAGCAGACGTCATGATTATAGCCGTTCGCCCACATCTTGGTCAGTGCATCGGCATACAGGCCGATTTCGCTGCCCTTCAGCAGGTTGGACACGAACTCGCTGATCGTCGTCCTGTTGATGACACCTTTCGTGGATTCCGGTGCCTCCCAGTCGATCGGCAGGTTCTTCAGGACTTCATACGTCCTCTTAATCAGATCAAGCAGATTGGCGTTCTGGCTGTACCAGAAGTGGTCGCCGTCGTAGTCACACCTGAGCTGAATGGTGGTCAGATCCCAGATGTTCACGAAGAGTGTCGGGCTCTTCTCCGGTACGAACGGCATCTTCCGTACGTTGTACAGAAGAACGTGGGCGTTGTCCAGATGCGGAGACCGCGTCACGTCGGTCAGCCCTTCCTTATGCAGGAGCAGGCTGCACTCACCGGCCTTCAGGCAGCCAACGATCGGCTGTCCAGCCACGTGTTCCCAGAACGCTTTGATGTCAGCTGCACCGAAGGCATTGTAGCCAAGTTCCGGGATGCGGCCACCGAGCATTTCCATCTTCAGAGAAGTGTACTTCTCCTGCATGGTCCGGGCGGTGTATCCTTCCTTCATCATGGCCGGATACAGCTTTGCCGCAGCCCTGTGATACCCACGAAGGAGCTTCACAGCTTCCTTCTGGTTCTCGTACTTGGAGACAGTCATCAGGCTGTGCTGAGCGAACTTCTCAACGTCTTCGTCCGTTCCCTGCAGCGTCTGTCCCTGCTGATAGGGCATGCCCTTCAGCTTCGGCTGATGCTCCCGGACACAGACGCAGACTTCGTGTCCCAGTTCACGGAAAGCCTTCTCGTACTTCTCCCAAGAGTCGTACAGCTTGGCGGCCTTGAAGCAGGACACCGTCAGGACGATATCGATGTCCTGCAGGTCCTTCTCTCCGTAGATGGTCTGGATCTTAGTATCGCCCTTTACCTTCGTGAAGTATTCAATCACTTCATCCCAGTTGCAGGCCTGCACGAATGCCTTCATCCACGGAGCCCGGATGGTCACGGACTCACCACTGGACAGGGTAGCTCTCATTGAACCCTGCCCGTCGAACGCATTGATCGTAATCGTGCGTTCCACGGCGTGTTCGACCGTGCCGTCGTCGTGCACCACGTCCATGATGCCGGTGACTTCGACGAAGCCGTCCTTCACCACGGCGATTCGGGCCGGGTCGATTTCGATGCCGAACACTTCCTTGAACTTCTTGGAAGCCGACCACATGAGACCCTGATACGCCATATACTTATTGACGGCGATCTTCCCGGAGATCTCCGGCAGGGTCAGTCCGCACATCGACCACTTCCAGTAGGCGGCGGCGATCTGGTCATCCATCCATGTGGCTGTCGCCTTCCGATGGTCGGACGCGGCCACGATCAGCGGAACGAACCGCTTTCCGTCCTTGCTGAAGCCCTTGGCGCAATAATGCACCATTTCCGCGTGGGCATAGTCCATAGCCAGAGTGTCCTTGCACTCCGACTTGATCTTGACCACGCTGTCTCTCACAGCATGGCCCATCTCGATGATATGCCGGGTGGCAGCGCTGGAGAAGATCGTGATCTCCTCCGTCTTGCTTTCAGCCACGACATATCTGTCGATCTTCTGAAGTCCAGTGTCGTTCATCTTCTTGTCCTCCTTCTCGTTCTTATACTCAGCCCACGCGGCGGAGTTCTCCGCTTTGTAGGCTTTGTAAGCGTCGTTGTAAGCAGCCTGAGCCGCTTCCAGCTCCTTCTCTGCGCGGCGGATAGACCGGCGGGCACCATGTTCTCCGGGCTGACGGTCAGCAGTCAGTTTGGTCAGTGTTTCCTTGGCGGTCTCCAGTTCCGCCATCTTCAGCTTCAGAGTACCGTACAGGGCCTGCGCTTTTGTCTCCATGATCTGTTCCTTCATTGTCGTGTCTCCTTTCAGTCTTGTTGTAGGTTGTCATGCCGGACTAGCATGCCGCTCGTTTCGTGAGCGCGACGGATGACCAACACCACACCCTACCTGCGTGGTCAACCGCAGGATGTTTGCCAAGAGACGGCCGGGTAGCCGTTCCGTGAAAATAAAAAAAGAAGAGCCATAAAGACTCTCCTTTTTGGTGATTCACCATTGCCTGTATTTCTTTGGATCTTCCATTATGGATTTGAAGCCGATTAGAATATCGTATGCCGATCTGCAGCTATGGGAACCGGCCGGGAAACACCAATGATCAGAATAATGAATATTCCAGCTGCATTCGCCATTTTTCAAGCAGAATGTCACTTCTTTTACATCCTGCGATCCTACAAAGATCTCGTAGCATCTAGTCAGCCAGCTACTAAGATTTTCGTTGCCGAACCAGTCAAGCAAGTTCTGTTCGAGCTGGTCGTCTGCGTTCCACCAACGAGTCATTTTTGTTTCACTCTCCTTTTACATTTTCTGCCACACCTGTTTGATGTGGCCGAGTTTTGGTCGTTTTAGGTTTCATTTTGAGTGATGTTTCAGATGAAATTCAACACAGGCTCTGGCTAAAGCAGATTCTGCAATCTTTTTGATTTTGATCTCTGCATTACTTTTGCGGATGTCTTCGAGGGCGACTTTTATGGCCGTTTCAAATCCTCCGTAGAAGTGGTCTTTGTCAAATCCAGTGCCGAAGAAATACACTTCTTCGTCGTCCCGACCGCCAAACACGTCAATACAAAACATTCCGCAGAAATAGAAGATTGATACAGTAAAGATGTCATAACTAAAATCTTCTACCTCAAGGTACTTCGAGTTTTTTGTTAGTTTGTTCGTCATTTCCTTAGTCATAGCTCATATCTCCTTTCTTTGACGACTGTTGAATTTAGCCTTTCGGCACAGTCGCCATAAAAAATAAAAAACTGGAGCTTTTGCTCCAGTTTGAAATGCTTACGGTATATCTACTGTTTTCAGTTCTCCTGCTTTCATATATTCTCTAGTTTCCAAGCAGAAAGTATATGCGTTGTTGCTGATGTCGGCAGAGTCTACGATTAATATCGTAGTTACGATTGTTTTCGAAACGCTGCTGATCGTTAGCAAAGCTTTTGGCTCTTCCATGTCGTTCAAGAATTCAAACCAAGGGAAGTCGTGTTCCATAAACAGGTCGAATACGTTTTCCATGGTGATCTCGATACTCATAAGAATCCTCCTTTAACGTCTCGTGGACGATTGATCGGCTTATGCCGTCAAGAAAATAAAAAAGGAGCCAGTCATAAGACTGGCTCTTTGGTTAGCGAACGTACTGAACGGCGTATTTGCCGTCGTACTCGTGCCAACCGCGCAGGTATCCTTCGGTGTAGCACTTTTTGGTGATGGGGTCCATCCAGACCTCGTCGAAGAAAGATCCCCGGTAACCCGTCAGGTATTCTTCAAGGTCTCTCTGATTGCAATCGAGTTCGCGCCCGATCAGGACAACTTCGGTTTCTTTTCCGTCGACGATAATGGTGTACTTCTCCATAAATGTACCTCCTTCTCTGCTTGCATATGGAGATTACAAGCAGGACGTAATACAGGCTTCCGTGCCTTACCCCGGCTGATGCTTAGCGTCCACCAGCAACCCGGCCGTACTTTCCGGCTGCCATAAAAAACAAAAAGGGAACGCCGTTAACGACGCTCCCTTACGAAGAAGTATAATTTACCGTCATACTCTCCCCAGACATCGTAGATGTCTTCGTAGTTATAACGGAATATGTCTCTTCTCGATCCTCGCTTTTCCGTCCAATCTCCATTCTTTTCGCATCTCATAAAATGATAATCTGCGAAAACGGCGGTTCGCCGGATACGAAAGGCGATGATTTCGTATCTGTCCAGATCGACAGACACGTTGTCAACACTTTCTTTTTTCAGCAATTTGAGCCCCGGAAAGTCGCGAAGGATGTTCTTTACGAACTTTCTTTCAAGACTTCTCCAGCCGCCTTTGTTGTTGCGGGCTGTGTAGAAGTCTTGAAACAGATCCTCCTTATCGGCCGGTATATACCAGCCATCCACACCAAAGGCGTGGCCGCCGCAGTTGACGTAGAAGTCGTGCGGACGAGTCAATTTTGTTGCTAAGGAGTCGACTCTTGCCCTTTGAATAACCATGGGTTCCACCCACATACAATCACATCCTTTCTTTTTGTGGTCATAAAAAATAAAAAAAGAAACCGGGTCGTCGCATGGTCAAGCCACGCTCGCCGGTTTCAAAAAGGGTTACGCGATCAGTTGGAACCGCTCCAGCAGCTCCTTGTCGCCGACAACGCGGCGGTGCTGATCATCGGACTGGACACGAGCCCAGCCGAACTCAACGTTGTTGCGGCAGAAATGGTATTCTTCTACCGTGACGATGTCTCCGTTGCGGAAGTATTCGGTAATTTCCGCAATGGTGGTGACGCCGTGTTCGCTGCTGAATACAGTGTAAGAGTTAATCTTAGACATATGGCACCTCCGTTCCCGCTATGCGGGTTATTTGGTCAGCTTCCGCTGCCGTAAAAAATAAAAAAAGGAGAGCCAGCAAACTCTCCTTTAATTGATTAATCGAAGAACTCTTTCAGTTCTTCATTCCAGCGCCGTGTGGCTTTTTCGTCTGTGAAGCTGGGATAGTAATCCCGACTCCACTTCTGAAATCTTCTGTGTCCAGAAAGGCGTTCAGTTTCCCAACGTCCCTTCTGGTACTTATTGGTAACCTTGCTGCGGTGATATGCAACAAAATCACCATTTTCGTCCTGGTTTTCATACCAAATCCCGTTTCCTACGAGATTGTGGTATGTTTTACGATTGTGACGGATGGCTTTTTCCCGGTTGGCACGACGATTAGCACGCGCGTGCTCGGGGAGCTCCGGCAGCTCCTCCAACAGCGCCAGCAGGATAACGATGGTCGTGATGTTCATAGGAACACCTCCTTCTTTTTTGTCGAACTATGACCAATAGTCCGCGTAAAAATAAAAAAAGGAGCATGTTTAACGTCTTGCTCCAAAGACGTGCCGGATCAGCGCTCAGCGTTGACCTCGGCTACACAACCGAGGAATTCCTCCTCGACGGTATCCCAACCAGCTCCAAGGACGGGGTCGTCCTCAGTGACGCCCTCCCGGGGCGTCAGGGTGACCAGCACGGCCTCAGCCCAGGGGGCGCTGACGGAGACATCATACGTCTCCATCATAGCGCCCACGGAAGCGCAGGACGTATGGGCCAGTGCCTCCTCAAAGCTGAAGCTGTGGCGGAAACTTTCATAAGACTTTTTCATGGTACCTCCTTTCTTATTCAACCGTATCCTGCGGTACCAGATGCAGGACGGTGGCAACCTATTATTACCCAGTTGCAGGGTTAATATGCTCGTCTATCCGAGCCGCCGTTAAAATAAAAAAAGAGCTCCATTTCTGGAGCTCCTAGTTGTGGATTAGAACAATTCGTTCAGAATGGCGCCGCTGCCATAGCGACGACTTCCATTTTCTATGTTTGCAGCCGTCTTCGGCTTCATTGACACATGAAGTGGAACCAGCTTGGTTCCTGCTTTGTTCCAGTGGAATATGTAGAGTACACCGGAGGTCAATGATCCAGAAATCTGGACATTGTCCTTGGCGGCAACTTTTTCCGCCAGCTCGCCGTCGATTGCGGTGATGTGGTCCAAATCCTCGCCCCAGTATGCAAGATCTGAAATTTTGCGAAATACTTCGAACGGGTAGATGGCGCAGGCCAGGTTTTTGGTTTCGATTGCTTTCTTCATTTTGGGATTCCTCCTATTATGTTTGATACGTGGTCTTGGTAGCAACCACACGGACGCTTGCTATTCAGCGTCTGAGCCAACCCATGTTCAAGGCTAGGATTTTAGCCACCTTCTCAGGCCGTTAAAATAAAAAAGGCTCAACCGCCCCAGCGAGTATACAAGGAACTCGGTAGGGACAGGAGCCTTTTGTTCACCGTCTGTAATAATCCGCGTAGTAGCGGATTAGCTCCGGCAGGCCGGTTACTACCAGAACGATAGCTATGATTAACACAGCCATCTTCATACACCTCCTTTCTGGTGCATTGAAATAAAAAAAGGAGACCTTAGTCGGTCTCCTTGTGGTTCTTTTCCTCCGGCTCGATACCGGAGAAGTCAAACCATGCATCGACGTAGCTCTCCAGAGCAACGTCAAGCTCAATGGCCTCTCGGTCCATGATTCGCACCTCCTTTCTCGGCGTTCGTTAAAATAAAAAAAGAGCCCCGAAGGGCTCAGAAAGATTACAGATCGTATGCCTTGATCAAATCCCCGTTGAGATACTTAATTTCAATGTGGGGATAGATCATTAAAGCCGCAAGGGATTCGGCTTCAACAAACGCATCGCTGAGGCACCGCGTGTAGCCAATATAGTTTCCAACAGAAGTCTCAATGGTGAACTCAAAGTTGTGCGTGCCGGGGATAAAGTCATTCAGCTTTTCGAACATTGTTTTTGCGCCTCCTTCGCGCTGTGTTGCGGCTGATCAAACCGCAACTGCTCATATAATTTTGTAACGGACTACTGAGCGGGATAGTCCGCATAAAAATAAAAAAATCAGGCCATCAGATGATGACCTGATACGCCTTGGAAAGATCCACGGCGTCGCTGGCCCTTGCCAGCGGTTTATCGGAGATGACACTCCAATAAACTTCCCGGTTCTGCCGGGCCAGCTCTGCCTTAATGGCAGATATTACTCGACCATCAAGGAGGTCGATGGGGGTGTGTTCCCATTCCTCCTTGGTGATCAAGTTCACTCGTACAGTTCTCCGGGTGACCTTTTTGGGCTGATTGAGCCACTGCAGGAACCGCACGGCGTCACGCGCATCCTGTTCTGTCATCTGCGGGCAAGCCTGCAGAAAATCGATATAAGTCATGCTTTACACCTCCTTTGGCTACCGTCCGGTGTCTCCGGCTCGGGGCATGACCAGCTCACTGCTGAGCGCATGAAAATAAAAAAAGGGGAGTTTACGTCGAAAAGTTGCGCAAACTCCCATAAAGGTCATATATATTCTCTTCCAACTCCTATCCCCGTTTCCCCTCTCTCCCCTCTCCAATCTCCCCAACCCCTTCTATTTCCTGCATTCTCTGTTTCCATCGTTAATGAAACTCAAACCGCTTTGCTTCATTCGTCAAATCTCTCTAGGCTGATTCTTAATGAAACTTAAATAACAGGCCGAAAAACCGCCAAAAAATAAAGTGGACATTCGAAAATACACGTAAGGGGAAAGAACCCCCAAAAATTTTTTACCGAACATTTTTTAAAAAATTCCGATTAATGTTCGTATTTTGAAGGAGTGATTTTTTATGGATAACGAAAGGACCGAACGTAAACCTTTACCCAAAAACGCTTTTGATTCTGAGTACATGACGGAGTTCCTTCGGGAAGTCCGGTTCCTTACAGAACGGGGAATCAAATACACATTTGTAAAAAAGACAGAAGACTACGGGGTATCCCAGTATAAGTACAAGAAGACGCCCCAGCTGTTTGCTGCTCTTGTAGAGTTCTACGCAACAATCGAAGCGGAAAGAAGTGTCGCAAAGGCGAAGAAACCGGCCGAGACAAAAGAAAGTGTTCTTTCTGCAGGCGAAATTAAAAAGGCACAAGAGATTCTGGAAAAAGCTGCAAAGCAGATCGAAGAGCAGGACGACACAATCTAATGTCTGCAAATCCTGCAAAAATTAGAAACGCGGCCCCACCTGTTACAAAGATCTGCAGTAAATGCAAGCAGACGAAACTCTTGAATGCCTATTATTCGAACCGTGACTGGACAGAACAGTTAGGGAAAGATGTTTGGTGCAAAGACTGCGTTTCCAAGTGTGCTACAAAGGACGAGCTGCGAGAATACTTCTGGGAGAACAACCGGGAGTGGAGCGAGAAACTTTGGGGCAGCGCACGTAAAAAGGCAGAACTTGCAGCCAACAAAAACAAAACTTATCAACGAGCTTTCGAAGAAACAAAGAAGAATATTCTGGATCGGTTAACCTGTCAGAACGTTATCAAGGGAATGCAATTAAACTATAAGTTTGTAGATCATTCTCAAGACATCAACGTTCAGACTTACGAAGAAGCCAAAGAAGCCGGACAGGTATTATCCGAAACAGAAGAAGAAGATCCGAACATTAAAAAGTATTCGGAAGAATTCAACGGCTACTTCAAAGCGGACGAATTAAAGTATCTGGAAGAATATTACCGTCAACTGGAGAACGATTTCGAACTAAGCGATGTCAACCTTAGAGACACGGCCAAGAAATTAGCAAAGGCGTCTCTTCAGGCAGACAGAGTGCAGGACAGGTATATGGCAGGTCAGGCAACCTTACAGGATGTTAAGGACGCTGTTACCTTGTTCGATTTACTTTCAAAGTCCGGCAACTTCTCCGCTTCAAAACGGAAGCCGGGAGATAAAGGCGGACTCAGCAGCTGGTCGGAAACTTCATTCTTCTTGGAGTCCAACGGCTATACGATGACTCGTAAAATTGAATGGCCGAAAGACGACGTAGATAAAACAATAGAAGAGTTCCGATACATTGTGGAAGCTCTCGACCTGAACGGAGCGTGATCGTATGATTGCCCGCCCAGGTGTTGTTACAAGATGGGATCTTATGGAAGAACAGGTTATGTTCTACAGATCTCATCTTGATATTTTTGTGGAAGATGCGTTTCGGCCCATCAAACTTACAAGAACTCAACATGTCATGCTGAGACAGATGGGAAACTGTGTCGATTCAAAAGATACATGTTCCCGTGGATACGGTAAGACATGGCTCGCTTCGCTCGGAGGATTTGGGCTGTGCTGTCTATATCCCGGCACGACCGTGTTGATTGTTTCCGCTACTGCTAAACAGGCTACATTAGCATTAGGCAAATTAAAACTGCTGGCAGAACAGAATCCAAATATAGCAAACGAAATATCTGCAGCCAATTCCAAATCTTTAGTCCAAGTGTCTAAAGACAGTTCCAGCTGTACATTAAAGAACGGCAGCAAACTGATCTCAGCTTCTATTGACAGCGCGCGGGGTATTCGCGCAAAGATCATCATAATCGACGAAGCTCTCGATGTAGATCAGGATACTTTGGAAGCGGTCGTCTCTCCTATTCGTAACACAACGAGAGAGGTTTGCTTCAATTACGGATTCAAAGACTTTCAATCAAAGACAATTACTATTACTTCAGCCTGCGAGAAGAGCAATCAGTATTACACAAACTTCATGAAGGATCTAACTCGCATGGCAAAAGGAGACAAGTCCGTGTTCTGTTGCGCCTTGGACTATCGGTCTGCGGCCGCAAACGGAATAACAGACATGGAGTTCTTTATGAAGGAAAAAGAACGTATGCCTGAAGCTACGTTCGATATGGAGTATGGTTCCAAATTTGTAGGAGCCAATTCCAACTCAGCGCTGCCTTTTGATCTGACTACTCCGTGCAGGACGTTGGACAAGATTGAAATGGAACAGCCAAAGAATTCCAAATCCAAGTATGTCATTTGTTTGGATATTGCTACTTCCACAGCGAAAGGTTCCGATAACAGCATATTGAGTGTAGTCAAATACACAGAATGCAAAGACGGAACTTATGCCAGAAAGTTAGTTAATATGCGGAGCTATAACGGTAAACCGTTAGACTATCTCGCAGACGAAGTCAGAAGATATTACCATATCAAATTCCCCAATACGGAGAAGATTATCTACGACGCGCGAGGTGTCGGAGACAGTTTTGACAGATTCTTCGACCGAGAATGGTTAGACCCGGCTTCGGGCAGAGAGTTCCCGCCTTTGGTGGTGGACGATGAACCCAATATGAATCCTGATGCTAAACAAGTATTGCATCCTTTCAGGGCGGTCAACACATTGAACCAGAGAATCTATACAAACCTTAGAGTTGCTCTGGAAAAGAGAATGTTGGAAATGCCCATTCAGGAGAGAACAATGCGGGCAAGGCAACAGGAAATCGAAAACGAAGAACAAAGAATGTCCAGAGAAGAATTAGCGATCTTCCTCGAAGCCGACGCTCTTCAGTTTGAGATGGGCAACATCGTCGAAAAGACTTCTTCTTCCGGCAACAAGACATACGACGTTCCGCATGCCGGACAACACAAGGATAGATACTCGTCATTAGCAATGGCGAACGACTATATCAGCGAACTCGAAAAAGAGAACGTCAAACGTTTCAGACGTGGGGCGCCAAGTCTTGGGTTTGCAATCAAATTCTAAAGAAAGGGGCTGAGTGCCTTGGGTTTCTTTGACAGGTTCAGAAGAACCAAGCCTGTAGAGGCACCGAAAGCCTCTCGTCGAATAGATGTCGTAGGCGCAACAAAGAATGACATGGATGCGTATCAAAGCTACACCAACTCCAATATTACCTTTAGCGGAGAACTTTCCGGCTATGACTACGACCGAATCTTAAGAGACAAACAAAACAACATTGTCAGTCTTTATCAGTTATCCGACTACTACACAGACAAAGACCCGATTGTTAAGGGCATTGTCCATCATGTATTCGTTCCCTTCTCTACGTGTTCTGACTGGCTTCTTATCGGCAAGAACGAGAAGACCGTCAAGCTGTACGAAGATCAGTACAAGAGAATGCGGCTGAGAGAGAAGATCAACGGTATTATGTTGGAATACTGGAAATACTACAATGTTGTATGCTACTTATTCAACGGCCAGTTAATTACTCTACCGATTCACAAATGTGTTATCGGCAATATGGCGTTGAACGGTATGCCTTTAGTGGATTTTGACTGCCAGTCCATTCAGAATGAATGGAAGGCCAAGGGTTATTCCATACGCGAAAACTGGATCAAGGATAACGATTTAGAATCATATTTTAAAGGTTATCCTGACGAAGTAAAGGAAGCTTTGAACAATGGCTCCCAGTATGCGCAGCTGAACCCGGAAAACACTTTCGTTATGCAGGGCAACAAGGAGAGTTGGAACAGATACTCTATTCCGTTTATTGCGGCTTGCCTTGAGCCTTTAGCAAAGAAAGAACTTATCTCAAACTACGAGAAGGCCACACTCAATCTGGCTACCCGTGGATTTGTACATGTCCAGTACGGCGATTCCACCAAAGGACAGGATATGCTGCCAGATGCCAACCAGTTAAGACAACTGGCAAACATCTTCAGAAACGGCATGTCCAAATTCCCATTGGTTGTTACCAACCATCTTGCGGAGTCTAAGTTTGTACAGGCCGATGTGGACGATCTTTATCAATGGGACAAATATCGCGACGTCAACAATGACATCCTTTCAGCAGGCGGTGTCAGCGGCATTATCGTCAGCGGCGTGTCTCAGGACGGATCTACCTTTGCTTCTGCTCAGATTTCTATGCAGACGGCTGAAGCAAGAATCAACGACGCAAGAGAAAAGTTCTGCGAACTGATGAACCGGGTCAACGAAAGATTGACAGAAGTCATTCCTGGTACCTACAACCTAAAAGAGATTCCCGAATTCAGATTCCAACCCCTTGATATGTCCGGCAAAAAAGCTTTACGCGAAGCTTGCAAAGAGCTGTGGACAAAGGGCGTTGTCTCTACCAAGTCCTTACTGGACGCCTACGGATACTCGCTTGATAAGGAAGTCGAACAGCGTAAAGAAGAAGCTGAAGATACGGATGCAATCCTTGTCGATAGAACAAAGACAGAAACAACAGAGAACAACGAAGCAGGCAGACCAGAACTCGATGAGACAGAAAGAACATCTGATCCAGAGAAGTCTGAAACCGGTAAACAGCCAAAGCCGAGCAACGAAGACGGCTCAATGGGTGATACCGGTTAAACAGGACGTTTGCAGCTGAGCGTCCTTATAAACAATTCACTTGCTTGTTTTGTTATATGGTTATCAGAAACCTGAGTGGCCGCAACTCTGAGAGCGGCTGAAGAGTAACCGGGGCTTCGGCCCCGGTGTTTCTTGTTTCGCAGAAAGGATTTTACTATGAAAAATGGTGACTACATATTAGTTATTGCTCCATTTGATTATCCAGGAAAAATATATCGTAATAAATATTGTTATGAACATCATTTGGTTTATTGGCAAAACTATCATGTGCTTCCATCAGAAGATGAAGTAATACATCATATTGATGGAAACAAGCATAATAACAATATTAACAACTTGCAGTTAATCAGCCGAGAAAAACATGCTACGCATCACAATGAAAACAAAACAAGAAAGATGGTTTTGTTAAGGTGTCCAACTTGTGAAAAATTATTTCAATTAGAGAAAAGACAAAGTTTCTTACAAAAGAATACTATAGCAAGCTACTGTTCTCGCGAATGTGCAAATAAAGCAAATTTATTACGAGCTCGGAAAGACGAACGTTTTTTACTTAATTTAACTCGAAATTTAGTAAAAGAATTTTCTGCATGATATCTCCAACCGTAAGGTTGTTGATATAAAGATTCGCTTCAATTGGCCTTGACTCCCAGCATTGACAATTGAAAGCAGAAGGAGAAACACAATGAATAGTAAGGCCAAATTTATCAGCTTTGCTTCTGTCATCTCCGAAATGAAACAGTCCGACGTATTCATGTCTGTAAAGATGAGAATACTCGAAACGCCTAAAGCGAATCTTAATGGCGTTAAGGTTACCGAAGCCTTTATTGACGAAATTATCGCCGACGAAGAACGGTATGTTGGGCTGCCGCTGTATGCAGACACAAAGTCTCTTACAAGCGGAAAATACTCCAATCTCGGTCATATGTACAATGCAAAGACCGGAGAGTTCTATTCGACGCAGATCGGATCGTTCTATCAGTTCGAAAAAGAAACATTTGACGGCGGTGCTTACCTTGTAGGTTACGCTCGGATTCCGAAGCGCAACAAGAAGTTGAGCAAAGCTATCGCCGAGCTTTTTGCAGACGGCGCTCTCAAATTTTCTTTCGAGATTGCGTGTGCCGATTATTCGGAAGACGAAGATGGAACGTTTGTGATCGATGCGTCGGAAAACAACTATTTGGAAGGGACTGCCATTGTCACCTTCCCTGCTTGCGAAGACGCCGTGGCTCTTGAGTTTGTGGCGCAACGTGAAGCAGAAGACACCGAAAGGGGTGAGACCGAAATGGCGGATGTTGAAAAGCTCGAAACCGAGCAGGCTTTAGCTGAAGAGACTGAAGCCACTAACTCTGAAACCGAGCAGGTTGAAGAGACTCAGCCCGAAACGGTAGCCGAGACGGAGATCGAGACGGCTGAAAACGAAGCCGAAGCAGAAGTTGAAGCTGAAAACGCTTCTTGCAAGAAAGAAGAGAAGGGCGAAGAAGCCCAGACTGCGGCCGTGTATGTTGACACGACCACGACTGTAACGGAAAGCACTTATGCATACGACACCGACACCGGCAAGTCTGCATATCAGAGGGTTGAAGTTACAGAAGGCACATCCGACACTATCGAAGGTACTCTTGTAGAGACCGAAGAAGGGCTGCGTGTTGCCGAAGCCGGAGACGAAGGCTCCGAAGATGCTCCTACGGACACTCCCGTGGAGACCCCTGCAGAGCCTACGCCCGACACTCCTGTCGAAACTCCCACCGAGACAGAGAACGCCGAAAACGAAGATCTGCCCCGCGTAGAGAACGACGACGAAAAGAAGAAGACCGCTGAACAGCTTATCGCTGAACTGGCAGAGGCCGTCAAGGTTCTGACCGAAGAAGTGAAAGAGCTCAAGGAACAGCGTGTTACCGCCGAGGCCGAAAAACTGACTGTTGCGGCCGAAGCAATTAACCCGTTTGTCGATTCTATGACTGCTCAGCCCGGATATATGGAGCTGCTGCAGCCTGTGGAGAAGAAGAACGGATATGACCTGCTCAGCAAATGAGCAGGTCAATTACTATGAAAGGAATTGATTTACTATGTCTGGATACATGACAAAGCTGCAAGGCTACGTGTATGAAGGCGAACTGGTAAACGGCGCGACCAATCCTGTTGCGAACGGCATTCTGATGGTTCAGAATGGCGATGCTCTGGAACTGCCGAGCGCAGAGTCTACCTCTAAGTTCGTTTGCAAAGAGATCACCGATATCTACGGTGATCTCGGATACCGCTTTGTTGTTGATAAGCTGAATAAGCGGTATTACTTCGTGGAGACTCACGAAGAGGATTTCTATGCTAACGCTGAATATGATGGACGCAATGCGACTTTCGCCCCCGGCGAACTGCTTCGCGCTCATCCCCTGCTTGTTGGCGAAGAATTTATTATTAGCGGTGCTGCCAATCAGTACGCTGTGGGTACCTCCTACGGTGTGACTGCTGACGGCACAATCGGTTAATCGGAGGTGCACGAACATGGCTGATATTAAGATTGAACGCGGCACTAAGCTGATTAAGATTTTTGCCGCACAGAATCAGAATGAACGCGTGGACACCGATCAGATCGAAAAGGCGAACAGCCTGATCTCTGAGCTTCTGGAGGATCTGAATCCTCAGAATTGCCACAAGATCGGACAGATTGTTGCGTTCACCGTTGAAGAGCTTCAGAACAAGGCTCTGGACTTCCTCAGCGCTGTTGCCGATGAGAAGAACGTCGGTTACGGCGAAAAGGCCGCCTTCAAAGTCCGCACGGATGGCATCCATGCTTATGTGCAGGCGAAGGGCGCTACCACTGCCCGTAGCTACATTACGGATCACCAGCTGCTGGTTGGGACGAAGGAAATCTCCGCTCGTCCGGCTATCAACATCGTTGATCTGAAGGCTGGCCGTTTCAACATGGCCGACCTGATTCGCGAAGCGAATGCGAAGATTCTGGAGAAGAAGCTGGAGATCGTCGAGAACGTTCTGCAGGCTGGTTTCCAGAATGTGAACAAGACTCCTTGGTATGCCAAGAGCACGGGTGGCTTCAACCCCGCTCTGCTCGAACAGCAGGTTATCCATTTCCGTCGGCAGGGCCCTGTGACGCTGCTTGGCGACATTGCGGCTGTGGGTCAGCTGGATGCTTCTGCGGGGATGCAGATCAACAGCAATCCTACCTGGGCGTACTCCGGCAATATGCTGGACGAGCACAATGGCAATGGCTACCTTGGTAAGTGGAAGGGCGCTGACGTTGTCGGTATGACCAACGCTTACAAGGCTGACGGCATTACCCCTGTGCTGAATCCTGACTGGATTTACATCATTCCGGGTGGACAGTCCGCCGAAATGCGGAACCTGAAGATCGTCAACGAGGGCGGCATCAATTCTATGGCTTCCCAGAACATTGACGACCGTGTCACTGAGGTTCTGCTGTATACGTGGTTTGGCGCGGCTTTCGTGGTTGGCAAGTATCCGACCGCCGGTGCGCACGAGATCGCTTAATCTTAGAGTGAACTCTAAGGTTGAAAAAGCCAAAAAAAAGGGGGAGAGCATAAGCTCTCCCCTTCTTCTTAATGATGAAAGGATTGAAGGAAAACTATGGATGGAACAGCAAGATTCCGCGTTTTTAACAGGTGCGGATATGATATTGGAATTACGCTTATGAGCGGACAACAACCTATAATCAGGGCAGGAAGTTTCCTGACTATATCTGTTGACGATATTTTGTATCTCGAAAGTATCGCGAGAGGTAAAAAGAAACCGTTCTCTTCGAGAGAACTTGTTGCGGTAGATAGCAACGGCAACGATCTTACGCTGGAGGATCTTGGCGGCTATACAGATACATATTCCGAAAAACATTTCGGAGAAGAAGAAATCAGCGCAAACTTGAAAAAATCAGCCAAACAGATTGAAGCATGGTTGGATGGAATTGAAGACATGATTGAGCTTAACGCTATTCTGGAGATCGCCACCAAGATGGATCTTCCGAACAGCAAGATGAAGCTTATTAAGTCTAAGCTTCCCGACGCCGATCCGTTTGACGAGTAAATAAACGGGGGCTGCCAGTATGTTAAACATTACAAAACTAGCCGCATGGCTGAAAGAAAAGACGGAGTGGCAAGAAACTCCAGTTCCTCTTACCGATGCCAACTATATCAACATGGTAATAGACGGCATTGAAAGGCTCTTCGTCGATACTGGCCGCTCCGATCAATATGACGAGGAACTGTACAAAACAATCGAAGATACCGAAGACTACGGCTACGACTATGTGTTTCCTTTGGATGAAAGAAGGTATATCCAGATCTGCGCTCAGATCAACTTCTTCTCCAAAGTTCAAAGCGATGTCAACAACACGTTTGGTTATTCCACCGACGCTCTGACAATCACGAACGCAGACAAGCCGTACGCCAACTTAAAGGATACAATCGGCAATCTCGATAACGAGCGCAGGATCATCTACTACAAGATGGTTCGCTACACGCTTGGAACTTCGTAAAAGGACTGAAGGCAAATGAGTGAATTTGTTGTGAAGATTGAATATAAGAACAAAAACCTTGAGACGGTCGTAGAGAAAGAGTACGACCTGATCTCTTATACCGAAATGCTGAATCTTGAACTGATGCGGCTGATTATGGAAGTCGAAGACGCATTCTATGTGTTCTCCGGCAACAAGCAAAAAGAAGATTGGCCGCCGGAATTAACCGAACGGTTTAAGAAGATCCGGCACAAGATGCTGGATACCGCAAACTCAATTAAAAGGCTGCCGCAGAATCTTTCTTTCCGTGGAATCAAGGCAGACCAGGTGACAATGGGTGAATACCTAAACAGAACAATGAAGTAAAGGAGTGACGGCCAATGGGCATCCCGTATGTACCGCAGGGTACATCCAAGCGGTTCAGGGTTCCTAGAACATTGGCCGCAGACTTCAATGCTTTTTTGAATCAAGACATCCCAAATACGAACATGGATTTTGAAATCTTAAAGAACTGGTATGATAGAAACCAAGAAGACTATCAACCAAAATATGTTCGCGGCGAGATCTATGCCGATTCAACCAAATCCAGATACGAGAATACGGATAACCATATGAACATCCGTTGCCCTATCGACAGCGGAATCCGTCAGGGAGACATGTTAGTTGAGCCGGACGGTTCTATCTATGTTTTGGACTGGGCTGTGCACTTACAGTCCAACAACGCTCCTTCGCGGGCTTTAAGGTGTAACTTCACACTCGAAGTCAGAAGGTACGAAGCGCCGATAACAGACGACGAAGGATACCAGATAGACGACATGGGGTTTGTTATCAGCGGAGAAAAGTACGACTTTCATCCCGATAATAAATACATTGTTATTGCACATCCTATTCCCGCGAATGCTTATCGTTATGACGGGCGGCCGGAATACGTTTCTGTATCCGGTACACCCGGCACTATCGCAGGAGCATTAACATTAATCTCTGTGCAGTACAACGAAGAAACAAAAAACATCAAGATCGGAGACAAGTTCGATTGGGGCGGCAATACGCATGAAGTTGTAGATATCGACGGCGTAGATGTGGATATAACACAGACATACGGCGTTATCAAGCTTCAAGCTAAGAGAGCGGCAGGTGGTTTGCATGGCTATGAATGATCTTGCTTCTCAAATCCATGCAGGTGAAATCATTGTTAAATATATAAAAACAGACAAATTGAAAGAGATGTGGGATGAAAGAGTTAAGGCGCTGGCCTATCAAATGGATGATGAATCTGCTAACCAACTTGCATCAGACGCGAGCAGTTTTGAGATAAAAATATCAGGCGAAGGCAACAAAGTTAAAGCTGAGAACGTGTTATCCGAAACATATCTTATAAACTATTTGAAATCTCATGACGTGCCTGTGTCTGGAGGTGAAGGCGGAACAGTTCATAATGTTGATGGATCAACGTATACAAGTTCTGTCCCTCAGCAATTACAAGGAACACCACTTCCGTGGTATGAGCTACCAATAATAGACATAAAAAACGAAGCCGACAATTTCTTGGGCATTACTTTCCCAGACGAAGTAGAAGTTGCAAATTCACGAGCTATCGAAGAAATAAAAGAAGCAGCAACTCCATATTTTACAGAATATGTGTCGAAGTATTTAAGTCAACATCTTTCTGGAGGTGCGTCAACATGATGGGCTGGGTCAACGCATGGAACACAATTATCAGAAATGTTATCTGGCCTGATCATGAATTAAAAGTCCTTATGAAGATGCCACCCAAAACAGGCATCATTCAATTTGTAGACCGCTATTTTATTCGGGCCGCATACACCAACAAATTACTGACAGATGAAGTATGCAGAATCGTATACTCCGATATACAAGGTTACGAAACCAACGTCCCCAACGTAAAAAAGAATCTGTTGTTGTTCGATATTTATGTCAAGACGGACGAGATGCGCAACATTGGAGATGACAGACTTGTTACCAGAATGGATCTTATTGCAGAGCGGCTATATAAGCTTTTGACTAGCAAAAGATACTTAGCCGATACAGGCTATAGATTCTGGATTGCAGGAGATTGGGACGGCGGTACAAGAGTAACAGGTTATCAAAGAAAAACGATAGCCTTCCATTATATGAAGGTCTATTAAAGATCTGGGGAGACATGCGTGTATTGGGCGTGTCGTGCAACGGGTTCCGGGCAGGTGGCTGCTCGTTGCGTGTATTCCTCCTAAGCGGAGAGGCGGTACGTAACGCCTCTCTGTTTTAGAAGGCGGCTGAAGTCACGTTACGGCTTCAAAGGTTATATGAAGGCCTCTATTAGATATATCTTGCCAACATAGGAAGTTTCTGGGAGGACGGAATATTGCGGCTGGATATAAATATATTTAAAGAGAGGTCATGAATTATGGCTACTTTCAATGCTGCCCTTAAAGGGTATGTTGCTGATGTACCGAAGGTAATCTTCCGTCGTTGCGACGGCAAGGCTTATGCCTTCAACGAACTGAGCTCTGCGACAGTTAGTGCCGACATCCAGACCACGGACATTAAATTTCACCATTGGTGTCCTTAAACTCTTCTAAACGGGGAAACTCTCTATTTGTCTAATTTGGTTGTACCATTCGAAAAATAACGTATAGGGAAATAGAGACAACCTACCGTAGTAAAAACACATGAAGGAGAGATTAAATGATTATTGAAAACGGTGCATATTATGTTTATGTACATATCAACAGGATTAACGGCAAGATGTATGTTGGAATGTCAAGAAGAATTAACCCTAATGAAAGATGGAAAAACGGAAGGGGATATAATTATAATTGGCATTTTTACGGAGCTATAAAAAAGTATGGTTGGGATAATTTTGATCATGAGATTGTTGCTTCTCATTTGACCGAAGCCGAGGCTTCTAAAATGGAACAGTTGTTAATTTCAGCCTTGAACACAACAGACAGAAAATACGGATATAATTTTGCAGAAGGCGGATATAACAACCGTGCATTAAGGGGCGAACTTAATCCACTGTACGGCAAAGTTCCTACAAAAGCAATAGAAGCTTCCGCAAAGAAAAGAACAGGCACACACCTTACAGAAGAGCATAAACAAAAAATTAGCAACGGCAATAAAGGCAAACATAACAATCCAAATTCATTGAAAAATTTATCTGATCACTATCACGATAAACGTCCGTACATGGTTGGTTCAAAAAACTGCAGGGCTCATTCTGTCATGTGTGTAGAAACAGGCGTCGTATACGAAACGATGACTGCAGCTGCACAAGCCATTGGGAGATCTGTTTCTGCTGTTTACCAAGCCATGAAACAGAATATACGAGCCGGAGGATATCATTTTACTCATGTGTTAAACTCTAACGATCAGTCGCAAGACGTAGGCTCAAGCGAGTCGAAATGGAGAGACGCAGAATCTGCGTAAGATATGATCTGATCTATACGGTGACGTATAGCAGCTTGAATAAAGCGGGTTAAGATTAGCGACCTTAACTGAACAAAAATAAACAGGCTTATTTGAATGGTGGTTGGAGCCTGTTCCCCCTGGCTGTTCTTCCCGGACAGTCCACTTTTACTATGTCTTTCACGTCTGCACAGTTTGATGCTGACATGTTTGCCATGGCCAACAAGACCGAGTACAAGGCCAACGCGAACTATGAGATGGACACCGCTGAGCGTCATGATCTGAAGGCCGATCACACGATCGAACTGCTTCAGACCCCTGTGGCTGGTTCCATCTACATTGCAAACATGGAAGAAACCACTGAAACAACCGTTCCTAGCGGCAAGTACAAGGTCGCTGAAAAGACCATTACCTTCTCTGCTGATGACGATATCGATTTCGTCGATGTTGTGTATAAGTATGTGAAGGAAGTGCAGGAAGCTATCATCACCAACAAGGAGTCCGCTATTGGCGAGGCTAGCTGTATTTGGCCTGTTTATGGCTCTGGTGATGACTGTACCGAATCTGACATCATTGGCTACTATGTGGTCAAGGTGTTCCGTGCTCGTATTACGACCGTTCCTGGAATGGATACGTCGTATAAGAGTGCCGCGACCTTCAACTTTGAACTGCAGGCCCTAGCCGATTCTGGGGCTCCACTCAGCGATGAGTGCCGAATAACTCTCCTAAACGGGGAAAATCTCACAGAGACAATCCCGTACCAAGCTCCGCAAGGAGTACGGTCTAACGACTATCGAAAGCATAAGGCGGCCGCCTGAAGAAGCGAGTAGAGTAGGATCAAGTGATCCGAAATGGAGAGGGACTCGAAAGAGTCCGTGATATAGTCTGAACTTCTGCAGCGATGCAGAGCTGCCGAAAGGCGGGCACAGAGTAACGACCTGTGTTGAACATATTTGGGACGCGAAGCGGAACGACGAAGGTGCTTACAGCACTGCTTACTTCAAGAAGTAAGCAATCTAACGATTAAGGTTTTTATATAAAGGTTACAGTTAGATAATCTCTCAGGGGATACTGCAACCTAGCAGTATCCCCTTTTTATTTTGAAGGACTGAAGGTGAACATATGCCAAAGCAAGTTTTATCATCCAAAGATATTCCCATTCCTTCTGAAGTGCGGGAACCCAAAGCTGTCCCTGATCAGATTCGGGAAGAGACACCTGTTCCAAAAGGAACAATACAGCATCAGGACGTGCCTGATTACATTCCTGATTTCGAAGAAACCCCTACGGAAACCAAAAAGATTGAGAGTGTTCCCGAAGGTACGGAACTGGTTTCAGAAATTCCGACGGAAACTCCAAAGGTCGAAAACAATCCAAATGTAAGTCCTGAAGTAAAGGAATTACCTAACAAAAGCGAACTTAAAGAAGAGCTTCCTTCCGAACTCAACGAAGAAAATGTCGTTGTCGTTAACGGAAAGAAAGTAGAACTCAAGCCTACGAAGCTCAAATATTTTAGAAATAAAGCAGCATCTGCCTACGGGATTATCAACGCCGTCCCATTACACGAACTGCTTACGTACGAAAAGGGTGTGTTAGATCCCAAAAGAACGGCAGATGATTTAGTATTTGATTTTCTTATTGCTGCTTTTGATGATGTCGATTTCGTTAAGGAAAACTACAACGAAATGGACGCAGATACTGTTGACAGGGTTTGCAAGATCTTTGCTCGACTGAATCACATCGACGAAAAGCAGGAAGCAGCAAGAAAAAACAAGGAAGCCCAGGCGAAGCGCTAGAACTCGATGAAGCAGTAGCAACCGTTGCAGCTCACCTGGGCGAAGTAGACGAAGAGAAAATAAACCGGATGACGTACATATTCTTCCAAAGCGTACTTGCAGCGCTTGGCAAACGAATCAATTTTGAATCTTTGTCAAATATGTACGGCAGGACCGTTTTCGATAAGAAGGGCGGAGAAGCAATAAACAAAATGATTGCTGCCGCGAATCCTTTGGTTAAACCCAGCACAAAGAATTCTGCCGCCACATTGCTTAGTATGCCGGGTTCGATGGCGATTGTTGACATGAGCGACAAAGAGCAAGCGCAGAAAGCAATGGGCGATACAAGTTGGTTCGAAGAATTTATGAAGTAAAGGAGAATCACTATGAAAGAATTATACGATAAAGTTATCGAAGCCTTCAACAGCGGAGACGAAAATCTTTTTATTGCGGCTGCCCGCAACTGGGCTGAAGCAGGTGGAGACAACCCTTTCCCTTCTGGAACAGAAGAATACTCTCTTTTTGCAAATGCTTGCAAAGCATGCATGATTTGGAGAAGCGGAGCTATTAACTCCAGAGTATCCAAGAAAAGAATGGTCGCTTATATTCAGAAGATCGCAGAGAAAGGTCTCCCCAACCCTTACGTTGTGCACCATGAATTTGGTGTTACAACCCCGGATATTCCGGTAGAAACAGAAGGAGCAAAGGGCTGGACTGAACCAAAGGTCAAGCATGTCTTCGGTGTTATTCCAAAGTACGAACCCGTTATTTCCGACGAACCGGAACCAAGGCGTCGCAAAAAGAAGGCATCGAAATGACAGTCAGAGATCTAATCGAAATACTTGAGAATTTCCCGTTGGATCTGCCTGTTGTAAGCAACGACTGTGAAATTACAGAAATCGTACAGCGGGATGAGATTTATTTCTCAGAAGACCATCAATACGAAGAAGGACCCATTATAAAGGTGTATTAAAGGAGTGAGTCTATGCTTTATACAGAATTTGTTTCCAAGGCGATGGACGAAACCATTGTCAAAGCAGAGAACGGACTGTTCTATCTGGAACCCCTGTGGCGAACCATCCTGAACGAGAACGAGCTAACCATCGACAAGATCAGCGATGCAACAGTTACGATCTCAGATATTAAAGACGTTCTCAAGCTTGAAGTTGAGAAACGAAATACAATCAACACGAAGCGGAACGACGTATACGAGTGGTTATTTGACGTAATCACGGCTACAGTAGAACCAGCCATTATGAAAGAAGAGACAGACTACATTAAACAAGTCGTAGAGTTTATGCAACAGAATCATAAACAGGAGTAATGTTATGTCTGCGAAAACAAGACCTAAGTATTACGAACGGATACCGCAAAGTAAATTAGATGCGATGATTACACCACGTCCTGATCCACGACCCGTATTGCACAACGACGTGGATTACGATACTCTGCGGCCGGAAGAAAAAGTTAAAGCATTCTGTTCGGATATAAGAGAAATGTTATCGAGATACGAAAGCGATAAGATTCGATTCGACGAACTTGAAAAAGAGATGCAGGATCTGTTGCACTATATCGAGATGGCGGAAAATAAAAACGCCAATGTCGGTTTTAAGTTGTACAAAAGACTAGCGGAAGTGCGAAGAGAACGCAGAGCCTGCAAGAACGAGCTGGACTTATTGCAGCCGATTCACGATAACTTTAAGTCGGATTTGCTGAATAGTCTTAGCAGAATTCAAGGAATCTGCACGGCAGTCAAACAGCAAATCGACGGCCGGTGCTATACTGTTCGGACAGACATACTGGACGATTTTGTAAAATAAAGCAGCTGTGATAGGACACGGCTGCTGCTGTATGCTACAAGATAGGTCATCAACTATGGCTTAACTATAGCGCAATACCGATTACGGGGAGAGTTTAACGACTCTCCCCTTTTTTATATTCTGTATAACCCCACTGTATTCTTCCACACGTTTTACATACATACTTACCGTCAAGGAGTGCTAAATTGTTATAATCGTAGAACCTGTCGCAATCAGGGCACTCGTAACCTTTAATATGTCCGCAATCGGCACATACGTAGAGGTTGTCGAGTGCGTACTTACGGATACTGTTTTTGCTGCCGCATTCAGTGCACCATACAGTGTCTAACATTTAATCGCTCCTCTACTTAAATCGATATTCAATTATACGATATAAATTACATTATCGTCAACAAAGGAGAATAAAACAGAATGAAATGTTATAAGAAATCTTTTATGCGATATTTATATACCAAATTTATTTCTTATTGAATTTACAACTGTGCCAATATGATCACTGGCTCGCTTATATTCAGAGTATTCTAATTGTACAGTATAGCAATTACGACATACATAATCATTACCAGAACGCAAAAACTCAGATTTTGAATAGTATTTTTTACACGTTCTACAGTAACAAATCATACCAGAGCAAAGATCAGGTAAAAGCTCTCCAGGTTGTTTTGGCAAAATTGTTTTGCAAGCAAAAACGGTTTCCGTTCTTGGGCCATTCGGAATAAGTACTTTCCTGTATTTATGACCGCCACATTTAGGACAGGCAACCTCAAGAGAAACATCATACTGGCTTCCATTATTGACCACGACAGAGATCTCCTTTCCTAGGATTAATATATGTCTACTATAGTCTAAAAACAATTACATGTCAACCTAAAGGAGGTAAACGTATGAGTAATCAAATTATTACGACAGTTGAAATTGACGCTAACATAGATAAATTTCAAAGCAAAATGCAATCCATAAAAGAATCTTATTCAGAAACTGTGTCTTCGATTAAGGCAGATAGTATAGATAGTCCTCTTGTGTCCGATGAATCACAAGATTCTGTAATGTCTTCGTATACATATTTGTTTAAAAATCTAAATGAAGCAAATCGAGTGTTCGGAGAAATAAAAAAGAATGCTTCATCTATCCCGGATTCATTGCAGCAATCAATGCTTCCTTTGTTCCAAGGATTAGACAGAACATTTCAAAATATAACAGGATATATAGATACAGCCGGAAAGAAGATGTCTTCTTCATTTGACTTAAAGACATATAATAACCAAATAAGATTTGCAGCTCAAAGCATAAATCAGTATATGTCTGATATACAGACGTTTACTGCAATTGCAACTGGGAAGAATGGTCTTGGAGCTGTAACCAAAGAGCTTGGTCAGTTATTTCAAGGAAGCAATTTCAAACAACTTCAATCGCTAGTAGATCCAATTCTTGTAAAAAATCAGTTGACTGACAATTCTAGAAAATCCGATGTTCAATTAATTTCTTCAATTTTATCAGGCGGAATGAAAGATTATTCTCCTGTGACGGAGCTGTTGGCTCAGATGGGTGTTACGTCTCGTCTCGCTCAAGAAAACGCATTAAAAATGGCTTTAGCCACAACAAACAACAGACATTTAAGAAGAGATGTAACAACAGGTTTCCGCAGATATTCTGGTATGACGGCTATTGACGAGCCAGTTATTGTCACAGATAACGCTCCAGATAGATATAAAGCGTCTTATTTGTCCGGTGGACGCATAATAAAATCAGACAAACCAACTCCCAAATTGCCAGCAAGCAACAGGGCGACGGAAGAAGAATTTTATCGCGCTATAAGAGATGAAATAGAATCAGGAAACTCTGTTGCTTTTGAAGCCGCAATCAAATCTGGTCTTGTTCGACAGGTTAACGGCGGAAAATATAAATATATCGATATTGCGGATGCCAACGGCGCACTATTAGATCAGTTTGGTGGATATGTTGCTCAGAAAGCCAGAAGGGCTTCTCAAGGCGCCCCGCAATACATCCGCAGATTTGATGACTTTGATTATCAATCTGCTATCGTGAGAAATGATAGCAAAAGAAACAGAGAAGCTCAAACATTAATGTGGTTAGATCGAAGGCCGGACGCGATGCCATATATTAAAGAGGGCTGGCAAATCCCACAAGGATTACGATACGAAGACGAAGAACATGTTACTCAAAAACTAAATAATTCTGCAATGATCAATATTCCACGTATGGCAATTCAAAATGAAGGCGGAAAACTTCGATTTACAGTCCAAACGCCGAGACAGAATAATATTGATCCTCATTTATTAGATTATAATTGGAGAAAGCAAAACGGCATATTTCAAGACGTAAACGATGAATGGATTACGATGGGGAGAAACCCTCTGTTAGATCGAATTATTAGATTGACTCCCGGAGCCAAGTTTGAAGATTGGAGTTTTGGATACGGCTTCGATGAAAAAAATCTTCCGAAAAAAGGCGCTCCGATGATCATCGATGTGCCTCTTGATTACTTTAGAGAACACGATGAGCACGGAAACGTTAAATTCAAAGAAGAAAAAGATTTAAAAGGAAAGACTCAAAGAAAAGCATATTTCGCCGGAGACAACGCAAATTTAATAGATCAAGTTAATCAAGGTGCCGTTGTAACGCTTAGTACAGAAAATCAAGGAGATCTTGAATATGTTAAAGCTGTGTCCAACGTAACCGGCGGCGGAAGCATGAAGATGATCCGAAAAGATGTCTACGATGCTCTTATCAAGCAAGATAAAGCCCGTGGGATCATTCCAATGCTTTCTTATTTTAGTGAAACGGACGAAAACAATTTACTGATAGATCCTAAAACTGGTAAGGCAATAGATCCATATTCAGAAGAAGGCGTAAAACAATACGCAAAATATTTTTCTAATCAATCTAAAATGCTTTCAAACTCTGTTCCGATCGAGGAATTGGGAGGAAAAACGCCGCGCGCTGCAGTTGTGAGTTTTAAGTCGTTTTACGATGCAATCGAAAAAGAAACGCAACAAGAGTTCGAAAAAAGATTTCGTTTCGATGGCGGAGCATTAATTGATGACAGAACATACTCTAAGGATGTTCAGGCAAGAATGGGCCCCGCAAAATTTCTTGCAATTCATCAGGATTGGAGAAAGTTCTTAGAAGATGCGGGATTCGCTTATAGAGATAAAGAGTTTGAAGGCGATGACAATCTTCACTTTTTTATGGCTGGACAAGGAACAACGGCTGCTCAAGTTGCAAGATACAAAGAGCTAAACAATAGACGTCGCAATTTAACAGAAGACGAGTTAGCTGAATTTAGAGAATTACGAGATCGTAGAATGGTGGACGTCATGAGAGATGACGTCGAAATGCTTGTCGATGAAACCGCTGTGAAATCCATAGGTGCGTTAAGTCATCTTTCTCCGGAAGAGTTTCTTAGTATATCCGAAACACTTACAAAGAGCAATTCCAATTCGGCCTTTAGCAGATTAACGGAAGATCAAAAAACAGCGATCAAAAACAGATCTTCTAAAAGTAACAGATCTGCTGTCACATTGACTGCCGATCAGGTAAATGAGTTATTCAATGAATCTGGTAACCCAGCATATGATTTTGGTTTCCGACTGATGAAAGATACCGAGGGTTTCTATGGTAAGAAGCAATTCTGGTCACCTGCTTATATGTCTTCAGTTGTTGTCACACCTGAAATGATGAAACGGTCCGAAGCAAATTATCGAGAAGCAATTCAAAAACTGTCTACTCCTGAAGGAATTATCGATTACCTTTTTTCTGGAAACGATAGGGATTCAAAAAGAGTGCAACAAGATAGTTCCCTTCTTTACACTGATCGTGGAATACAATTCAAAATTCAGAGAGCAAAAAGAGATCTGCAAGAAAAATCACTTCGCGGCTACGCTATGCTTCCAGCCGATATGCTTGTCGCAACACCAAACCCCTATAGTTTATGGAATCCGGTTGGAAATTATTTAACAGGACACGATGCTCAAGGCGAGGCAGCAAAACTGAAAGCAAAAACCGGAACAATTATTACACAAAGAGGAAGCACCAAAGATTTAACAAACGCTACAAGAAGTCCTTATGCTGCCGGTTCAAATTTCTTTGCCACGATTCAAAGAAGGCAAAAGGCAGCAGAAAGATATGGATTGTCTCCAGATGCTGCAGTTATGAACATCGAAGACTTATACAGTCTTAACACTGGCGACTTTGATGGGGACTTTATATGGTTGTACCACGCTCTTGCAACGGATGATGACTTCAAAAAAAGAACAGAGAAAAGAAATCGGTATGCGCAACAAGCCATGAAGTCCATTGAGAAAGAACGAGAAACCGCCAAAGATCTCCAAAAAATGATAGGCGGAGAAACGCGCGGGACAAGAAATGGTGCAAGTTTCGCAGAAGCGTCAAACGTTGAACAAGAAACTACGACCGGGGGCGTGGGTTTAGGATACAAAGCGGGGCAAGTTGTCGGAAGAACTCAAGATTTAAGCGATGAAGATGCTGGAATAGTCGATGCATACGCAAACCAAACATATGCCGACGCTATTGATTTAATTAAACACAGTGACATGCAAGTCGCGCAAGCATCCGGTAAGGCACTCGACGCAATAAAAACAAGAAAGCCGATTGAGCGTTTAGTACAATCTTTGTTTAGCGATGAAGATAACAACAAGGTTGGTGCAACGGACATATTTGCATATGGATTGCCAACATATATAGATGCTATAGCTACGTCAAATATGCGTACACAAAAAATGTTTGCAGATATGGACCCGACGTATGGATCTCGCATACGAGAAGCTTTAACAAACAACATTCAAGCGAGATTTGGAAATGCAACTCAAACCGAAAAAGATTTAGCAGACTGGTATTCCGGACTTGTTGGCAACAAAATGTCTGGAAATTTCCAAATTTCTAGCAACGAAGATTTACAAAAAGGCGAACAACTGATTGCAAAGCTTCAAAACGCATATAACGCCGAATATAAAAAAGATCAAAACAGCGAGATTACTAAACGAATGGGCAAACTCCTTGGCGAAGCAAGATCTGCGATTCAGCAAGAGACGCTTCTTGGTTGGACAGAAGGCAATCTTGACGATATTAACAAATACTACGAACTTGCGCATTGGGACAATCCGATCAAAGACGGCACGTTTGTCTCAGAAAGTGATCGTGATGTTGCACGCATTCTGTTCCAGAAAAACGCTCAAGACGCAATAGCCGAAAGAAAGCGAGCAGAAGAAGACCAGATTAACGAAATAATACGAGACAAAACAGGAAGAACCGGAAATCCACAAAGACAATATTTGTTAGAACGGCTTCACACCGCATATAAACATACCGGTTTTAACTGGTCGAATGCGTCTGCATATATGGAAAAACCAATTGATTTTTTTGGTTTAACATATTCAGATGTTTTCGGTGGAGATACTTCGCACCCAGGATCGGAAATGTCTCCAGAGGGGTATATGCGCTTTGACCCTAAAACTGAAGAGTTGCAGTATGCAACAAAACAAGGACACGTTTCTCAAAGAGAGCAAATTGCAAGAAGAATTCTAACAGGATCTACTATTCCGTCAGATATAGATGCGGATGCTTTTCTGGGTTCTGCTGCTCACACGTTTATGGAAACATACGGTAAGCTGAGAAAAGGCGCTAATCCTTTAAATGATTTAGAAGCAAGAAACGAAGCGTATAAAGCATTTGAAAACTACTTATTTGACGATGAACATAAAAACGAGCGCGATCAAGCAAGAGTGTCTTTTTCTGTGGAAAATGGTCGTATCGTTGCGCATCACGCAGACGAAGCCACACAAAAACGACTCAATGCAAAATTGTCATATGGTCAACGGCGTAATGTTAACGGCAAGACAACATATGGTTCTCTGGATGAGATTGCCCAGCATTATTATGGTCCTTTATACGAAGGGCGTAATCATATCGGCGAAGGCATGATTATGTCCGAAGGCGTCATGTATAACGATAATGGCGAACAGCTAATTAGCAAACGAACCGAAGGAGGAAATGGCGTTTGGCTTGTTCCGACTCAAGATGGACAGTTAGTTATTGATATGCCAAGATACAAAAAAGACGCAAACGGACAAACAGTTGAAAGACAAGCTGGTTTGTATTTCACGCCAGACATGATTAAGAAAGACAAAAATGGAAACATTACAATCGCAGACTGGAAATCCAGCGGAACAGGACAAAAGCATGCAATTGCACAAATGGCGTTCTATGCCACACAACTAGAGGAGTTAGGGCGTCAATATTGGCAAAATGGTGCCGTAGATAAAGATCTTGAATGGTTTGGACAGTTTATAGATAAAGATACGGGTAATTCAAAAATAACAAACATTGAAGCAATTGATATGTTTGCTCAAAATCCAAAACAAAGAATCCTTACTTGGCGTTACAATCAAGATAAAGCACAAGAAGTTAGAGATGAAGTTTATAACGGGATGAGAAGATTGTCTCATTCTGCAAAAACAGGGTTTTACGACGAATTAAAAACAAATGTTCCGTTAAGAGATGCAAAAGATAAAGGCGACCCGAATCGTCCTGTGTATGCTCCAGACGAGATATTAGATGATGTTTTCTTTAGTGATAGATCTAATGTTTTGGATGAAAAACTTTTGGCTAACCTAACAAGTGAAACAAACAGAGAAGTTTTACAAGGAAGAACAGGCTATAAAGTAGGCGACGGCGAATTTATTGATAATGATAAATCTTATCTCGTTGCCAAATTTATGAAGGATCAAGAAACATTACAGCAAGTTCAGCGTTTTGCCAATAAGCAAAGTATGAAATTGCACAATACTTCATTTGAGTCTTCTGATGCTTTCACTCAAAATATAGATCAGTTGCGCGACTTGTTCAATTTAGAGCAGAGAGAAACAATAGACCAGTATTTAAAAACTGTGAATACTGCTCCTGATGTAAGTTTGTTGTCTGGAGATTTTGATATTAATCAAAGAAAAGCCATTCAAACTATGGCTAATCTTTCTATGCTAAGAAAAGAGTATATTGATAATTTGGGCAAAACCGCAGAATACGACTATAATTCTATTCTTTACAGTAAAGGCGATATGCTGTCTAAATTACAGGCGGGCCGCAGAAAATACGAACAGGATATTAGCGCTTTACGCGGAGCTAAAAACGATTCTCAGTTTGTTCAAAATGGAAGATTTTTAACAGACGAAGACGAAGCATATGAATATTTAATGCAAAATTATGATCAGTCTCAGCGTGAAGGAGAAACAGATTTTCAGTGGCAAACAAGAATAAAAAATGAAGAGATCCAAAAAAGAAAAGACGCGAAGACTCTTGCGGCGTCAGCTAAAAAAGCAGAATCTCAATACGATAAACGGGTTGCTGAAATTGACAATTATCGAAAATCATTCGAAGTTGGATGGATAGAAGAATTAGAAAAACATAAAACGGAAGAAAACTTTGGACTTAATCAGCTTTTTAGTGGAGGTAGCGTCGAAAGCGTTATAAATAATTTAAAGCTAAAATCACAAGACATTCTTAACGCTACCACGGAGACAGATGCTGTTACCGGCGAGAAAAAAATTCAAGATGCGCTCCTTCAGCAAGCTTTAATAACATGGGCAGCAGATATTGATAAACAAGCTGGTTCCTTTGCAAGCATTCAAGGTACAACACTTGAACGGGTGATCAATTCGGGTGCTTCGTTTGACAACAAACGAGTGGAAGCCATGATGAACGGAACCGCTTTAGATCCAAATGTAATTCGTGATAAAGCTCTTTATGATTTCGGTGCAACATACGCTAAAATAAATCCAAGTGCAACACAAGAACAGTTAAATAAAGCAGTTGAAACATACGCAAAAACATACGATAATTCACTTCGAGAACAGCAAGAAATGCAAGCAATTCGCAACGATGTTTCTTACAATCGTTTTATGCGGCAGGGCGACCAGCTTAGTCGTAACCGTTACGGTGGAAGTCGAGGCATAGCAGCTCGTGCTTTAGCTATTCACGAAAGTGCTCTTTCTCAACAAGAGAACCGCCTGATGACGGCCACACAAATGCGCATGGATCAAGAAAGAGTCGTCGAGCAAAAGAAAGGCACGGAAGGTTATGATCAAGAAGTAGCCAAATTGAACGAGCTGAAGAATGCCGAAGCAGCAGCCCGCACAGAAATGGAACAGCTTGGCAAACACAGCGTCACTGCAGGAGACGTGTTTGCATCATTGGGTCAATCAGTTCAGGCGCTTACCCAGCGCCTTGGTCGCCAAGTCTTCCAAAAGGCTCTTCAAGAAACCAAACGCTTTGTCAAAGAGTTCGACTCTTCTATGAACGAGATCCAAGCCATCACGTTAAAGTCTGACACAGACATGCAAGCTGTTCGTTCTCAGACAATTAACAAAGCGTTAGGACTTCGGACTTCCGTTTCCAACGTTGCTACAACCGAAGCGGCACTCTATCGTCAAGGCTTGAGCGATCAGGAAGTATCCGAACGTACAGACTCCATTATCAAGTTTGCTACCGTTACAAAACTGAACGTTGCTGAAGCTACGAAGATCATTACTACGGCTCTCCAGAACGACTTGGTCGGCTCTGCCACCGAAGCAATGGATGCGCTTGTAGCATTGGGTGACTCTGCTGCTACGACCGCGGCCGAGATCGGTAAAGGCATGCAAAAGGCGGCCGCATCTGCAAAGGTTGCCGGTGTATCCTACGAAGAACTTACTGCACTCTTAACAATTGGTACATCCGATACCCAGTTAAGCGGTACTCAAGTAGGTACAGCCCTTCAAACCGTGTTCTCCCGTATGCGGAGATTAAGCCTGTCCGGCTATACGGCAGACCAAAACGGCGAGAAGACTACCACAAGCGATGCTGAAGCTGCATTAAAGGCTGTAGGTGTAGACCTGTGGGACGACAAAACAACGGGCAAAATGAGAACCGCTTACGAAGTTATGTCTGACCTGTCTAAGGTATGGCAGAACTTAAGCGATGCTCAGAAGTCTATTGTTACGAATGCTTTGGCTGGTACACGACAGACTAACGTATTCTCCACATTGATGGAAGGTATGTCGGAAGATGGCGGAGCTACGCTCGATAAATATTTGGGGCTGGCAAAAGACTCTGAAGGCATTACTCAAAGCAAGTACGAGATTGCGATGCAGAGTCTGTCTGCGTCAATGGAAACATTCCGTTCTTCGTTTGATTCTGTAGTGGCGAGCCTTGTAGAAGCAGGTTCTGTTACTGGAGTTATCGATGGCATTTCTTCTTTGTTCCAAGGGTTGTCTACTGCTGCCGAAAACGCTGGATCAATAGGCTCTGGATTAAGTATTATTACAGCTGGTATTCTTGGACTTACGGCGGCAATTGCAACAATCGTCACAACAGGAAGCGGTCCAATCGGATGGCTCTTGGGCGGACTAACTGCAGTTGCTACATTAGTTGGTGGTTTACATCTTTCATCTGTAATTGGACAAATTGCAAATCCGTTATCAGAAGATGATAAAACGCTTAAGGAAGCGCAGAAGAAACTTAATCAGAACAACGCGATGTCTGACGCTGCGCAAGATCAACATAAAAAGCAACTGGATGTTATCAAAGAAGTCGAAGAAGCAGGAGTTGCTTGGAAGAAACTAAACAGCATAGAAAACGAAAACGGTTTAAGAGATTCATTGCAGAATCTTGCATCTGTTTTCCCTGAACTTTCTGGTGAAATAGCGAAGGCAACAACAGACTTATCGAAGTGGAAAGATATTGTTCTTCAAGCAAGTTCGATTTCAGACAAATTTCTTCAAACCAATAAAGGATTATTATCCGAAAAAATTAGAGATCAGATTCAATTGAAGTTTAAATCTTCGTACAATAAGAATTTTGAACAAATATACGAAGATCCGCTTGCTCAATCTAATGCGTTAGCTGCATATAATGCATTTGCAGGAACAAATGATCCTTCGCTTTTTTCTTACGATCCTGGGTTTACGATGTTAACAGCGTATAGAATTGGCAAAGGAAATAAAGAAGTGGCCCCGTTTACAAAATACGTTGAAGCATTGTTGTCAAAAAACGGCTTAGATGATGCTTTGTCTTATTTGCGTACAAACAACGATTCAGACGAAGCTATGCCTGTTCTAAACCAAGCGGCAGAATTTGTTTTTGCAAGGATGAACAGCAAACCATCGTTCTTAGGAGATGCGAACAGCAGCTTAAAATATCATCGAGATGTGATTAATTCACTGTTTTATGATAGTGGTGTTCCTACAGAGATAATAGATGAATACGGAAACATCGATCCTTCTGTGTATGCGAGTCTTAATTCGTTAATGACGACCAACGGAAGACTCGAAGATAAACCACAGCACAGAAAAGATCTGAAATATTCATTGTTATCAATTCTTGCTCGAGGGTCTGCTCAAGTGCAAAGCTCGCTGCAAGAGCAATATCCAGAACTGAGACAACATATCATTGATAATCAAACATCTGTCGACCAAGTACCCGATGAAATTCTTGATCAGGCTGCAGATTGGTTAGACGAATTTGTAACCACACAGTCCAATGCAGGATTACTGTCTGCGAGAAGGGCCGCTTCGACAAAAACTATTCACGACGCAATCCAAGATCAAAGTAGCCTTATCAACTTGTATGCGACGGAAGATTTTTCTGCAGAGGCCATTACTAAAGCAATTGAAGCTAAAGTCGGCAAGGCGGTATTAAATGATAAAAATGGAATATATTTAGAAGACGGTGTTCCTACGCAAGCATTAATTGATTTAATTACTGGTATTTTCCCCGAAATTGAGGACGTTCAAGGATTAGAAAACTTAATCAAAGAATATAGCCCAGAAGATTATTATGGGTTTAAAGTAGGAAATAATGCTTTTAGAGCTGAAGATGAAGCAAAAAGATTTGTTCGTAATTCTTATGGCAAGTATAGGCTTTCTGACATCAAACAATATAAAACAAACGCGACGGTGTTTCAGTCAACCGAAAGTCTATTTGACGCAGCTCGTTTAAAGGCAAACGAAAAGAACCCTTATGACACATTAAGAATTCTGCAGCAAGGGGTAGTTTCTGGACATACGGTAGATGAAAGAAATGATTATATTGCCAGAATCCTTGGCGAAGGGGATTTGTTGTACAATCTGCAGAATGGAATCATAGACGAAAGTCAGCTACCAAAAGAAATAAGACAGCTGATAACTCGATTTGACTCCGAACAAACACAAACGCTTAAACCGATTGAAAATTATAACGACTGGCAAAGTTTCTTGACTGATCTCGATAACACCGAACTTGGCGCCACGATGCAAGCTTATATGGCAACTAATCCAGAAATGATTGCTGCTTATATGAGCAGAAACGTTAACCCAAAAGAATCTTTGAATACGTTCAAGTCTGCGGTCGCAAACGCCAAGCCCGGACAGTTTAAAACGCCTGACGTTATGGAGTCGGTAATGAACACCATCACGTCTTCACCTGAATTCATTGAAGAATTAACAACAGATAAAATTCTTGAGCCTTTCTATAAGCAGATGCAGTCTTTCTTCGGTGGTGAGGAACAGCTTGCTGCTGTCTTTGAGTCGATCACAAGTGGCACATATGAAGGTTCGGACGCTCAGAAAGCTGTAAATGAAGCGCTTACAAAGGCAAGAATCAAGAAGTCTCTCAGCACCAAGCAATATCTGTCTTCCGATGTTGGCTCTATGGCTCAGCAAATTATGTCTGGTTTTACCGCCGGCGATTTTAAGGATTGGACTGGAGCGCAAGCTGCATTTGACTTCGACGAAGGAGATTGGTCTGCGCTTGAAAGCGCATACCCTTCTCTTAAGAAATTCTTAGATCTTACCGAAGCCCAACGTAGCACCGGCGAAGGTCAACTTATCAAACAGCAGGCCGAAATAGAGCTCTCTGTTACAGGTCTTGATACTCTTGAACAAGCAGGAGAAGTGTTGTCCGGTACTAAGCAGTTGATCGAAGACTTGAAAAAGGGCGGAGAATTTGAGATTAAGGCAAAAATTAGATTAGAAAATGAAGCCTCAGAAATTCAGAAGAACGCCGCAAAGATCACCAATGGAACTTATGCAGAACAGGTTGAATCAATGTTAGCTGCCGGTATCTCTGCGGAGTCAATTGCTACAAATCCCGGAGATTCTTTAAAGCAAGGAACTGATTATTGGGCTGAACAGCGAAGACAAGAAGCCGGAAGATTAACTGCTATGTTACAGGCCGGAGAAACAGAAGAAGCTAATAAAACAGCGGCTGAAAATGGATATACTTTTGTTCCCGCAGAAGACCAAGAAAAAGTAATTAATCATTTAAGAAATGATCTTGGTTACTTTATGGGCCCAGACGGAACATGGTATTCTTCAAACCCGTTTGATTCAAATGGTAAGTTATTGCCATTTGCAGATGGCATGATATCTGAGTACGCAACACAACAATATGCAAATTTGACAAAAGGATATTTTGTGCCGGGTGAAGATGTTGGGCAAGTGCCTTATGTAAATACGGCAGTGGGCAAGTCACGTCCATTGAGTCCTTATGAGATTAACATTGCTCAACGCCAACTGCTATATGCTTCGACTCAGGAAAAATGGCAAAATGTTTACGGCTCAGACCCGGATTTAATGAAAGCTGCGTCAGAATCTTTTGGCGAACACGGCCAAAACGTTTTGGCTATGTTCAACAATCCTGAAGTTTCTCCAGAAGAGCTTGCAAAAGAACAGGCGCTTGCAGTACAAGAGCTTAACAACAACCTGAGGACGCAGGTCGACGAATATAGAAATCAACTGTTGTCTGCAAGTCAAGCAGAAAACGCGTTCAACAATTACGCTTTATCTCCTGATGAATATGCTTCTACGATAGCTTCGTTCCTTCCGAATAGAAACGAAGCAGATGTCAAGCAGATTATGAACGGAAACGACAACAAAGCAAAAGAAGCGCTGAAAAAAGAGATTCAAGATCAAATTCAAACACTTCTGCAGACAATTGCAAATGGGCTCAATATCGATATCGATCCAAGTGATACGAGCTCTGCGTTTGAGACGCTTTCAGCTGCTCTTCAGGGCGTTGATGACAAAGCAGCGGAAGCGATACTGCAAATAGCCAAAATGTTTGATGAGTTTGGTAATCTTACTCCCACGTCGACGGCCTCTGCTTTGAGTGATTATGCTTCAAGATACAAATCGGGCCGCGATTCAAGAAACAAGCTTCAGCAAATAATCGACGCTATTGATAACGGTTCTGTCAGCACGATCAATACTATGCTCAGTGAGAATGCTGGATTATTTGAAGGCGACACGTTCGCAGATAGAAAGAAGAGCTTTGAAGAATGGTTATCTCATCAAACGCAAGGCGTTCAAGATATTTTCGGCGAGATGGCCGGAAGAAGTCAAAACCAAAACTTCTTCACAGAATCCGACATCAGCAACTTAAGAAATGAATCTGTTTTCGGCAGATTAACTTACAACCGTGATTCAGAAGCATATTACAAACAGTTTACAGGCATGCTTGACGCCGAAGGCAATTTGGATGTTAAAGCATTTAAGACAGCCGCAACGGAAGACGCGGACGGATTTGGGGAATGGGCTCAATCGATCGAATACGTCAAAGATATGCTCAACGAGTCCAAAGACGGCGTTGTCCAAAACGGAGAAGCGCTTGAGCGGTTTAGAGTCAACGCCTTAGCAGATGCCCTTGACGCACAAAACAAATTTGGTGATTCAACAAAACGAATTACTGACGCAATGAGAAAATCAAAAGGTACATTTGAAGAGCGCACTGATTTGATGACTCAGTATCGCAAAGCCATTGCAGATGCAAATAAGTACCAAAACGCGATGGCAAGGCTTCAAGGGAAAAAGGTCTCAAAAGAAGATGAAAGCCTGTTTGAAAGTCTTAATTTCTCCAAGAAGAAAATCGAAGATGCTAAAAAAGGTAACGCAGAAGCCGTAGATGAGATTTACGCGGCTCTGGAAAAAGAGTCACAAAAGTATTCTACTGAAGCGCAAGATATTGGCCTGGGTATTATTATGTCGGATACCGAACTTCAAGACGCGATTCAAAAACAAGTTCAAAGCTATAGTGATAATCTTGAAGACATAACGATTGAAGGACCCGGCATTACCGTTGAAAACGGTGAAGTAACTTACAACGGAGAAGCTCTTCTCAGCGAATTTGGAAGCAAAATGGACGAACAAACCAAACAGCTGATCGAAGAAGCACTTGCATCTGGTGGTACTGCAACAGCCACAGTCGACGGAGACGGAAACATCGTCAACGTTTCTTGGAGTTTCTCTCCTAACGGGGGCGGTGGAGACGGTGCCAGCGGCGGTGGCGGCGGTGGCGGCGGTGGTAAGTCCAAAGCCCAGAAAGCCATCGAAGATGCAAAGCATGCTTTAACTGAACTCGAGCATCTCCAAAAGATATACGATACTAAACTCAAGCATGCAGAGTCTGTTAACGACCGTGTTGAATTTAACTCCGCGTTTGAATCACAGCGTCAGAATTATTCACAGATGGCGGCCGTCTATCGTCAAAATATTGAAGCTCTTGAAGCCCAGCGCGCAGGAATGAGTGAAACAAAAGACGATTACTGGTCATTAACTGATGCTATCAACGGCTACAAAGAAGCCCTTGAAGAACTCACAAACCAGATCATCGAATTAAACAAACAGAGATTAGATTTCATTCAGCAGCAACAGGACGTTGCAGACTCTTCACAGGACCGCAGAAAAACTGTTGCAACCGCAGAAAAAGATTATAGCGCATTAATCGAAGACTACGACACCCATCGTGCAAGAGTTGCTGAATTGGTTAACTTGCGGCGTGAATCTTTTGCTCAGAACGTTCCGCAGTTAAACGAATGGAGAAACGAACTTGACCGCATCCAGAAGGAAGAAGGCCCGAACTCTCAGAACGCTATTGACATCATGAACAAGATTGCCGATATCGAAGCTGAGCAATTCAACTTGGAATCGGAGATCATTCAGGAAGTCAGAGATCTTAACGCTCTTGAGAATGAGATCCTTCAAACCGAACTGAGACGTGCAACCGAAATCCCAAGCGGCAACAGCAGGCTCGCACAGTCTGGCGCATCCCTTGCGGAAGCACAGGAGAACTACGCTCTTCAGCGGCAGTTCCTGCGAGACGACAACGCATTTATCGAAGAACAGCTTGCTGCTAAGGTTGCAGAAGCAGACAAGTTCTTTGCACGTGTGAATGACGCAGAATTGAAAGCTTCCGATCCTGACGGCTGGAGCGAAGCTCTTGAATCTTACATTTCCAACGCGGAAGAAATCGATAAGCTGCAAATTCAGTTAATCGAAAATCAACGCACAATTGCGGAGTCTTTCGTTAACGAAGTTACCAAAGGTTATGAAGATGCTACAAGAGCAGCGAAGGCTTATTCAGAGAGTGCTGTATCTATTGCGGAATACTTCAAGACCGGAGAAGAGTTTGAGAAGTACCGCAGCTCTATGCGCGATGCCATCAAGTTAACCGAGTCTTTACGTGAATCTACCGCTGTACAAGTTGCTCAATTGAAAGAGCAACTTGCTACGATGGATGAAGCTGATCCGGGATATCGTGAAATTGCAGACGCCTTGTATCAGGCAGAACAACAGGAGATTGATTATACAAAAGCAATTCGCGATAACACCATCGCTATGCAGAAGAATATCACCGAGCAGATTAAGCTAAATGCTGAACGCCAATCCATTGCGCCGGAAACTTATTCTTCTATCGCCGGATCTTATGGCGACATGTATAAGCGCAACGGCCAATGGGACGATTATAGAAAAGCGTTGCAGATTCAGATTGACGCGGCGAAACAGACAAAAGAGCTCGACAGCGAAGCGGCTCAACAGCTTTACGACAGAATGACGCACACCAAGGGAGAACTTCCCGAAACCGGTGATCCTTTACGTGAAAAGCAATCCCGTCTGGAAGCTGAAAGAGATGCTCGTTTGGCAGAACTCAACGCCCAACGAGACGCTGAATATGCAAAGCTTCTGGAATACCAACGCAGACAAAATGAGATCGATAAACAACGTGCTGACTTATTGGCGAATCCGCCGCAAATGATCGTACCTGATGTTGAACCCGTCTACGAAGAGCGTGAAACCGGAGAAGTACGTACCGTTGGCAGAGAGCTTACCAAGGAAGAAGCAGCAAGAAGAAAAACACTTCAAAACCAGCTTCATCAGCTCGAAGCCGCAATGAACGGCAAAGGTGTGCAATTTGATTTATGGGGAACAGCCAGAGCAACTGTCAGACAGTTAACGGCTCAGTCAAAGCAGCCCGGTGGCGAAAATATTCATGTTCCGACCGTAGAAGATGTCGCAGGCAGTCTTGGCCCAGCTCTTAAAAAAGCACAGGAAGAAGCAAACAAAAAGCGTTTGTCTTCAATGCAGGAACAATATGATAAGCTCAAGGAACAACTTGATGAAATTGAAGCTACCACAAAGACAGAAGTTGCGGCTACCGAGACGGTGAACGTTGCTCAGGTTCAGGCGGAAGAACAAGCCAGAGCCGATTACGAAGCCGCGATGGAAGAGTACAATGGGCAGCTTGAAACTCTTGCTTCTCAGGAATCTGATCTCGCCGCAAGCATTGAAGCGACCAATGCCAACATTGACTCCATCAATGCTGATATTGACAAGACTTCTTCTGAATTCGGCAGTATGATTCAGTATGTCACAGATGAAATGGGCGAAGCTTTCTTCACGGAAGTCGAGTCCTATATGGATGCATATCAGAATCTTGCCGAGCTGATGAAATCCGACGCTCAAAAAGCAAAGGAAATCTTCGATAAGATCTCTGAGTATCAGGATATTACAAGGCAGAAAGTACTGTTTGATATCAATGAAAGGAACCGTGCGGCCAACGGAAGCATCAACCTCGCAAACTCTTACGCCGGAACATATGGCAAGACAAGCGAGTACGATCTTCAAGCCGAAGCTTATGCAACAAGCTACGCACAGAGAGCAACTACTATTGCGACACTGAGAGATGCTGCCAATGAGCTCTACGAAGAAATCATGTCGCACGATGAAGATAATCCTTGGATATCCGAAGAAGTTAAAGATAAAGCGATTAAAGAGTATCAGAATATTATCAAACAGTATTCGGACGAAGTCTCTGCCGCAATTCAGGATCGCTTCAACGAAGAAGCGGCAAGGCATACCAAGATTACTGAAGACAATAACGATACCAGGCGGTGGATCGATCAGGCAATGGCTGTCAATCAGGCGGCTGGAGCAATCTATCTTAACCGCGAAGACTTTGAGAACTATCGTAGGCTTCTCGGCAATAACGAAGTTCAATTAAACAAGAGCATCGAAGCCCGTAAAAAGCATATCGAAGCACTCAAAGAAGAATTAGATGAATACAGAGATAATCCAAAGCTTCTTAGGCAAACCATCGATGAGATTAACAAAGAAGAGATTGCGATTCTCAGCGACACAAAAGCCATCGAAGAGAACACCAAAGCAATCGAAGCCAACCGTATGGCTCAGCTTGATCTTGCTACAACCCGTGCAAACCTTGCATCCACAACGAACGCTCAGTTAGCTAACACCTATGCGTCTATGTCGCAGCAGGCAGGAGACTGGGAAGGTTATCGTGGCATGTTAAAAGCCGGGAATGACGCAAACCGTACAACGTATCGAAACAACAAAATTGAAATCGATACGCTTACACAGCAGCTTCAAAACAGAGAGATTACTGATCCGCAACAACAGTCTGCAGCGATTCAGAGGCTGTATCAGCTGATTACCAACAACGCAAGCCTTCAGGCCACAATGGAATCCAATGAACGGGCCATAAACAAGTCGTATCTTGATGAGACGGCGATGAATGTCAACCTTGGCACGCTTCGTCCAAACTTCCTGAACGATGTTTACGGGCAATGGGCGTCTCGCTACGGTTCGATTGGCAACTATGCGGCGCAAAGGGGCGCGTTAAATCAGCAGTTACAAGCTTCTCAGCAAATGGTTCCCGTTTACGAAGAAGCAATTAAGGAGCTTAAAAAGCAGATCGCCGGACTGGAAGAAGGTTCTCCTGAATGGCAGGAAGCTACACAGCGCCTGTACGAATATCAGGCTGCACTTCAGAAGCTCAAGATCTCTATGGAAGAAGCGGCTGAAGCTATCAAAAAAGCCGTTATCGATGAAATTGTAAAGACCTACGAAGATGCTTCTCGCGGGCCGTTACACAACATTGAAAAGGCCGGTATCTATGCGGGAATGTATAACAGTACCATGTTCTACGACTTGTATCAGAACATGCTGGAAACGCAGATGGAAGACAGAAAGCCTGTTCGTGAAGCAATTCAGAAAGAGATAGAATCTCTGCAGGCAGAGCTTGAAAATACAAGGGGAACATCTCAGTACGACAGAGTTGTACAGGAGATTTATACACGTCAGAATGAATACGTCCGGCTTGAAGCTGATGATATTCAGGCGTTGATTGACATTGCAAATTCCAAAGTAGATTCCACGCTAAAGGCACGGCAGAAGATGATCGACAGCTTCGACCGTGAGATTAAGGTAGCGTCCATGCTGTCTCAGTATTATTCTGAGAACAAAGACAGCGAGATGTATACCAAAGCAATAGAGAGACAAAAAGAAGCGATTAAAGCAAAACAAGAATATGAAATCAGTGAAATTGATACACTTCGAGAGTTGGCTAAGACAACCCCGGAGAACACAGACGCTTTCGAAAAACTCGAAAAACAGATCTATGACTCTGCAATGTCTGTTGCGGAAATGGACTATGAACTCATCAAACTCGACAAGCAGATCAAGAGCATGGAAATTGATGAAATGCTCGAACGCATGTCCAGAGTGGATGAGATGCAGAACCATCGCGCAGACATGTACACAACCGTAAGAACACGGTATCAGAACAGGGATGAATTGACTAATGTCAATACAATCCTTGCCAGCGAAAATGAGATTCAGGAAACCCGCGCTGATACCTTAAGGTTGTTCATCGAAGAGCTCGAAGCCGAGCTTACAACCGTAGCGGAAGGCGGAGACGAGTACTGGAGAATTGCTTCGGCAATTATGAAGTACGAGAAGGAACTCGAAGAAACAACCAACACTGTTGAGAGCAACACCAAGGCGATGTCGGAAAACAGGAAGCAGATTCTTGAAAACCGCAAAGCCGTGGAAGACATGGTGGATGAAGAGATCAGAAAAAGAATTCAAGAAGAAAGAGATATGCTGGCAGGTACAACTTCGAACCAGAACCAGATTCTCGAAATTCTCAGGAATTCTTATCGGAATCGTTTTGAGTTATACGAGAGAGATCTCAACAAGCAAAAAGAAGCGCTGAACGAAGAAAAGGGATTGATTAACGAACGGCTTCAAATGCGGAAGAAAGCCCTTGAAGAAGAACGTCAGACTGAAGAACTGGCAGAACTTCAGCGGCAATTAGCGCTTATCTCTGCAGACAGTTCCAGAACCAAGGAAGCAAAAGAACTCCGTAAACGGATTCAGGAACTGCAGCAGAACAGGGCGTTGTCTTTAGCAGAAGACGAAGCAAATGCTCAGGCTGAAATGCTTGACGATCAGATTAAATCCATTGACGATAACCTTGATTATCAAAGAGAAAAGCTGGACGAATACCTTGAAGATGCCAACAACTTCAAAGAAACCATTGATATTTTACTCAGCGGTTCTTTTGAAGATCTTATGGAATGGGTCAAAGTAAACGACGAGACTTACAAGAACAGTCTTGACGCAACCCGTATGGAAATGACCAATTCCTGGGAAGACACTTGGAAGCAGATGAAGGGCATTGTCGATACTTACTTCGAACAGATTAACGAAATCATGCAGTCTGCGGATTCTCTGCTTGGCTACATGACAGAAAGCACGGAATACAAAAATCTTTCTGAGTCTGGTCAAGAGCTCTATATTCAGAACATCTTGGATGCTTACGAAAAGATGAGAAAAGGCGAGCTTGATAATGCAGATTACGAGCACTTTGATGATTTTGTGTTTAGAAGAATCCTAGAAGAGCTTCCAGAATGGTGGATTGATCTTCTGAACAACAAGGTTGAAGGCGGTTCTAAGATAGTTCCTTCTACTTTTGAACATGATCCAAACATTGCACCTAATACGTTTAGCGATGGATCTCCTTACTTAGGTCTGACAGACAACTCGTTGTGGATGGAAGCTGTAACGCAGTTTGTTGAAAATAACACAAGTGCTACAACCGGATTTATCGATTCCTTAAAGAACGCAAAGGATTCAAAACTGTACGGGGAGATCCTTGGTTCTCAGAGCACAATCGAAAGCAAAACAGCTGAAAGAGATAAACTTTTGGCTTCTGTTGCGGGCATGGACAAAGGAACAGAAGACTATATTACCACAACAAACGAGATTAACGAACTTGGTTTCCAGATCGAAAAAGAAACGGCGCGCAAACAAGCGTTGAACGAGATGTTTATTGAAGAGTTGACAACTCAGGTCAACGACTCGTTTGCAAACACGTCTCAAGCGATTAACTTAATGAAGGATATTGCGACAGATTCGTTAAACGATCTGACTATTGCCATCGGCGAAGAAGGCACAAAAGAGTTTGAAAACACGCTCGCTTCCTTACAGGAGAACCGTACGACACTTGAAAACTTCGTAAACACTTTGGACGCGGACACGAAAGCAACGGTCATGAATCTTTACGACAATATGACTTCGAACTTAGATACCGAGTCTGAGATGCTGAATGATATGTCGACGGCCGTCGGAGAAAGAACCGGTGAGCTTGCTGAAAATGTTTCCAATACAGCATCTCAAGCATCCAGAGAAATTAGCGATACTTCTAAATTGCTTGCCGGCGATCTCGAAACGATCACAGGAAACGCTGCGTTTGATCTCAATGACAATATTGATCGCAAACTTGTAGAAGAATACAAGATTGAGGAAGCCGAAAAGAAAACCATTGATGACGCATCCAAACAGTACTCTACAGATTCGCAAAGCCTGACAACCGCCCTTGGCGAGCTTAAGGATAAGATTGAAGGGATCTGGGGAGCTGAAGGAACGCAAACGACAGCGATAGAAGGGCTTACCGGAGCAGAGAAAGATCTGACCAGCCTACTTAATGAGTTTGTAAAACCCGGTGGCACAATGGATACATACGCAAAGGAGATTAACGAGTACGCCGCATTAGTTTCGGGTTATTCTGGAAATGTAGACACATATCTTTCTGCGGTTTCGGGTTATTCTGGAAATGTAGACACATATCTTTCTGCGGTTTCGGGTTATTCTGGAAAGATAGACACATATCTTTCTGCGGTTACCGGAGTCACCGTTTCGATGAAGAATGAGATTTCCAACTTTGAACGGTATGTCGACAAAAAACTAACTGATGTAGACGCCGCGCTGAAAGCCGGAAGTATGGAGTCGTTTATCAACGGGATGTACAATACGCTTCTTGGTAGAGATGCTGACGCAACAGGTATGTCTACATGGTTAAACCTTGGAGACAAAAACAAGATTGTTGAAGGTATTCTCGGCAGCGATGAATTTAATTCTTTACATCCCGAAGGAGCAGATGCATTCCTGAGCGCAAACGGATTAACAATCGCTGGGCTTACAGGCTCTGCTACCGGGTCTTCGACGACAACATCCGGCAGTTCTGGAAAAACAAGCGGTTCGAAATCTGCCGCAGGAAAAGCTAAAACCAATAGTAATACGGGTACAGCTACGGGTATGATGTATTCTTACGCCTGGGGCGCAGTCTGGGACCCCGCTGCTAATAAATACATCGCACAACCTGTTGATCCTAGCAGTCCTCTCGCCATGTCTCAAGACGATGCAAGGGCGTTGGCGCAAGCTGTTAACGGAGAAAAAGTTGATGCGAAAAATAGTTTTGGCAAAGATAACCCGACATGGACACAGCAGCAAATCGAAGGCTATCAACGAATGGGTAAAGAAGAATACACTAATACCAAAAATAAGTTTAAAGCTGGAGAGTCTGTAACTAATGATTATGCTTTCGTTGCCTATATGCATGACAACGGCGATGTTGAATACTCGGATAACAGAAATGCTAATTCTAATTTAAGTAAAACCATCGGTAAACTTACTGATTACGCTATTGGTTCCGCTCAAGATCTTGAAAATCTAGAATCAGTACTTAATCAAAAAGGCGTAGGCGTAGGCGACATAACACACGTTGGCGACGGCGGAACAGTAACAGCAGATACTTCAAAGACTTATAATGTAAAAAACCACAACACAGGACAAACAGAACGATTAACGATTGAAAAGAAGTATGCAACAGGTGGATTGGTAGATTTTACAGGTCCTGCTTGGGTGGACGGAACAAAGATCAAACCTGAAGCGTTCCTTGATTCAGTTGATACAAAATTGATTCAATCTCTTACCGACACACTTCGGTATGTCTATGTAGCATCTCCTTTGATGCCGCCGAGCGATTTGATTGGCAACAACTCCAATACCATTGGAGATGTCCATGTTACGATTAATCAGGCTGAATTGAAGAGCGACGCAGACTTCGAAGATGTTGCCAGAAGAGTTGGTCAGGTATTTACAAAAGAGCTTACAAAACAAGGATTTAATCTTAGTAATTATGCGAGTTAAAAGCACGGGGAGGACGGGATTTGCCGTCCTCCCCCTTGTCATTTAAAAAGTGACTAATAGTCATTTAAAAACTTGACCATTCGAAAACATACGTAAAGGGAAAGAGAAAGGGGGTAAGTGACTTGAAATGTGATTTCGCATTCTGCGGAATAACTGCATCTAGTTTGGGTTTGCAGTATGCGCCAGAATTACAGGATACTTATATCTATCGTCCGGCTGAATCAGAGGTCCACGAAGAAACATTCGAAGGGCACAACGGTGGATATATTTACGGTGCGTGGAAGAAGCCGAAAGAGTTCAGTTTGCGCTGTTTTTTTGAAGAAAAGCAGATTGACCGTGGCATGCTAGATAAGATTCACTCTATCTTTAAGCCCGGTAGAACAGGCAAGCTGATATTTAGCAGGCGGCCGTGGTGTTATTACAACGCAACTGTTATCAAAGTAGACGACACCCAAATTACAAACTACTTAAACGGCGTCGTTACAATTGTTTTAAAAGCCGCTTATCCGTTTGCTATAAGCGATATTATGTATCGTGAAAGAACCGACAAATACAGAGAAGACATGATGCAGAATACCGCAGTATATGAAAGAGCGGACATGTTGCTCGCAAACACATTTGCAAATCAGACAAGCGCATTTCGTGCATTACTTGGGAACCCCGGTACAGAGTTTACTCCGGTCGGCGTATATGTAGACGGAGACGCTTCAGCCGGAATAAAGATCACGAATCTTAACACAGGGCAGGAAATGAAGCTAACAGCGTTTTCTAAGGTAACAACAACCGACGCTGATAAAAAGATCTACGTCAATAGCATGAACGGTAAAACATTATTAAAATCTGATTCAGAATCAGAACTTGCGTTCATTTATCACGAAAGCGGGTTTCTGTATCTAGAGCCAGGGTATCCTACAAAGCGGAACATTTACGTTTCCTACGTAGATGGATCAGTTCTGACAACGAAAGGCTTTTTTCCTGACGACATTGTCGGTGAATATATATTTGCCAACGGAAGCTGGCATCGAATTATAGAAAGCATAAACAGACAAACAATCTATGTTTCAGGAAAAATGACGGGTTCAGGGACAGAAAGAACCCAGATTATGAAACTGAACGAGCTATATATTGAACCTATCGAAACAATGGATATCAATATTTCTTTTGTATTTAAGCCAACGTACACGTAAAGAAGGAAGTGAGAAGGATGCGAAAACTAACGCTGGCTATATGTGACTACAACGATAAGGTCGTATGCGATTTATACGACAACAGAACAGATGTAAGCGGCCAAGCGTATGACGTCCATCGGATTTCTGAGCGCAACGGATGGAAAGAGTTATCTTTTTCGGTTCCTTCTGTAATGCACGGAGATAGCGGCGAAGAAGAAAACTATCGCTTACGGTATCTGATTGCGGATTACAAGATCCGATTTGAAGACGACTACGAAACAGACTGGTATGTTTTGTCTGGAGAAAAGATTACACATAAAGCTTTTTCCAAAGATATTAACGTTACGGCCGGACATATCTCTCAAAGGTTAAAGATGAAGAATCTTGACCTTGAGTTCTCAGACGAAGAAGGAAATAACGTCGGCACGGCTTTGAGCATCCTGACAACCGTTCTTGAAGGTACTGGATGGACACCTGGTAACGTGGCAACCTTTTATGAAGACGACGGCGTTACTGAGAAAGTAAGATCCATGAAGGCTTCCGCAAAAACAGGTGCATTCAAACTGATTACCATGATGTGTGAACTGTTTGAAGCCAAGCCCATTTTTCACGGAGATACAAAGACAGTAGATATTCTCCCGTTAAATCCCTTTGCAAGAGAAGTGAGAGTGGAAGACGGACATATCTATGCAGGCCGTCCTATTCGTCTTGAGCCGGGAGAAATACCATCTATCGTGCAGCAAGGCACCAATATTATTGAGCTGCATTACGACAAGAACGTCAAAGGTATTTCCAGAACACTAAATACAGAGAACCTTGTTTCCAAGCTTTATGCTTACGGATCGTATGGAGATACAACAGACGGGCTATGCAGTCTTCAGAAGGTCAAACATAACGAGTATAAGTTCAATATCGAAACACCGAATATCGAATACAAGTTTTACGACATTGACCATATTGCTCATTATTTCACGGCCGGAGAAGCAGGAGAATACATCTGGTCAGATATGGACCCGACTTCCAGAAGTTATGTATGGCACGATCATGCCTATCGAATAACAAATGAACCCGTATCATCTCCTATGCTATTGGCAGATGTTATTCCAGAAGCGGTAGAGAACCACTTCCCTTACCTGTTAGACTTCGATTACTTCGACGAAGTAGGATTGCTTTCTGAAGAAATGTTTCAGAAGATCGCAGAATTCCAGAGAAACATGCCGGAGTTTCTGATCAAGGCCGAAGAAGCTTCCAAGGCTTTTACCTTAAAGGAAAACGAAGTCAGCATCACGGCCGAGTCTATGACAGGCTTAGCCAAGCTTGACATCACTTCCTATGCAAGAGCTGAGAATGGTGTGCTGAGAGTGAACCTTTCCCAAAACAGTTCTCACAGGATCGAAGCCATTGATGCTGAAATCCAAGAGATTGCTGAATCGGAAAGGACGGACAAAGAAACCGCCATTCAGTTATTGGAAGCAAGGAAAGCTATGATCCAGAATAATGACGAACCATATGTTATCTATCGCACGGACTACGACGCAGCAAGACGGAATCGTTTTACGTGGCACGCCGTCAACAAATTAAAAGAAAACGGCGACCCTGTTTCTGGAGCTGGAAGCGTGCTGTTTATCGTGCATGATACCGAGCCTGTAACATGGGAAATGGCGTATGTTCATCAGATCGATGAAAGATACCACTACGAAACCATTGACGGTGTAGAAACAAAAATCTGCGACGATTACGTGTACGGAATCAGCGAAGGACAGCCGGAGTATTTCACTTTATGGATAGACTATCGGGACGTTCCTGAACTTCAGCCTACGGACAGGTTCTATCTCTTGTGTACAAAGAGCATGACAGGATATCTTGGTGCCAAGCAAGTAGAAGATGAAGCTGCCGTACAAACACTCACCAACTCTACTAAAACTGTTACAGAAACACACCCAACATATTTTGAAATAGATACGGGCACACCTACGACTTCTATTTCTGCCATTGAGAATAGTTATGGATGGTGTTATCTTTACAACCCGTTCAATTACGATATCGGAAAACTGTATTTCTGTTATGGATATATGGGTGACCGAAAATGGAAGAAAGCGTATTGCCAGATGACAGAACCGGAAGGTGAAGATGGAGAGTATTTCCTAAACACCAAAACCAAAGAGTTCTTTCATAAAGAAAATGGCGTTTGGAAACAATGGAATTCCACCGACGACAAACGTATTGCAAACCAATTCAGTAAAGTCAACTACTATTGTCTGCGGCGGGATATGTTGTATAAGGGATTGTACGAGAAATACACAGTCAATACCCCTATTGGAGAACCTGGCAACTACGCCATTCGTACTGATTTTGGTTTCTATTGGGTGTTTACGACTGACCGGCCGAACAACATTTACCCAGAGCCTATCAGACCGTTGGTTGACACAACAGAATACACAGTTTATCAGGCCGAAGATGTAAATTCGATTGTCTCTGTAGATACCAAACCGTTTGATACAGTAGAGTACCCTTCCGAAAACCTTATCGCAGGTATTAATTTCGCAACCGGCACAATCAACAATCAAGGAGCCGACGAAACAAATAAGGACTGGAAGAGATCCTACAATATCAGTATCTATGAACTAACTAATTACGAGTTTAATTTGCCTGAAGGAAGTAAGATCTTTATCTACGATCATCACAAAGAGTTGATCGGAATATACTACACTTCTGAAGCGACTTCCTTCCGTTCTCCGAAACACGCTTATTTTTTAAGAATTGCGTCGCCTACTCTTCCTGAAAGCACTCATTACGTGCGTGTATATAACTACAATAAACTAATCTATGTTGACGATAAATTATATACCGTACTTGAAGATATTGTTCCTTCCGGCCTTTTGAAAGGCATTAATTTTCTCACAAAGCAATTTGCTGATCTAACAGACGAAGCATACGAGAATTACCTTCCTTCCCTATTGGCGGCTCAAAAAGTTGTAAACGACAAGAACAATGAACTTTCTGAGTTATTAGGCGATGTATATCGTGAAGGTTGGTGGCAGAATCCGGACTACGTGGAAGGCGACGAAGCCAAGCTTTACAAAGACACTTTGGATAACCTTATGGAGATCGCCAAACCAGAAGCTACTTACGACGTAGAATTTCTTGATTTGTATGAAGCGGAAGATATTTCAGAAGACAACGATGCAAAATGGCCGGACGTTCAAGATACCGACGCGGCACATCTGATTGACCCAGAAATCAATGTCAATCTATGGGCATATCTCGATAAAGTCGACAAGTGCTATGACAAGCCTTGGCTGACAAATATCACCTTGAATACCAACCTTTCTCTGATTGGACAGCATAGTTTTACAGACGTTATGTCCCGCATTGCGGACATTGCAAACCAGACGAAAGCACGGCAGGAAATATATGAAAGAGCGTCTACCTTAGGGCCTAAAGGCGAAGTTGTTACGCAGAAGCTTCAAGGCACTATTCAGCTTAATGCAAATAAGTTAAACAGCGGTGCTACAAACTGGTATACAGACGATCAGGGTGCAATGATCTTTGAATCCGCCGACGATATGTCTGCAATGAAAATAACGGGCTCTGGCTTTGGAATTGCTTCAAGCAAGAATTCCGATGGAGACTGGGAATGGAACAACAGCATGACCGGTCTCGGATTGACGGCAGATGTCATTACCACGGGTACTCTTAGGGCAAAACTTATCGAAGCAGGAGCCATTACAGCAGACAAGCTTCATTCTTCAGTCGGACAGGAACTTGAAATCGGAAGCAATAAAGCTTTGGAATTGTTTGCTACGATTGACGGTGATCGCCCAGCGGGGAGCTTGCTGACGACAGATGCATTAATTGAAATCAAAGCCGGTGACAATGACAATCCTGCAGCGATCAATGTTTTGTCTGGCGGCGTAATCAACATGCAAGCAGGTTCCGATTTCTCCCTGAAGTCCGGGGGGAATTTCTCCATAGAATCGGGCGCAGAGCTTACCATAAGATCTAACAACCTGAACATCTACAAAGGCGAAGACGGCCAATATCATGCAGACTTTCTGGGAGAAATTATTACTGACGAAGGAACCATCGGCGGCTGGACAATTAAAGAAGGACAATTGCACTCCGGTGCAAGCACAAGCTATGTAGAACTGAATTCTGATGCCAATCAGGAATACGTCATCTACGCTGGAAGCGAGACTTATGCCAATGCTCCTTTTAGACTCTTGAAAGATGGATCTTTGTATGCTTCAACAGGAGAATTCAGCGGCACAATTACCGCAACAGACGGTAAGATTGGCGGCTGGATTATTGACAGTTCCGGCATGCACAAAGGAGATATGTATATAGACGCAGGATCGTCTGAGAGTACTGATCCCGTAATTCATTCCGGTTCTTATTCCGGTGGAAGTTACGACTATCAGCTTCAAAATGACGGAACCTTAATTGCCAAGAAATTATATATTGGTGACAAATCCATCTCCGAATACACCAATGGCGTTATAGAATCAAAAGGATATATGCTTCAAGCAGATTTTGATGGGTTTCTTGTGGAGTACAACAGTGATTATAGCGCTATGGATACAAAGTTCTCAACAAAGACACGGCTGTTCCAGGACGACGGTTCTGTTAATATGTCCGCATATACTGTTAATGAGTTTCAAGATTTCATTACTGGAGCCGGCATATCCGTCAGTGGAGATGGCACGTTGTCTTTTGCCGGAACAGACAAGATCAGAATCGACACAGACAACTTTAAGCTTAACGCAAATGGAGATGGCAAGCTTGTTATTGCTACGGATAACTTTTCTGTTAATGAAAACGAAGTATCTATTTCGGCTGTCAGCAATTTTAACATCGAAACAGGCGGAACATTCTCCATCGGTAACGGCGGCGAAAATACGTCATTTGAAATACAAGGAGACGGAAAAGCACGTATTGGCAAATGGTATACAGACGATAGTGGATTACTGACTTCAGAAGATGGAAATACGTGGCTAAGCGCAGCAGGCGGTTTAGCGCTAAGTAACACAAACGGAACAGTAACCCTAGATCCTACAGGAATTACACTTGACAATGGCAAGACGTATGTTGGGCGTGCTGGTTACGCCACGTTTGATAGCGGCGTGAATACAACAACCGTAAACGGCGGAGCTGTTACTTGTTTTAGTTTGCTCGCACAAGATACTGATTCTTATGCGTATATTCGCAACTTGTTTGTATGGAGTGAAACCGCTGAAGAATATGTACAGGTTATCGTATAAAGGAGTTCATTATGAAGATTAAACAAAAAGAATTTGTTGACGCATATAAAACGTTGGAGAACATATCCAAGGACCTTTGCATTCCTTCCAATATTGCTTTGTTGTTTTTCAAGGTCAAAAAGCTTTGCAAGGAACAATACGAATTCCAAGTTGAAGAACAGCTGAAAATTCTTCAAAGCTTCGACGCAAAAAGAACAGAAAACAGCGGATGGTTCATAGAAGATGCAAACAAGCGAATTGAGTGTCTTAAAAAGCTTAACGAACTTGATTGTATGGAAGTCAACATTGATTATACGCCAAAGACGATCCATCTTGACGGATCGTTTAATTTATCTATCCAAGACATCGAATCGTTGTCTTGTTTTTTTAATTTCGAATAAACACGCAGAAAGGAAGTGATGCAGCGTGTTTACACCCGGCGAGACTATAACACACGCCTTCATAATTCCCTTTGCAGCAAACGAACTCAACAAAGTTGTCGTGTCTTATAAGCAACAAGAAAGTATTGTTTTCGAGAAAACCATCACCTACGGGTTTATCGCAAAAGATCAGCACATTACAAGTATTGAATTTCAGTTAACTCAGGAAGAAAGCCTGCTGTTTGCAGACGACGAAGAAATAACAATACAGTTAAATGTTTATACCAACCAAGGAACACGGCATTCTTCGAGAGAGTTGAGTTCAAGCAGTTATGTGCAATATCTTCGTGAAATTATGCAACCTGATTCTATGCAAATCATTGTACAGCCTGTTGACTGGACGGTCACATCGATAGGACAGGAAGCAACATTCTCAATTGGAGCGGTCGGAGTCGCAAAGTATCAATGGCAAATTTCTGTCGACGAAGCGGAGTTCACAGATATCTCAGACGCTCGCAGTTCCACGTACACCACATTGGCAACACAAGAAGCGATCGCCCATAATAAGTATCGCTGCGCAATAATGGACGTTGCCGGTTCGACTATTTATTCAAATCCTGCAGGGTTTGTTATGGTGGGCGGTGATGAATAATGGCTGAATCAGTTTATACTTTTTATCCAACCTTCCAAGAATACGTCACGCTATACCGTGGTGTCATCCGTGTCTGGATTGGAGACGGTGTGTCAACTGGAAATGTCGGACAATTGTATGCGGAGTATATTGACGGCTTAACACAAAACCTTGGCCCAGTTTCTTCTTATGCAATTGCTGTTTCAGAAGGGTACGAAGGGACTCAGGAAGAATGGGTTGAACATATTGCTGAAGTTTCACAGCGAGCTTTAGATGCAGAAGCATGGGCAACAGGAAAAAGGTTGAATGTGGATGTCTCATCTGCCGACGATACATATCACAACAACGCAAAGTACTATTCTGAAGTTGCATGCACACATCAACAAGGCGCAGAAACAGCGCAAGTCTACGCCGAACAAGCGTCCGAAAGTGCTGTCGCAGCACAACAAAGCGCCGAAAGAGCAGAGACCGCAGCCGAAACAGCAAAAAGTCAAGCTGAAACCGCACAAACAAAAGCCGAAACTGCACAAAATAAAGCAGAGACGGCTCATGGGCTGGCAGAAACAGCGAAGACCACAGCAGAAGCAGCTAACACGGCTGCGCAAGCCGCCAAGACTGCGACAGAGACAGCGAAGGACGAAGCTGTGTCAGCAAAAGACAGAGCAATTCAAGCGGAAACAAATGCTGCAAACAGTGCAGCATCTGCTGTTTCTGCAAAAGATAGCGCTCTGAGCGCAAGCAGTTCAGCTTCTACGTCTGCGACTAATGCAAGTACAGCTGAAACAAACGCACTCGCAAACTCAAGAAATGCAGAAGCGTGGGCTGTAGGACAGCGCGGCGGCACCAATGTTCCAACAACAGATCCAACCTATCACAACAACTCAAAATATTATTCTGAGTATATGGTTCAGAAAATCGCTGAGTTTGGAGATGTCGTGCAGGACGGTACGGTAGTTTATCAGAACAGCACGAACGGTCGAGACCACCCAACAGCAGGGACGTGGACTGCAACACCCAACCCGGAACAAGGCAAATATACATGGAGCAAGACAACGTTCCAATGGGGTGGCGGACAAACTACTGTCTTATATAACGTTTCTTATTCCGGCGTGAACGGCGATGGTTCTGTAAGGTCTGTTAACGGAATGGGTGGAGATGTTACATTAGACGGAACAGGTATTCTGATTGATTCGTCTGCTCAAGATCCCGTATCCGTTTCGAATTTTGTCGAAAGTACAAACGGGAAAATCCAAACTATCAATACGAATATCTCAGGGTTGTCGTCTTCCATCGCAACAATCAACAGCGATATTTCCGACCTGCAGGATGAAGTCGATAGCATTGGCACGGCTATTACAGATGCTGAAATCGACGCCATGTTTTAATGTGGATTAAAGCAAACCCCAATCCTCTAAACAAAGAAGTCCCAGACTGTGTAGTTCGGGCCATATCGATTGCTTTGAATCAGCCGTGGATTCAAACTTTTGACGAGCTTTATTCCGTTGCAAGAGCGGAGTTTAACATGCCGTCTGCGGATGCGGTTTGGGGTAAATACCTATACCTTAAAGGATTCGAACCGTTTGTTCTACCGAATCAATGTCCGCGTTGTCTTACAATCAAAGAATTCTCTCAAAGCTTTTTATATGGAATCTTTATTATCGGAACCGGATCTCACGCTGTCGCAGTCATCAACGGAAATTATTATGACAGCTGGGATTCCGGTTCTGAAATTGCGTCATTCTTTTGGAGAATAGAATAAGGGGGAGTATATATGACTTATTACAATTATCCGCAATATCCTTACATGTATCCGCAGGCACAGTCTTATACGTCTAACATTAAATCAATGGAATGGGTGGACGGGGAAGTCGGAGCCAAGGCTTTCCAGATGCCTCAGGGGTGGCCGCCGGAAACACCTATTGCCTTATGGGACAACTCTGAAAAGCGCATCTGGTTAAAGAGTTGGAACTCTATCGGCATGGCTAATCCCATGCAGGAGATCAACTACACAATCAAGGAACGCACTAACCCTGCGTTGCTGCCCAATAATATATCCGGCGATACGCAGTATATTGTAAAGAAAGATTTTGACGAACTGAAAAGTGATTTTGACGAACTGAAAGAAGAACTACATAATCTTTCTCGGTCTATGCAGAACAATGGAAATCGGGGTGGCAACCGATGAATGAGCTTTACAACGCATACATGAGCAACCCTACGAATCGGCCGCCGGTACAATCTGTTACAACACCTATGCAAAGAATGAACCAGGTAATGCAGGCTATGCATAACCCTATGCCGGTTATTCTACAGGCTTTTCCTGACATTCCTATGTATATGCGAAATGATCCGAATCAAATGCTTCAGTATTTGAAACAAACTAGACATATCTCCGATCAGGAGATCCAAAACACAATGAATCAAATTCCTAGATTCTAAGAAAGGAGTGACGTGAATGGCATTCTTAGATTTATCCGGGCTGCAGAGATTTAAGACAAAACTGGAATCTTTATTTGTCAAAGGCCCTGCATCTGCGACGGCAAATCGGGTCGCTACGTTTGACGGAACGACTGGCAAAACCATCAAAGACAGCGGCTACACCATTGCTACTTCTGTGCCTTCTGGGGCTGTATTTACAGATACGAAGGTTACGAGTTCCGCGAATCATTATACCCCTGCTACGGCTTCCGGTTCTGACAAGACTGCTTCTGCTTCAGGGGCGACAGCTGCATGGAGCATTGACGTGGTAAAAGGCGTAACCCTTAACACAGACGGAAAAGGTCACGTGACAGGGCTTTCTGTAACGTCCGGTAAAATTCCTGCGAATCCAAATACGGACACAAAAAACACGGCGGGAGCTACAGATACTTCTTCCAAAATATTTCTTGTGGGTGCTACATCTCAGGGCGCGAATCCGCAGACCTATTCTCATGATACGGCGTATGTTGGAACCGATGGCTGCTTATATTCCGGCGGAGAGAAAGTATTAACAAACAGTAATATAGACATATTCATTGACAGCGGTTTCGTAACGGGTTTCGCTCAGCTGAAGCAAGGCATTCTTAGCTACGTTTCACGAACAACAAGCGAATTTTTAATATATTCTAAAGCTGTTGCAGAAGCGCCAGAACTGATAGATTCAGATGGTCCTACAAGCTTGATGTTATATATTAGTGTTTATTCAAGAGAATCTACTTACAGTTATACTAATTTTACGTGTTATGTTTATCCGCATTTGGATTATTTCGATGGTCAAACGCTCAGCCGGCCGTTTGTGCTTACTTATTACAAGGGGCAATGGACGCTTCAGAAAATGGCTTTTACAAGCGAGAACTCCATCGTCACTGCGGCTGCAGGTTCTTGGTCTAGTGCAACGCCACCTACCCAATCAATTACAGTAAGCGGTGTCAATACCAATACAAATCTTGTCGTTGGCATAGCAAATACAGCAACGGTCGAAGAAATAGATGCAGCAACGCAAGCAAAAATTATGTGCACAGCACAAACGGATAACTCAATTACGTTAACCTGTTATGGTGAAGAACCGGAGATCAATATTCCGATCTCGGTACTGATTGTGGGGTGATAAGATGGGTATTGTTAATGCATTTCCACAAGCAATTAAAAAAAAAGAAGATGTTTATGGTTTACATATTAATGGGGCCACTTATTCTGATGGGTTTTTAATAAGCATACAAGATGGATCATCATCGAGTTATTTTGCCTTATCAATAAAAAAAATACTATCATCTGTTAGTTTTCCTAAGTGTTCATATGTGGGATCGTATGCCTTTTATTCGTGTAGTTATTTAACAAGCATTTCATTTCCTGTTTGCACTGAAATAAACGGTAGCGCATTTATGGGATGTGGTTTTTCTGTTGTTAATTTTCCTTCTTGTGAATTAGTTGGTTCCGGTGCTTTTATGGATTGTGAAAGTCTTGTTACTGCAAACTTTCCTTCTTGCGCAACTATTGACAAAGCGGCATTTGGGATGTGCAAGGTTCTTGCCGATATAAGTTTTCCTAATTGTACATTAATTAGTAGTTCGGCTTTTAATAATTGCTCTAATTTAACGATTGTAAATTTTCCTAATGTTAGGATTATTAGTGATTGTGCATTTGACGCGTGCACTAATCTTGTTGAAGTAAGCATTCCTGCTTGTACAACAATTGCTTCTTATGCGTTTGAAAATTGTAAAAAACTTACATCTATCAGCCTTCCTTCTTGTACTTATATTAATGACTTTGCTTTTGGAAGCTGCATTAAATTATCAGCTGTTTATTTACTTGGGTCTAGCGTTGTAAGTGCAGGCGGTGCCAACATGTTTTTAAACACACCCATATCAAAATCATCTTACCTTGGGTATTATGGTAGTATTTATGTTCCAGCATCTCTTCTTGATTCTTATAAAACAGCAAACTACTGGAGCTCTTATTCAAATAGATTTGTAGGTATTTGATAAACGGAGGATTAATCATAATGAAATTAGATATTTTAATTCCTATGTACAACGAAGATAAGACTGTAGTTAAACCGTTGTTAGACAGCATTGCCATTCAACAAAACGTAAACTTTGACAACATTAGCGCTATTATTTGTATCGACGGCGGATCAACCAAAATACCCGAAGAATATATCAAAAACTATCCTTTTAAGATTGAAGTTCATCACGAACCGCATCGCGGAGTATCCGCCACAAGAAACGCCTGCCTTAACTACTCCAAGGCTGACTATGTTATGTTTTGTGATTGTGATGATATGTTTTATAACGCATGTGGTTTATGGATTGTATTTCGTGAAATGGAAGTTGGATTCGATAGTCTCGTTTCATGCTTCATCGAAGAAAGCAGAGATCCAAAAGATCCGCACAATCCATCCACAACAAACTACGTCAATCACGAAATGGACAGCACGTTTGTCCATGGTAAAGTTCATAGGAGACAATACCTTATCGATAAACAAATAAGATGGAATGATAAACTGACTATTCACGAAGACAGCTATTTCAACATTCTCTGTCAGAACTTAAGCGAAAATGTGAAATATTGTCAAACGCCGTTCTATCTATGGAAATGGCGGGATGACTCTGTTTGCAGACATGATCCTAAGTATATCTTAAAGACATATAATAATATGCTCGACTCAAATGATGCACTGGTTACTGAATTTATGCGGCGCGCACATCAGGATAAGGCAATGTTTTATGCTGTATCCATGATCTTTGACGCATATTACACAATGAATAAAGATGAATGGATCAGTCAGGAAAATCAGGATTACAGAACAGCAACAGAAAAACGATTTGCTGATTATTTCCGTAAGTATGAATATTTCTGGAACACAATTCCCATGAATGACAAAATGCTTATTTCCAATCAGATTCGAAATCGTTCTGTAATGGAAGGCATGAAAATGGAAGCAATTACAATCGACGCTTGGCTCAACCACGTCAAAGAACTATGAAAGGAAAGTGATATACTATGACTCCTAACACTGTGTATTGGACTGTTACAGAATCTAATGTTCTCGCAAGCGATAACATCGGTGTGCAGAACTATGTCTATATGACAAAAACCGAAGCGGAAAGCAAGCTTTTTAAGCTGTGGGGCTATGCCGCTAATCCTGAAGCTGGTGAAACCCGGCAGCTTCTCAGCGCTTATATGACTGAGCACCGTGGCGATCGTATCATCCTGCTGGAAAATAAAGTGTTTGATCGCCGGAAATACCCTGAACCCGAACCTGAACCTGAATCCAACGAGTGATGGTATTCCTCCTCAATACCTTGACAGCGGCCTTCCTTGAGCAAGGAGGCCCTGTCTAAAGGAGATTTTAATATGAAACGAATCCTGCTACTTCTGTTGCTGATTCCTTCTGTTGCTTTGGCGGATATAACTGTCGGGCAAGACATGCAATATGAATCGTTTACGCAGGCTATCTATGAAACAATAGACAGCAAAGAAACAGTTATTGTTTCTCCCGGTGAATACGATATCCGGGAAGAATATGAAACGCTGTTTGGAAAAAACGTGCCGGATGTTTTTGCAAAAGGCATATTTCTTCATGATCGTACTGTCATATTTTTACCGGGCTCCAAACTCACATGCACATGGGACAGAACAGATAACTTTTCCGTAATCTACAGCGGCGGGAACGTGATACTGGACGGACTGAATCTTTATGCTGAAGGTATGTTGTACGCCATTCACGATGATTTATGGCATTGGGATCAGCCATATATCAACGAGTATCGTCACTGTCGAGTTGTTGGGCGGCTGCTTAAAAACGCCAACTGCATCGGCGGCGGCGTTGCACAGAACGCGAGAATCATTATCGACAACTGCTATTTTGACAACGGCGTAGAAGATAGCATTACGGTGCGATATCACAACGTGGATCTCCCAGACGCTAAAGGGGACATCTGGATCAGCAACAGCTATTTTAACGGATATCTGGCGATGTGTTACTACGGTGGCTCCGCTCATCTAGATGTGTATGTTAACGGATGCAGAGCTAAAGCCGTAAAAACACAGCCTGAGATCCCAGACCACTTTATACAGAACATCGATCTGTATGCGTGGAATAATCAACCATAGCAAGCATCTGCTTGTTATGAATATTGGTTTAATCTTCATCTCTTATCTCGTTCAGAAACGAATAACGAACTTACGCAGTGTACAATGTGTGAATGACTTTATAGAAGAGCTTGAAGTTAAACAACGCTACGGGATTTTTCCCGTAGCGTCTTTTTAATTGAATACGAATCCCGCGCGACTCGGTTCGCATAAGGGGGTTCGGCACGCTTGGATGTTTGCCGTGTTAAGTAAGCAATTATCACAATGCTTTGCTTGGTCAAAGCAAATCTTATTCAGAAGGAGTTGACCAGTTATGGTTAACGAAACTGGAAATGGAATGTATATGCCCGTTGCGCCTGCTTATTCAGGATACTCGAACGACATGTTTGGCGGTAACGGTCTCTGGTTCTTGCTCATCTGGATGGCAATGTTCGGATGGGGTGGTAATGGATTTGGCTTTGGCGGAAACAGTGGTTATTCCGATATTCAGCGGGGCTTTGATCAGAACGCCGTTATGAGCGGTATCACAGGAATCCAGAACGCGATCACCAACGGTTTTGCCCAGGCTGAGATTTCCGCCAACTCTCGGCAGATGGCTGACATGAATCAGAACTTTGCTCTTCAGAGCGGCATTGGCGACCTGAAATATGCCGTCGCTACAGAAGCGTGTGCGGATCGCAATAGCATCTCTATGGCTCTGCGCGATGTTCTGGAAGCTAACAATGCTTCTACCCAGCGCATTCTCGACACGATGTGTCAGGATAAGATCGACGCTAAGAACGAGACGATCTCTATGCTTCGTCAGCAGCTTACGATGGCTAATCTTGCGGCGTCTCAGAATGCTCAGACGGCTACTATTCTCGCGAACAACGAAGCTCAGACTGCGGCGCTTGAGCAGTATCTGGCTCCGACACCTCGGCCTGCCTACCTGGTCCAGAATCCTTCTTGTTGCAATCAGAATTTCAGCTGCGGCTGCGGAAATATGTAACTTCTTCGAGGAGCCCTTTAGGGGCTCCTCTTTCTCCAATCTTTCATTTTAAGACTTTGTCTTATCTTTAAACATTTTGAAAGGAATGAGTGTTATGGCTCAATACAATTATGTTCCTGTACAATTTGTGCAGCCCGGAGCTTCTGCTCTTTTAGATGACAACATTGGCTGCAATCGTGGCTATGTGATCCATCGTCCCGGCTCTGGCATTCTTACTTTGCGCGGCATTGTCAACAATCCCTGCGGACGTTTTGCTCGGTATCGTGTTGCCTACAGCGGTAATATTGCTGTTCCTACAGACGGTACAGTTGGTGAGATCCAGCTTGCTATTGCTATCGGCGGAGAAATTGACCAATCGAGTGTTGGAACTGCCACTCCGACGGTTGTCGATTCTTACTGGAATGTTAGTAATTTTGCAATCGTAGATGTCCCTGCGGGTTGCTGCTATACGGTAGCCGTAGAGAACGCTTCTGAAGGTGCTACGCCTGCGGCTGTCGCTCCGGCTCTTAACCTTCGCAATCTGAATGTTGAAGTCACCCGGCTGGCGTAAAGGAGTGTTGAGATATGAACAATAGATATATGATTCTTGAAAACAAACTCTGCAAAGAGCTTGAACTGCTCGAAGAAAAGTATCGTACAGGAGCTGAAATGAGCGAAGGCGACCTGCGTAAGATTGATCTTCTTACTCATGCAATGAAGAGCCTTGCTACGTTTACGGCAATGAAAGGTTCTGAGATGCCGCCTGAGAATTACAGCTCTTATGGCATGGGTAATTCTTACAATTCTTACGCTGATCCATATATGCGCGGAATGCGCAGCCGTGACATGGGTCCTGACATGTCTGGGCATTATCCTTTTCCCTATCCGGAAGAACGCAGATGGTAATGAGAGGAGCTGAACCAGATGAGAATTAGTATGCCTAGAGGCGATATCAGACTGGTTCGGTTTTTAGTCAATGAACGAAACGGTACAGCCGCAGACGTGGACTTTGATGAGATTTATTTCACAGTCAAGCGAAATAAAAGAGACCGTTTATATGAGTTTCAAAAAAGACTTAGCACGGGCGGTATTACCAAGCTTGGTCTCGGTGATTATCAAATAAAAATCGAACCTAAAGATACAAACAAAATGATTGTAAACGACACACGCTTTCCGAATTATGTGTTCGATATTCAATTGGAATATCAAAACTTTATTAAGGAAAGCTTTGTTGGCACTTTCGTTTTGACGGACGAAATAACCTACGCAGAAAATGAAGGTGGTGAGTAAATGTACAATCCCGACATTCATTCTGTAAGAAGTGGGAATATGTTTACTCTCACGCTTACAACTCCTGTACCGGAAAAAGAAAGTAAGGAACCCGGCGACTACGATGGATTAATTAATAAACCTTCGATTAATGGCGTTGAGCTTTCCGGTGATCTGACGCTAGAAGATCTGGGACTTGGCGGTGTTCCTACTACGCCCCTTTCTCAGGACGATCTCAATGATCTTATAAATACTTAAAGAAAGGAGACGAAATGCATGAGTAAATATTTAGATTCTACTGGTGTTAAATACTTATGGGATAAAGCTAGTGAAATTTATCTCAAGAAAGAATCCGGCAAAGGACTTTCCGACGAAAACTTTACGACGGAAGAAAAGGAAAAACTTGCAGATCTTGAAAACTACGAACTTCCTGCTGCTTCTTCCGAAGCTCTCGGCGGCATTAAAGTTGGCGACGGTCTTTCTATCGACGAAAACGGTGTTGTCCGCACGGTTTACAATCCCGAAATGCCTGTAGAGTGGGACGATATTCAGGACGCTCCGACTACTCTTGAAGGATATGGAATCACGGACGCTGCAACCAAAGATGAGCTGGAAGAAGTTAGAACCGCTGTAAGCAAAGTTTACAAATACTGCGGCAAAGTTGCCAAAGTTGCTGATCTTGAAAACATTCAGAATCCCCAGAACGGAGATGTTTACGATGTTGAAGAAGATGGCACAAACTATGCATGGAACGCTGAAGAATCTCGATGGGACAATCTTGGAGCTATTATCCAAATTGAAAGCCTGTCTAATTACGAGCTGGATATTATTACTGGTTCTGCTTCAAGCGAAGCCGCCCTGAAAGAGCTCCTTGTTAAAGGCGGCAACGTAGATCTTGGCGCTGATGTGACTTTGTCTATGGCTGTTGCTTTGACGCATGATACAACTCTGGATCTTGGCGGCAATACGCTTACCTATTCCGGAGACGGTTATGCTTTGGTTGCTAACGGCTCAAAGCTGACAATCAAAAACGGTAATGTCCAAGCTAACAAACGCGTTGCTCAGGCTGAAAACGGTGGCGAAGTCATTGTCGATAGCGGCAATTATCAGTCTGGCGACGTTGCTCTGTCTGCGCTTGGGGACGGCTCCAAAGTCACGATTAACGGCGGATCTATCTCTGCGAAAGAAGGCGGCATCGGAGCATTCGATAAGGGCGTCATCGAAATTAACGGCGGTACTATTTCTGGTATCGATAACTTCCCTGTCTTTACAAACGGTACATCTGGCCGTGGCGGAAATACCGTCACCTTCAACAATGGTGAACTGGTTGGCAACATCACGTCCAACGGATATGAATCCTGCGGTGTGTACATTGCGAACAATGACACCTTTGTTATGAACGGCGGCAAGATTCGTTCTAACAACGGTTGCGGCATCTTAATGCGTGGCGGCAACGTCACCATCAACGGCGGCGAAGTCGTTGCTGTTGGCGGCGACCATACCCCTGGCTGGGTTGGCGACAATAAGACAAAGATGTCCGCTTCTGCTGTGATCTATCACGAAACCGCGAACTATCCCGGCAAAGCCGGTATGTCTCTGACAATTACCGGCGGTAAGTTCGTTGGAACAGATCATTCTCTTGAAGTTCTGTCCAACGAAGCAACTCCTAACGTCACCGTAACAGGCGGCGAATTTGTGCCTGCATATCAGGCGTAATCATGTTGTCAACAGATATTCTGTTAGACATAAATATTTAAAGAAAGAGGTATATCATTATGGCTTACGAAACAATTGAAACCAAGAAATTCCTTAACTCTGCGGGCGTTGGTCATCTGTGGGAAAAAATTAAGGACAGGTATGACAGCAAACTGGACAACGTTCAGGCTTCCGACGACTCTATCGTTGTTACTGGCGTTAATGGCATCGGTGTGCAGGTCAGTGCTGAAGCTGATAACCGGCTGCAGCTGAAGACCACTGGCAATAAGGGTCTGTATGTAGCTCCTATTGCTGATCAGGATACTTACAGCATTGTGAAGGATGATAATTCCGGCGACTATGCCGCAATCTATCATCTGCAGAAGACCCCCAACGGTTCTGGTACTCCAGTGAACGTTGGGGCTGCCATCAACATCCCGAAGGATATGGTGGTTGAAAGTGGCACTGTGGAAACCAAGTCCGAGTCCGGTGCTTGGGGCCCCGCAGGCACTTACATCCATCTGGTTCTTGCCAATGCGGATGACAGCGATCTGTACATCAATGTTGGCGATCTGATTGAGTACGTGACTTCCGGTTCTCAGGCTGGCGATATGGTTGTGATCGCCATTGATGCGCAGCATCGTGTGACCGCTACCATTACCGATGGCACCATCACAAAGGCCAAGCTGGCTCAGGCCGTGCAGAATTCTCTGGATGCGGCTGACAGCGCTGTGCAGTCTGTTGCTGAAGGTTCTGCTAACGGCACGATTGCTGTGGACGGCACTGATGTGGCTGTGCATGGTCTGGGTACTGCTGCGTACACTGCTTCTACTGCGTATGACGTTGCCGGTGCTGCTGCTGCCGTGCTGGGCGCAGATACCGATCTGGCTTCCGCTGCGACTGTGTACGGTGTGAAGCAGTATGCTTCCGACGTGTACACCGCGATTCAGGCCCTGTCCAATGCCGAAATCGACGCTGCGATCGCCGCTGTGTAATTGGACTAAGGAGAGGGCTTCGGCCCTCTCCTATTCTTCTTGAAAGGGGAAATGTATAATGCCGAATACATATGCGGCAACGAATCCCAAAAAGTTTCTGGACGCTGATGGTTTGGCGCATTTCGCCCAGAAGCTGAACGAGTATCCTACAAATGACGTTATTGTCGCTGTTATCGACGGTGTTCAGGACGCACTCGACGAAAAGGTGGATAACGACAAAGTCGGCGTTGCAAACGGCGTTGCTTCTTTAGGTTCAGACGGCAAGATTCCGGTAAGCCAACTCCCGGGCGGCTCGTCCGATACTACGTATACTTTAACTCAAGACCAGACAGACGGGCATGTTATTACGCTGACTCCGTCTTCTGGTTCTCCTATGACAGTAACGATTCCTGATAACGATACTACTTATTCTCCTGCGACTCATTCTGCGGATGGTCTTATGTCTTCTGCGGATAAAACAAAGCTGGACGGTATCGCAGAAAACGCGACAGCAAACCTGGGTACAATTACCGGAATTACCATGAACGGTGCATCCAAAGGTACGTCTGGTGTTGTGGATCTTGGTACTGTGTTAACGGAGCATCAGGATATCTCCGGCAAAGCTGATAAATCAGAAATTCCTACAAAGGTCAGCCAGCTTACCAACGACAGCGGCTTTACAGCTAACACTGGCACCATCACAGGAATTAAGATGAATGGTGCGTCAAAAGGTTCTTCCGGCGTGGTTGACCTTGGCACTGTTATTACTGCTCACCAAGATATCAGCGGCAAACTGAACACTTCCTTAAAAGGCGCCGCCAACGGTCTCGCAGAACTGGATGAAAACGGAAAAGTGCCTTCTTCTCAACTCCCGTCCTATGTTGACGATGTGCTTGAATTTACAAACAAAGACTCTTTTCCTTTAACCGGTGAAGCAGGAAAGATCTATGTCGATAAAGCCACAAACAAGACTTACCGTTGGGGCGGTTCTGACTATGTGGAAATTTCTCCTTCTCTTGCTTTAGGCACTACTTCAAGCACGGCTTTTAGGGGCGATCATGGCAATATTGCATACGCCCACGCTACCGCAAAAGGATCAGCTTACAGTTCTGGCCTGTATAAGATTACGACTAACAGCGAAGGTCACGTTACAAATGCTGTAGCTGTCGAAAAATCAGATATTACAGCGCTTGGGATCCCTGGCACAAACACGACATATGCGTTTGATGGCACATACAATGCTTCCACAAACAAAGCCGCTACGGTTTCTACTGTCGCCAACGCAATTGAAGCTTTGGGCGAAGCGGCGGCTAAAGGTGTAGACACTTCTATCGCAGCTGCATCAACAAGTACAAATCTTCCTACATCTGCGGCTGTTGCGTCGTTTGTTGAAGGTAAAGGTTATAAGACTACAGACAACGACACGAAGAATACAGCCGGAGCTACGGATTCTTCAAGCAAGTTGTTCCTGATTGGTGCAACATCTCAGGCGGCCAACCCACAAACTTACTCTCATGATACCGCATATGTCGGCACTGACGGGTGTTTATATAGCGGCGGTACAAAAGTTCTTACCGCGCATCAGGACATTTCAGGAAAAGTAAACAAATCAGGCGATACGATGTCTGGCAAGTTGACTCTCCAAAAAGGAATCAACGAAATTATTACCGGCACAGGAACTGCTGGACAGGCTGGATCTGCAACTGTGGCTTATAAACCGGCACTATGGAGTTTTAATTTGGGAATGACTCCCGTCGAAGGAGACCGGTTAACTATCAAGATTCCTGTTGCGGTTGTCGATGCAGGCGTATGGATGAGCGTGGATAACGGTACGAACTATTATCCAGTTGCTTGCATCAACACTTCTCGCCTAACAACACAATATCCTGTTGACGAAACAATTGAAGTTGTTTTTCAGACTGGTCGTACAACTGCTCTATATGGCAATACAAAAGATGGAGCAGCAGCAGGGGCATCAACAGCAAACGTTACAATGAGCCGCTGGTGTGTGCTGAATTATTACGACGCAAACACGACTTATTCTGCCATGAGTTCGACCGAAATGAACACAGGTACTGCAAAAACAAGTCGTGTCATGACGGCAAAAAATCTTAAAGCGGGTCTTAACGCTGTTTTGAAGGCTACGAGTGGAGATGTTCAGCTATACGGAGTACATCTTACAGGACAGGTTCCGGCTCCTACAGCCGAAAATAACGGCAAGATAGTTCAGATTGTTAACGGTGTTTATTCCTTGGTTCCTGCCATTACAGACGCAGAAATTGATGCTTTATTTGCTTAATTATTTTTAGAGCGAAACTATTTGAGATAATTCTTTCGATACGCAGTCTCGCTCTCTTTTTACTTTTTGAGCGAGGTGTATTACTATGAATGATCTTGTAAAGCCGGTCGGCCAATGGATTGCGGATAACATTCCGCTTTCCATCGGGATCGGTTTATTCTTATTTTGTCTCTTTTTTGAGATATCAAAAATCAAAGTCTATCCATTAAAATGGTTGTGGAAGTGTATATCCTTCCCTTTTAGAAAGATAGATGAACAACGTACCCAATCTTTCAAAAATATTGTACTTGAAATGAAATCTGAAATCGATACAAAACTTACCGGCATGACGACTTCTTTTGATAGCAAGCTAAGTGAAATGGCGACGTCTCAGAGCTCCAACTGTGCTGCCGTTAAAGCAGGGTTTGTGGATCTTGAAAAACGTTTCGACATTCTGGATGAAAAGCAAAAGGAAACCGAAGAAAGACTTGACAAGCTTGCAGCCGCCAGAATAAAGAATCACGTCTTGAATTTCGCAAGACAATGCAGAAAAGGCGAGCCACACAGTCGAGAAGACTTCAAAAATCTTTTCGAAGAAGCAAAAATCTACGAGAGTTTGGTTGAGAAGTATCATTGGGAAAACAACGTATACAAACATGACTTCAAGTACATCGAACACGTATACGACGAGTGTAATCTAAACAACAAGTTCTTAGGTGAGTAACTGGGGTGGTCCCATGTCTTTAAACAGTTACATTATTGCCTATCGCTTGGAAGACATGCAAGGGCAAAGCAAGGATTATATTGATGGCCGTCCAGTAATTATACCAGACGGTTATTTCCTTGCAAACACAGATCCATGTGTCTACAAAGACCCTGTCTACAAAATTTTGTGGCCGGAATATCACCTATACGAATACCTTCTCTATTCCAGAGCTTTAACCTATCCACACGGCGAAGTCTTGTTTCGAGAATCCGACATTCTATCTAAAACTAAATTAGGGGCGTGACGACATGGATAAACCGGTTGATCCACGGCAGCAATTTTCCAAGAAACTTGCTCGCTGGACATCTGTGTTCTGGTTCCTTTATATGGCATGGCTTAGCGTCCTGCTGTATTTGGTGCCGGAATCAGCTTTGTTTTCTGTTTACATGGCGCTAATTGTTTCTGTAGTGATGATTATCAATATCTATCATTACACATCTAATAGTAAGCTGGAAAAGATGCTATATGCAATGATCGCTAAAACAGAACTTGAACTCAAAATCGGCAACAGCAAAATATCTACTTCCAAAGACGAAGAAGACGGTGATAACGGATGACGTATTCTGAACTCATCAAAAAGTTTCTCGAAATGGTACAAAAGATCAAGAGTCTCAACCCTGCTTATAAACAGCCGGGAGACGGCTCTAATGGAGTATGCGATTGCATCGGTTTAATCATCGGTGCAGTTCGTAGAATGGGGTTGAAGTGGACGGGCATTCACGGGTCCAACTGGGCTGCACGAAGAGAGTCTGTCGAGCTCAAGTACATTGAAAGTATCTCCCAGCTTGAGCTTGGCGACGCTGTTTACAAAGGCGTAGGACCTGATGGTATAGGCCCTAAACCTTTAAACGGCGGCACGTTCTCTCATAAGTACGACCTTCCTTCCCGTTATAAACACAGCGGAGCTTATTACAACGGAGATCTCAAAGATTATTATCATGTTGGAGTTGTAACAAGCGTTAATCCTTTAAGGATTACGCATATGACATCTCCCCACATGAAAGTTGACACAGGCCTTAGCCAAAACTCAAAGAGTCCTTGGAACTATCATGCCAAGATCAAACCTATTGTCAACGCGGCAAGCAAAGCACCGACTCCTGTCCCGCCTGATCCTATTCCCTATGCCGGAATCAAAGCAATAGTGGTATCCGACAACGGCAGCCCCGTCAAGATGCGGCAGTATCCTTCTACGAGCTGCAGCACGTGGGACAAGCTACCTGTGGGTACAGAAGTCACTATTGTAGAACCCGGAGAGAAGTGGGCCAAGATCAATGGCGGCCGCAGAGAAGGCTGGTATATGAAGGCTGAGTTCCTTGACATCGTGGGCGATGGTAAAGGCAAATATTAAGGGGGAATGACTATGAAATTCATTGCTGAAAACTGGTATATTCTTTTACTCGGAATGGCGGCTGCAGCAGTCGTGATTTGTTTAATTGTGAAATTCTTCAAGCTTCCACATGAATCACAGATCACCAAGATTAAGGAGTGGCTGTTATACGCAGTTACTGAAGCAGAAAAGGAACTTGGCAGCGGCACAGGTCAATTGAAACTTCGGTATGTATACGACATGTTTGTTACGAAGTTTCCTTATCTTGTGAAGTTCGTTTCATTTGAATACTTCAGCTTCCTCGTAGACGAAGTATTGGTTAAGTTTAAGGAACTCTTCAAGAACAACACGGCCGTCAAACAGTATGTTTCCAACGCTGTTGTGCATAAGGATGAGATCTGATGGACAAACAGATCTGGGATTATATCCAATCCTATACGAAAAACGAATTTGGGACCGCTGCTTTGATGGGAAACCTGATGGCTGAGAGTTCGCTAAACCCAAAGTGTGTAACTGGAATTAAAGATCCAGATTATATTTCTAAATCGGATTCTGGAACAAATGATTTTGTACACGACGGGCACGCCTTTGGGCTGGCTCAGTGGTGCTTCTACGTCCGTAAAGAAGGACTTCTAAACCTAGCCAAATCCAAAGGCAAGTCTGTCGGTGATCTCAACCTTCAGTTGAGTTATCTGATAGACGAACTCTCCAACAAATACAAGATGGTATGGTCGGCTATTGTCAACGCTGTCAACATTCGCACATGCTCGGACGTGATTATGGCAAAGTATGAACGTCCCGCCAACATGAGTGAAACAATGAAACAAAGACGGGCCGAGTACGGTTTCCAATTCTATACCAGATTTTCTGGGGGAAAATCGTCAAAATACGTTGTCGTGACAGCCGATCGAGTAAATATCCGTCTTGGAAACGGCAAGGGATTTGCACGAATTTCTCAAGCAAATTCTGGGAGTTCTTACGAATGGGTTGCTACGTCAGAAAACGGCTGGCACGCTGTCAAATTGCCAAAACAGGTCGGTTGGATTTCAGGTGAATTTTCCAGAGTGGAATAAAAAAGGATACGGTGTATTGCCGTATCCTATTTTTTTAGGCTACGATGTAGCCTTTTTTTATTTGCCAAGATCTATGAATTTGGTCTGCACAAATCCTTTATTGGTTACAGCCCATTCTTCAGAGTACATATAAACCTTGATCTTCTGTTCGTCTTTTAACCAGCATCTTCTTTTGCCGCCGATTGTCTTTCTTGCTTTTACTCGGCCGTTGGATTGAATTGTTGTTTCCTGAAAGACAGGTTTCTGCGGCTCGTCGTACACGATGTAGCCTTTGTGTACCCATCCTTCTCCGTATTCAAATAACACATATACATGCAGGAATCCGTTCTTTTCTTTTCCATCGGTGTAGATGTGATCTCCGCATTCCAATCTGCCGATCTCCATAGAGTTCTTGTTTGGATTGAGCCTTGCGTATACCCAAGAGTCTGGCTGGCACATCACCCAGCAGTCGATCTCTTCAGGTTCTTCGGCGTAAGAGACGGTAAAGGAAAGAGCGAGAATCAATATCATCGATATTATCTTTTTCATATCATTCTCCATTTATGCACCCTGTCATTTTTGATCCACAACCTTCGCAGTAGTCATGGCTTTTGCCGTTCACGACAATTGCACGGCCGCACTTGGAACACACTCTGATGTCTTTAGCATTTGGATAACGCACCCAGACAGCTTCACCTTTGCTCTTTGCTTCTGTTGGCTTCTCTTCTTCCATCGCACATTCGATAACGTCTTCGTAATTGATTGTGTTTTCTGTTATAGAATCATATTTTGCAGCAACAAAAGCTCGCGCAAGGTCGTCGACGATCTGATGAAGATACCTGGGCTGGAAACCAATTTCCCAGTCTTCTCCGTCCACCAACAGAGAGAGCTTGCAATGCAGAAGTTCATGTACCAGACATAACTCAAAGTTAAACTTTCTCAGTGCTGCTTTCCTTAACTTTGGATCTACAATTTTAATCACGGCGCACTTTGTTGATTCGATGTATTCCACATCTCCGTCGGCGTCTTCGTCCAGATCGTCAGGGTTAACGTTGGACATAAGCTCTATCGTCCAATCATATAAACCTAATCTTTCTTTCCATTCCTTCAGGAGTTCGAGTTCTTTTGGCATTCGTCTTCCCTTCTTTCGTATAGCGGACACATCTCCGTGTCCTGAAACATTGAGACTGAGAACACTCCTGTCTTATTCAAGCGATTTGCTTGATTTCGTTCGCACTTCGTGTAGGAGCATTCGTTGCCGCACCATGTTATGTCGTCGTGAAACCATTTGTATAGTTCGTTCATCTTTTTTCCTTTCTTTGCAATATAAATGGCTCAATTCTCCATTTAGCTTCAAGGGCATTCAAGAAATCATCGGCTTCTGTTGTGTCGTTGAAGTGGAAAATTACCCTGCCGTCTGGTTCGCACGTTACGTCTCTTCCACGCCACTGGCCTATAAGATTTTTTGAGCGTTATGACATTCAGGCGACTTTCTTGAATCAGGAGTGTTCTTGCTAGATTTTTGAGTGAAAGTAGTTTCTTCTTTCTTTGGTGCGTAAAATTCGGTGCCGTACTCGTCTCCGCTTCGTTCTTCATATGAAAGTGTAAACGGCAGCAAAATATATTCTCCGTCTTCGTTCTTTGCGTACAGGTCTTTTATATTTTGCCGCATACAAAATTTTATAAACTCTGTCATTCCGTTCATAGTTTACTCCTTGATTAATTCTTCTTCTGAAAGATCGCAGAAAAACTCTTTTACTCTTTCTTTATATTTCATTTCCGACTCAAAGAAGTTTACACAGTCTTTGCATATATCGTATAGATCGGAATAATTGCATCCGGGCCTTCTAATTGTAATTATAGCGTGTTCTGATTCGCTTACTCTTTTTCCGCAGCGATCACATCTAATAATCTTAATTTCTCTTTTCATTCAGTCCCAGTACATCTCGAAATTCCTGCCGATCTCGGCCAGAATCTCAGCTCTCCTTTCCTGATTTTCTTTCTGCAATTCTTCTTCTCTTTTAAAATATTTATCTCTTATCTCTTTGTCTTTTTCTGTCATTTCCAAACGGGATGTCATAAAAGCTCCGTCTGTTTCATGCACCGTGCACCGGTCGCACATCTCCGTGAATTCTTTCTGATACTCGTTAGATGTTTCTTCCATCGACTTGGAACACCATTCTAACTTCTCGGCCGTCTCCAATAGATGTCTGCGCCAAATCTCAGGCGTATCGTAAGGCTTGACTCCAGGGTAGGCATTGCCATGTTTTGCCATGTATCTCAGAGCTTCAGCTCCGATTTCTGCCCACCAGTTGTTCCAGTTCCATGTGTCGACATAGGCAAAACCGTACCTTCCGCGATGGATAAAGTTGCGGATGTTCCAATATGTTTCGTGGATGAGTTTCCACGGCCGGAGAATGTAATAGCTTTTGCGATACGCCAATGTAAATACTGAATGTCTGTTTTTCATATTATTTTTCCTTTCTACAACGCCGAGTTGCGGACTCGGCATTAATGCTTACGCGCAATTGCAAAAACCCCGTCCGAAGACGGGGCGTATATTAAAGCCGACAAAATTTATTCCTTACTTGTTAACGATGTCCTTGAAAGCCTTGCCGGGTTTGAAGGCAGGAACCTTCTTAGCGGCAATTTTCAGAATTTCTCCGGTCTGCGGATTCCTTGCTTCGCGAGCAGCCCTTTCACGGGCTTCGAACGTGCCGAATCCTACAAGCTGCACACTGTCGCCGGACGCAACGGCGTTCTTAACTTCATCCATGAACCCAACGACGATGCGCTCTACATCAGCCGTGGTAATAGGAGCCTTGGTTTTGTACTTCAGTTTCTCAATCAATTCATTCTTATTCATAGTCTTTTTCCTTTCTATTATATTTTGTCGGCCGTAATATCAGTATGAATAGTCTACCCATCCGCAGTCGCATTCGTATTGACGTTTCGGCGGGTAAGAAGTCTTAATAATGTCCGTCCTTACATAGACGGGTTTGCCACATTTTGGGCAAATAATATCTGTCTTCTCTTTGTTGGAGTTATTAAGTTCCAGTATATTCCAAGGATTAACCTTCTGATATTCTTCCCAGGTCATTGTTCGTTCCTTTCCGATGTTTCGTCTGGAAGCTCCGTATTTATGATAACTTGCTTTATCTTCTCTTTGAGCCCGGGGTATGCCCACTCTGCAAACGCCGTATTTTCTATGGCTTCAAGCAGCATTTCTTTCGCTATCCGGTTTGCATTCCACTCGTAAGCGTCGTGTGCTTTAATCCAATCGTATATTTCTTTTCTGGTCGGCATAGACATATCTTCTTTCTTCAGGAGCACGGCTCGCTGTCTGAACGATACCCTTTGCTCTTTGCTTCACATTTACGGCATATTTCGTGCTGACCACACTCACGTTTGCAGCACCATAAATATGGAGCATCGTACATACATTTCTTACATTGTTCTTCCGTCATTTTATTCTCCTGTTTTTGTATCCCACTCAGGCGGGAAAGGGAAGTATCCCCATCTCCTGAACGCTTTGTCTTTCATTCTGTTTACTCTGTGGATATTCTTTTTTCGAGTCCTGTATTTCGAATGCCCACGGAGATCAACGGCTTTGTTATATCCTAAGTACCATTTGAGCACATTGCTTTTCTTCATAATTATTCCTTCCATCTAAGTACGTAGATTTTTTGTAATGTGTCAATAGCCTTTCGTGTGTCAAGTTCCCAATACGAAGGTCTGGTTTCTTTTAAAAAGTTCAAGATATCCGTTATGTTATAAGCTTCGAATATGTGCATATATTCTCCTAAATGTCGTCGTCCGATTCGTGAATATAATCTAGCAGTCCTTCTCTTACGGATTTGCCTGGTGCAATTATGTAGTTCCACCAGATCAATCCAATCGGAATGCCAAATACGACTTCAATTAGTTGCAGAAACCACCACATTTTTATTTCTCCATTTACTTGTTGTTCATGTACCGATCAAGTTTGTCGCATGTGCATACAGTTCGGTCATTGTTTTCGCAGCCGTCGCACGGACATTTGTCGTCTGACGTCTCTTCACCAGTTGTGACAACAACTTCGATTGATGGTTCATCGTGTTCACCCAGGCCATATCCTACTGTTTCCATGAACAAGTGCATATCAACGCTTTTGGGTTCCACGTTGTAGTGCTTTGCCACGATTTGCTGAACGTCATACTTATCGAGAAATACTTTCGTTTTCATTCTGCGTCTCCTCAGATGTTATTTTTCCGACAGCTTTTCACCGCTGTTGGCGAATTAGTTTGATTGTTCTTAGTCATATCCGTGTTCCCATGCCCATGAATTGAAGTTCATTTCTTCATCTTCGCGCTTTCTTGTTTTGGTATACATTGCGTAATGGGCATCAATCCACTCGGAAGCTTCTTTCTTTGTGTTGCCAGTAAATCTATCGACAACGTATCCTTCTATGATTTTAATGAAATCCAATTGTTTCTGAGTTGGTTCCATCTTATTTCCTTTCGTTCCAAGCTTTGATTGCCTTTTCTTTTGATGATTTGAATCCGCTTGCTCCACCGCAACCTTTATACAAAGCATCACATACGACTCTGAACTGAAGATATTCAACGTCATCGAGCACGTTGTGAACTTCTTCTATTTTTAAAGTTTTTGCGTTGCCACAAAACGGGCAAGGTTCCAACTTGCTGTCTACGTGTAGCGTATGAGTATATGGCTGCAAATTAGTGTACGGGTTGGGATTATTCTGAACAGATTGCAGTGGACACCAGTACGGCCTGTACTCTGAAATATATCGTTGTTCTTTGTCTACATTGCACGTCCCGTTTTCTCCGTCGTGGCATGGACATTCGTAGCATAAATTAGGAATTGCGTCCATTGTTGTTATTGCTATCATTTTCTTTGCTCCGTTTGTTTGATCTTTTATCTACCCTAAAATACAATTGAATTGATCCGTTCTCTTGCTTCGCGCTGTGGTACAACAGAAAAAAGTTCAACTTTTGGGTCGATTACGACAGGAAGTCCACAAATATTTCTATGCGTCCATATTGCTCCGGGATGATTTTCGGTCCAACAGATGACCAACCCAGCTTCTTCCATTGCGTTATATAAACTTTGGTTAATAAACAATACGCAGTCTTCCGGGGTTGCCCGTTTCGCTCTGATGATTTGACTTAGTATGGTATTTATTTTGTTCATCTATTTCTTTCAGACTATCATCTCGTCTGACTCCTCGCATTCCAGAAAAGAATCATAATGGGAACACTCATTCCTGCAATCACAATCCAATTCGTATCCAAGATCCTCGCATAATTGCTGATATCCGCATTCCGCGCATATAGTTGTCACGTTATCACCTTCCATAGCAATCTTGGTTTTTCGCCATTTTATGACGAAATCATAGTATTTAAATTATGTGGTGGCGAGTGCCTATACCGTCATCTTGCATATCTGTTTCACTCATTTCCTGCCGTACTCCGGAACACAAACAGGGTTCAGCTTAACGGCTCGCCTGATGTCTTTCAATCATCATCCGTCAGCTCGATTTCGTTCTGAAGGATTTTGACTGTATTCTTCAGAGCTTTCTGGAATACTCCGTCAGAGATTTCAAGCGGCCTGACTTCTCCGCTCCGTGCCATTCCAGCGGCAACGCAGTCACAAACCATCTCAATCACATCGAACAAATCGACATCATCCGGCACATACTTGAGAAGATGATGACGTTCAAGTTTTTCATAGTGCAGTTTGCACCATTCACCATCTTCGAAATGCATCCGGCCTTCCATTGTTGCCACCATGTCACGGTAGAACATACTGCGATACGGTTCTTCAACTTTTGACCAATCATGTATTTCGGACGACTTCTTAAGCAAAGCACAGAATCTTTCTATAAGTCTATCGACATCACAACGATGCAATCCGTTGGCTTTGTTAAATTCAGAGATTGTTGGGATATGCGTTGCGTGTCTCGTGTCTCCATTTGAATTTCTGGTCATTTTCACCTTAGTTTGAGATTCTGAATACATGTTTTCCCTTTCTGGTAGCCTTGACTATCTGATTTAATATCTTTCTTTAAATTACGCTAAGCTTCCGGCAAGTTTCATTTGAGAGCAATACTCAGTACAATCTTTTTGCCGTCTTTGCGCGTCCATTCATAACCAAACCAGTCTTGCTTGTTTTGATCCATCTGATTAATGAGATGATCCCGTACAGCACAGATTGCTTCATCTGTCACAATTGAACGATTGCGCCATGATTTGCCATCTTTCGTCAATACGCCGGCATAGATTTTGCCTGTTATTTCACCCGTGCCAACATGATAATCAGCCATTCTCGAACTCCTTCTTTAAGTTAGTCTTTCCACTCTTCGCAATTGTTATCCTCTCGTACTTGTACAGGGTGATTCTTATCTTTGACACAAATCAATATCATGTTTCCATCGTCATCGTCCGCGCTAAAAGACTGTGCACAACTCAGGCAGTCCATCGGCACTTCATCCTGTACCCGGCCGCAATCAAATTTTGACATTTTCAGACACTTCTTTCATCCATTTCATCGTTATCGTTTTCGTTTCACTTTCATCTTTTTCCATGTAACCATTCACCAACAGCACTATAATATGCTGATTTCGTCTTCGTTTTCTTTTCTTGAAAATGTATAATGGAAAGTCCAACTATACAAATAATTACCGCAACGCCTATCATACAAAGGATAATCACATCACTCATTCCATTTCACCGCCTGTCTTTGTTCTTCTTTTGGCATTTTGTTCCAACAGCGGGTGTTCTTTCTGTCTTCTTCATCGTAGGTCAAGAGAAGAAACTCATCACTAACGTTGATTTCAGGGTTCCACGAAAGACACCGGCCCCGACCGTCGAACGTGATGATCAAAGGATAAATTTCCTTGACGTCTTTGAATTCCCCATAGACAACGGGATAGTCTTTGATTTCGTCCCAGTCAAGCACTCTTGTTTCCTGTTCTTTCAGCAAGGAAAGAGCTATATCCAATGCTTCTCTCAACATAGAATATTTTTCCGGTGGATAATTTGCTTCTATCGTTTCAATTGCTTCTTGGTTCGTCATTCCATTTCACCAACCTTCCACAATGTGGGCAGTAATCAAGTTTCTCGTCTACCCAAATTCCATCTCCGAGCATTTTCTGCCAAATGACTTCATGCCCACATACTCCGCAAACCATAGAGTCCTGTTCCAATATAGGTTCAACCGCTTCCTGCTCTTTCAACAAGTCAATCAGCATATTCGCTTCGCTGATTGAAAAGAAAATGTTCGGATTTCCAAGTCGTTTCGCCAACTCGATTTGTCGGCCGATAGCTGTGACGACATCTGCTTTGTTCATCAACCTATTCTCCTTTTACTCTTCTAAAGTTTCCTACACAAAAAGCCCGACCGAAGCCGGACTCTTTGTTTAGAAAGCTTATACTACCTTTTATACTACCAAATCGTTAACCTTAATCGTAGTATTTTAACCTTAATTAACATTGGGAATTTTGGAATTTAGTTTCAGTCGCCTTGATTTTCCTGCCATTCAAGCGTTTGCTTGGAGCCTTGATTTTTCTGGGTTTTCGCATCATCGGTGAAAGTCCCACTACCTTGCACTCCTTATTTTTCAACGGGTTCAGACTTCTTCTGATTCTTCATACTACCATTCATACTCTGAATCAGCTTTTCATTTAACTTTTCAGCTTCGGATTTCAGTCTTGCGTCCGGCGCTTCGTCGTAAATTTTGAGAATCATTGTAGCATCGCTGTGCCCCATCCACAAAACACAGGTTTTGAGTTCCACTCCGTTGTCTCTACACATCGTACAGAAAGAGTGCCGGAGATCGTACGGGACAACAGTGAACTTTTTCCACTCTTTCTGCTTTTTGGTCTTTCTCGGGGCGTTGTTTATCACGTACTCCATATTGCGGACGTAAGACTTATATGCGGCTCGCCACGCTCCGACTGTGACAGGTTTGCCGCTCGCCGTAGAAACAAGAAGCCCGTGCCGTCCTTTAAGAACCTTGCGCAGCGGTTCAAGTAAAGGAATGGTCCTTGTTGCGTTCTCTGTCTTGCCTTTGTTTGTCACTTCGTAGTGTGTGTTATCCGCAAGTTTTACAAAATCCATTAATCGGATCTCGTTCTTTTCAAAGTCTACCGATCTGTCGATATCGAAAGCTTTGATTTCCTGCGGCCGTAGTCCTGCGTACAGCATGGTCATGACCGCAGGATAGATCCTGTGATCTTTGCAATGATTCTCGATCAGATCTCTTTCCTGTTCTGTGATAGCCCTGTGTGAACCTGTTGTTCCTTTGTGCGGCTTGGCTGACTTTTGTCTGGCCGGATTGTGTTTGATATACCCGTCGTCTACTGCCGCGTCAAACAGCCTTCTGTAGAGCGAAGCTGCGTGTCTGATATAGTCAGTAGATTGACCGTTATACTTTTCTGCGAAAAGTGTTCTGATGTCTGATGCTTTGATTTCTGAAATAAAACGGTCGCCGTACCGATCTGTCAGTTTGCGTATCTGGATTTTGTTGTTGCGTACTGTGCTTATTCCTGCTCCGGTATCTATGTTCTTCAGCCATTTCTCCGCATAATCCTTTAACTTAGGGCCGAACAGAAGTTCTGTTTCGTGCTTCTTTTCAAGTTCGATGTATTCTTCTCTCTGTGCGATTGCATCGTCAGAAGAAACCTTTGAGTAGAACCATTGATCTTTATACCGACATGCGTAGTACCCATCCTTGCGCTTCTTTAAACGAAGCTTCTTCTGTCTCGGCACAACTCTCGACTCCTTTCAACGTACAATTATAATAAGTAGAAATTGCAATTGTCAATTGATCTTTCGGAGTCTTGCGATGGCTCTGAGATATTCCGGCGGGTGTACTTCTTTCCTCCTTTCCCATTCGATTACGGCCTGCTCTGGTACGAGATAGGGTCTGATGTCCAAACGGGTTCCCATTTCCTTCATTCTTTTGACGGCCGTCTGTCGGCTCTTCAAATGATGTCGTTCCATAATATCTTTCACGCTTAAAAGCTTATCCATATATATATTATGTACCCCCGTTTTTTGAAATTATAAAGAATTGCTCCCGCCTTTTGGGCGGGAGCTTTTTTATGGCTTATATCGTTTTACGCCACCGTTGATTCCATCTCTTTCGAACTGCGGGCATTCTGATACGATGTAGCTTACACCAATCTTGTGTGTTGTTTCCTTTGCAGTCCAGCCCGGGACGGGCAGAAGTTTGTCAGACCATCTGCATCCGCCGCAGGCTTTCTTGCAATCCCAACATAGCGTCATTTTAGTCGAAGTCATCTTCGTCCTCGCAGTCTTCGTCCTCGCAGTCTTCCGCAATGGAGATCAGAATAGCAGCGATGACTTCCAACATTTCGTGCCGTCTCCATGCGAAGTACAGCCAAATGCCAAGCCAGACGACTAGAATAAAGATAATTGGTACCATACGTTACTCCTGTTTGTGATAGTAAGACGCCCAAGGCGCAGGCATATTCACAGTATTATTCTCTTTATTAAAGGTAATTTTTTCTAAAAATTTTCATCCACGCTTCATGGGAGTATTTCTTTTCAAATGCTCGCTGAGCATCTTGCTTGAGCTTAATCTCAAGCTCTTTGTTGCGGTCATGCAAGTCCATGTGAATGTCATGCCGGAGCCAGACTTTGAGACCGTACTTCTCAGACAGTTTCCGGTTCGCTGTACCTGTCATCACATTTAGTGATGGCAATCCAAGTTATACTCAGCGCCGGAAACATAGCATTTCTTTTCGGATTGCATAATACTTTTTGCCATCATTCATCACCTGTTTCTGCTGCGGTAAAAGTTATTATGGATTTGTCTTCGCGTTGTATTGGCTTGAAAGATACACCGACGTTGATATCATAATTGTTTACGAAGCTAATCGGCGCACCACGCCATCCACAATATAAATCTGTTGTGTTTGATGTCACGGAAACATCTTCAAGGCAGGGTTTTGCAAGCATAGACATAATCATCTTGGCTTTTGAGTTACCTATTCTAATGTTGTTTGGCAGCACAAACTGGCACACGACTGGATCGCCGGAAGAAAAGTCAATCGCCGTCAAGTCAACATAGGTTGTGCCGCAGAACGGACATTTGATTTCGTTGGTGTCTTTTGCTGCGCCGCAGTTTATACAGTTTGTTTTGCTCATATGTTATCCGCCTTAAATCTTGTCGATTTTACTAGCTAATTGATCAGCACTGTGAAGAATCCGCTCTTTTTTTACTTGTCATTCTTTTTTTCCTTTTTCTTTTCTTCTTTTACGGTCCATCTTCCAATCAATTGTTCCTTTTCCTTTTCCGTGATCGTCGGAATCCCCAATGCTTCTGCGTCCTGTATCAGACTATCGATAAGCATAGACATTTGTCGACTATCGTACACAGATGAACCGTACCAAAGTGTCACGTTAGTGCAGCCGGGAATCTTGCTTTTTGTTTTCTCGGTCATCCACCCTGTGCCGTGTTCGGCCCACCCTCTGCACAAAGCGTCGGCTGCAATATCCCGCACACAGATAATCGTGGATACGCCGCCGATTTCTCTGATGGCGTTTCGGTACACGGCCGTTTTCTTTTCACCGGTCTTTTCTGCGATTTTGTCTATGATCGTCCATGCGTAGGCATTGGCATCCAAACTTCTGCGCTTGTGGAACTTTTTGATCTCAATGTTCACATCGGCTTCTTTGAGTTCGTCATATTCAACTGCAAAGTTATCTGTCACAGTTATGGTGATATTTTGCGAACCGTCTTGATTATACGTGAGTCCTGAAAGTTTTCCGATCATTACAGTACAGCCACCTTTGTGTTTGTTGCAGTCGTAATAATCTTTGCCAGTTCTGCAGTCTTGTCACCCTGCACCATGTAATACTCGCCCGTCGGTAGAGTGATGATTGTCCGGTCGTCCACGACATAAAAGTCGACGATGTGATCCGGGTTGACATAGACGCTCAACGGGGATCTTTCAATCCCACTGATGGTTACGTTGTTAATTTTTACAACCATGGTATCCCCCTAATATTTAGGTCTATTGTTGCTTCGAGTTGCAAGATATAACAAAACCAAAAGCACAATCAACAGAATGATCTTATTCATTCCAGTCGCCAACGTTCCTTGGTTTGCCACATGGTCTTTTCTCAGGGCATTTGCCTGTGACGCATCCCGGCCCTGCTTCTCCGAAGATCTCCGGTGCTTTCTCGCGGCAAATCTTCAACATTTCATCCGCCATACGTCTTATCTCCCATTGCGCTCTGTTGCACGTCCTGAGACTAAAGAAGTGCAGCATCTCCCGGCAGTTCATTGTCATATACAGTTTTGTCGGGACGGCTTGGGGAGTAACGTATCTTGCGTCTTCGGCAGGGATTCCGGCATCAACCATGCGCTTGTAAAGGTTCATGACGTATCTCATGGTGCTTTCTACTTCAGCGGCAAATCCTGAGTCTTTGATGGTGTCTGGAATAACAAGTTCGGGATTGTCAAGTTTTACATATCTCTGGCTTTGTACATCAAAGGATGCAAGCCGGTGCCTTGTTAACTGGGCAAGGCATGCACGGCTGATTCCTTCAATCTGGAACGTGAAAGAAGCATGTTCCAGAACGCTTGTGTGACCTGATTCAACAGAGTGTTTCAATGAACTCTCCGGGTTTTGTGAATCGTAACAGATTGCAGCGGCGGAACCACACAGTTCAGCCGGAGCTTCTGTGTATCTGATGAGTGTTACTCGCATGGGTACTCCTTTCCCGTTGCTTCTTTGTAGGCTTGGCGCATGGAAATCATTTCTTTCATTATTCTGTCTTGGTTTGATTGAAGAAGATAGATTTTTCGGATCATGCTTTCCACGCACTCTTTGACTTCGGCTGTGTCAAACTGCTCGTCACAGTATGAGCATAGGCGACCACACGGACCTTCGATGCTCACCAGTTTGGCAATCAGCTCTTGCGGTGTCATGGGTATCACCTTCTTTAGCTGTTTAAGATATCCAAGGCTTCGCAGAGAACGTCAGCCTGTGCCTTTAACCTTTCATATTCCTTCTTGGCTTCTTCGTATAACTTCTGATACTCTGCCATAGCCTTTTTCTGTTCTTCCTGAAGTTTCATCAGGTGTTCGATCTTGGTTTCAATGCCAGCATCGACTGCTTTGGATTCGGTTTTATTTTCTTTGGATTCAACTTTGGTTTCTTTGGATATGGGTTCAACTGTTTCTTTCTTGGACTCTTCCTTTACCTGTCGCAGACCATGATGGTATTCGTACATGTAGACTTTCTTCTTGGCTTGTGTTTTAGAAAGCTTCATGTTGTCCATAACCCATTTGATAGGATCTCCAGTTTTCGTTGCTTCTTCGTACCATCCGTCCCAGGCCAAATAGCTGCCACGTTTTTTCTTCTTCGGCTGTTCTTCTTTGTGTGCTTCAGCCAAAGCATCGGCAAGAATGCTGATGTTTGAAGCGTTCTCTTTTCTCTTCAGGTTTTCTTCTCTCGCCTTTTCGATCAGTGTTTTGCCGCCATAGAGCGGAATCGGTGGATCGTTGTAGACCTTGTTGGAAAGCAGCTGAATTGCTCGCTTCCCTTCCCTGCACGGAGACTTGCACTGAGAACAGACTGCAAGGTTCCCGTTGGCTTTGCCGCACGTCTTAATGTGCTTTGCAACAATTTCTTCGAGCGTCATTTCGCTCAGATCCTTTGCTGGAAAATAGTTTGCTGGACCGTTGGGAACATACGCAACGTCATACTTTCTCATGACTTTAATCCCTTTCTGTTAATCTTTTTTTCTTTAATTTTTTCAGCGTGCGCCATGTTGTTACAATGTCGTACGACCGTTCTCCGGTTGCCGCATAGAAACATTCCAACAGATCGTTCTGATCTGTAATGGTTTCTCCTGCTTTTACGGTTTTGTCTATCAGATCGTTAATAGATTGTTCAAGGTTTTTGATCATCTTGGCTGCGTCGGCCGTGTATTTGATTCTCTCGTGGATGTTATTAGACAAAGCACATCGCATGATGAGTATGATAATCTTTTTGAACATGTTATACCCCCGTAGAACCAAATCCGCCGGTTCGTACACCAACCGTTTCTTCCGTTCTTGCAAGTCCGTGCGGTAGAAATACGCCCTGTATGAGCCTGTCCCCCTGTTGAAGGCACATATTGCTCTCTACTTCAATTTTTGCTTGGATGTGGCCTTCGTTCTTCGCATAGTAGTAGTCGCTGTCGATTAAACCAACTGTGTTTAATAATCGAATGCCATATTTAAAACCCAGCCCAGAGCGCGGCAACAGAAATAGACACCACCCAGGCTGCATATCACATCGTATGCCCGTAGGAATCGTTACTGATGCGCACGGACTTAGCGAGAACGGAAAAGGAAGATAGAAGTCGTATCCTGCTGATCCACCGGTGGCTCTCTTCGGTAGTTTGATTTGATCCCAGATTATTTTTACAATTTCAGGATCTGTCTCAGAATCGATGAAACCAGCCGCCTTAGAATCCTGTAGGAACTGATTAAAAGATACCTTATGAAATTCTGCAACACCCTGCATATTAGCTCCCTTCCGCTATCTCATAGCAAGGAACCTTAATAAACAGGCCGCACTCGCAATCGCCGTTCTCTTTGAAGGCTTTGCAATGGCATTTGGTGTCAGGAGATCGTTCAAATTTAGAGATACAATATCCACCGTTTGCTTTGATGCGAGCTACAACCTGTGCTCTGAATTCTGCGTCAGGATTTTTTCCGACCAAATAATCCATATTTAATTTTCCTTCCTATAATGATACATGCTTCAAAAATAATAATACTTATTGTTAGTAGAATTACGAATAGATACGGTATCCAGATAGGAGCCAGAACCCATTCATAACCCCAATTAATTACATTGAACAGTTTTAGTGCCAATAATGTTATCTGTAAAAGAATCACAGCTGTTGCTGTAACAATCGCTGAATCATTTGTTTTCATCATTATGCCAACACGTCGTGCTGATCGACGTGTTTCCTTTGAATGTAGTTTGTGATCGGGTTATCTCCGACGGCCTTATCCATAATATGCAGGCCGCGTCTTTCCAATTTTTTAATCAGGTACTTCCCGTCAGGAGTACACTTGTTTTCGTCAAAATCCCAGTCGTCTGCCCACTCTCCGTATAAAACGAGTTGTGTTCCGACCGGCTCTTCGCTTAATTTTTGTCTTAGGTCTTTGACCATTCGGTCAACTACGCCGAGCCTGCCGCTCGGCGCTTTTGCGTCCGTCTCAGGGAAATTGAGAACGTCTTCAACTTTAAAAAACAGAACCGTCATACGCTTGCCTCCAGTTCTTCTTTGGGGATAAACTTCGGTATGTCGATCTGTCTTTCGCTGAACTTCTCTAATCTGTCTGCGCCTGCGTTGCGCAGCTTCATCTCTTCTTCCTTATCTAGAATCCTTGTCTCTTCGAGTTTGTGGCAGATCCCTACCTTGATTGCCTGATAAGAGTTGTATTTCTTGTCCTTGTAGACTTCTTTGCAGTAGTCGATTGCGACGCCGCAGTTTCGTGCTGCAACAAAGCAATCGACTTCAGTTCGGTCGTTCTGTCCGATTAACATGTGATAAAGATAAGTTTTTTTTTGAGCCATAAACATTTCACTCCATTAAAAAATTCCGCAGGTCGAGTATTATGCATGGCTTGTATTCATGCGACGACCTACGGTTTAAATCCTTACAATGAAAACAATCGCTGTAAGGATCAATACGAGATCAAACAGAAGAATTGTCCATACAGGAAGATCAATCTTCTGAGTGAGAAAGTTCTTTAGCTTTGCCATGTTCTTTCTCCTTTATCATGTCGAGTTTCGTGGTAGCAATAGCTATACTGCTCCACACGTCTTTTGTGACTCCGTAGAAAAAATCAGGGTTCTTTTTTGTGCCGGTTCCCCTGGCTGTGTCAAACTTGGCAAAACGTTCGATTAATGCGTGACGGATATTAGAGTCTGTTGCCTTTGGACTGCCGCACATGTATAGCTTTTCGTCTTTTCGGTATACATACTCTACGGGTTTTTTCTTCTCTGCTTCCTGCGCAAATCTTCCGATCCACTCGCAACTGATAAAGACTTCGGCTCCTACTGGCATGCCGTAGCTCATCATGCGCTCTATGACGATAAGATCCACATCTGAAAGTTTTGAGCAAAGCTTTTCCATGATTTGTTTGTTTGGCCACTTGGCAAACTCGTAGAGATTGTACTGATCGTCCATGATGCAGTACGCGCTTTGTTCGTTGCCGGGGTCAATTGCAAATACTTTCAATTCAAATCACCTTTTGTTTGTTAGTAGAAAAGATGTTCTTTTCTCCATTACGCATATTTTCGAATGTCCCAACCAGATTGTACATGTTTACATCCAAATATACTCGTCCGCGAAAGGTGAATACTCTTTCTGAAAGACTTTGTCTTCGGCTTCAGCGTAGTCCAGTTCGCTCAGCATAGCCGCACTGAGTTTGTCCGGGCTGGCACACTTAACACAGGTGCGCAGATTTGCGCCGTGAATCTGCTGAAGAATCTTGCACATCTCATACGGATCGGTGATTTCTCCGGTAAACTCAATGCATTCTACGTATCTTTTGTAGTCCTGCAGAATGACAGGGAGATTCTTCATCAAATCCTGCCCCGATTCCAGCGAAAGGTTGATTATCAATGTAGTTTTGTCGAGCCGGTTTTCGTACTTGATTTGCCCGTTTGAATAGAGAATCACATCAATTCTCCTTATAAACGTTCCAGTTCTTCATCAGCTGGTTTAGCTGCTCTGCAATCTGGTCGTACTTGTCATCTTTGATGAGCACTTCCGAGCCGCCTAAAGCGTCTTCGAATACGTCGATAATCTGTCCGATGAACTCTTCTTGATTTTTCGGATCGACGCCTTCTTCTGTATACTTTACAAAACCGTTTTCTTCAATCCATTCTCCGTTTATGAAGACAAACCTCCAGAGACAGCCGTCTTCTCCTCGATATTCGATCTCGCCTTTCTCGCAATCCTGTTTTGTTTTGTCGAGCGTTTCGTAAACAAAGTCTTCGTAGTATTTGTCTGATCCGTCCAAGGAGTAAGACAGCTCGTCTTCTGCATATCCGGCGAAACAATTCTCAATTGCATTTCGCACGTCGTCCCCGGGTTCTTTCTTAAACTTGATGTAGCCGTCGTAATCGGCGTAGTACCCCATTTTTTTCTCCTTAATCTTAAAAAACGGAGCCGCTTTGATGCGGCTCCGTTCTCTTATTCGTTCTTTTTTTTTTTTTTTATTCTATTTCTTATTCCGGCATCTCAATGTCGAGCGATCCTACCCGGCGATCCAGCTCTTCCACAAGTTCACGCTCTGCTTCGGCGAGTGCTCCTTCCGCGTTCTCGATGGCTTCCTGGTAGGCTTCGATGTCCTTTGTGATCTTCGCAATACGATTTTCCATACGATCTTCCATGTCTTCTTCTCCTTTGTAGTCGTTAATCATTCGCATAATATCGTTCTGCTCTTCGTCTCCGTACATATAATCACTCCTTATTATTATTTACGCAGTCGAGCTTGCTGCGCATTGTATGAATACGCTCATCGCGTTATTCACCGTCAAAGTCTTCGAACTCGTCGTCGAGTTCTTCGTCAAATTCTTCGTCGTCGATTCCGTAATCCGACATGACTTCTTCTTCTTCGTCTGTTTCTTCTGTCGGATCTTCGTCGTACACGTCGTAGATCTTCATCCTTACAGAAGACTTAGCGTTGGCTTTCATGTTGGATTTTTCGACGGCTGTCATAAGAACACTAATCGTTTTAGGCGAAGAAACCACAGCACCATTATCAAGAAAGATTGCTGTCTTGGCGGCTTTGTTGCCGCATGCGTTGATCAGGGTGCCTGATTTCTTCTCATTGTAGATTGTTCTTCTGGCTTGGTAGTTTTTTGTAGACATCATTGCAACAATCCGTGTTGCACAAATAGATACCGCTGGTTCCGATGATACCTCAATGAATCGTAAGGGCAGCATGTAGCCCATAGGTCGTCCCTTCTTTCTTGTGGGACTCCCTTGCTAATCTTTATTCGTCAAGAAAAATATCTGAGCCGCCGAACGGAGAATCAAGACTGAATCCAGAGTGATCTCCGTAAATGGTTTCTCCGCCGAACGGAGACTCTACCGAGTATGCTTTCGTTCCATCGCTTCCGTAATAGTTGGAGCCGCCGAATACTGAATTAACTGAGTATCCAAATTCTCCATCTGTTCCGTAGAAGTCTTCTCCGCCACCGATTCCCGGCACGGAATAGCCTATCAGCTTGCCGGTCTCATCGTAGTAATTCTGGCCGCCAAGAACGCTCTGGACGCCGTAAACTCTTTTCATTGACTTTTCCTTTCTAATCTCTATGGGAGTCATGATTTTTCAGGCGATATTGCCTTTTTGTAGCACGTTATAATTGGTTACCCAAATCTCTGTCTCTCCGGGGATAATCGTTTTCTTACCTTTGTTGTACGAGTACTTCGGACTCTTTCTGTAGTTCTCAATCGTAATACACGATCCTTCTCCGACTGTATGATAATCTTTTTTCGCCACCTTTACAAGACCACTTGTTCCACGGCGGATGTTGTAAAGATTTAACTTGATCGTGTATTTATCGTCGATTGCCGTTACGAAATAAGCATTATTCGGAGCGTCGGGTTGGGTCGAAATGCATAGGCCGACGTTATCCATTTCATAGCGAAGGCGTAAGCCTGTCGGAAGATCGGAGTCAACAAGCGAAGCCTCGTATTGCCGACAGGCATCCATCCTTTCTTTGAAGGATTTGATTGTCTTGGTGACTTTCTTGTCGCCGTTGAAGAAGTACTCGAACACTTGTTTCAGTTTGCCTGTTTTCCCGAACTGCTGGAAATAGTTTAACGAAATCAGAATATCAATCTGCCTTGTATCAAGACAGCTTCCAACCTGCAATGCTCGTAAAACATTGGTAAAGCAGTCCAGTTTGGCATAGTGTTTAATTTCGCCGCCGCGAGTAACATAAGAAGCATCGTCGGCTTCAAGTCTTTTAATCTCCTGCTCCAAAGGATAGCCTTGATCGTAGAGCTCAAGGAACTCTGGATCAAATTCGTCTACGCCTAGGTTCAGCATTTCTTCTGCTTTCTGTTGAAGCGGTTTCAGCTTCTTTTTGATGGCGGCGATTTGCTTTTTGACTTCCGGGGTAAACACAGGAGACTCGTAAGTTGTACCGATATAAGCTTCTTCCTGCTGGCTGAGCTTGTATAGTTCTTCCGCTACCTGTTTAGACATGTATTTGATGGATGAAATACTCTGGCTGATCGTATTGTTTTCTTTGTCGATAAGCCAGTCTGTATTGTCCTGTCCCCATTTTCCAACAAGCAGCTGAATGTTTTTGTAGCGCTTCATCTCAGCAATAATGGAAGAGATCTTGTCAGTGTTCTTCTTTTCGTCGTACAGTTTCAACATAGTAGTATAGAGTTCGTAAGGATAATGGACTTTAAGCCATGCACAGTAAAGACTGTCGCAGGCCATTGAAAATGCATGAGCAGCACAAAACATATAGTTTGCTGCATTTTCTATAATGGTCCATATCTGTTCTACTACTTCGTGAGCTTTCTTTTCGCTGGCTCCTTCTGTTTCCTGTAGAACTTTTGTAAATCCTGTTTTGAACTTTTCCTTTTCTGCTAAAACCTTTTCCGTCTTTTTCTTCTTGATGGCTTTTACGGTTGCGTAAGCTTCCGGTCCTGGGATTCCTGCTGTCTTTAGAATCTTTAGAATCTGCTCGTCATAGATCAGAAAAGAGTCAGGAATTGCTTTTGTTTGAAGAAGCTTGTCCAATGATGGAATACCATAGTCGAAATGTTGACGATTGATAAACGTATTTATCATCGATCTAAAACCCGGCCGGATTCCAGCAATTAGTCCAGTGAGCTCTTCTACGTTCTTTGGCTTATACTGGATAGCCTTTTGAGTGGTTCCTTCTTTTTCGATCTGGTTCAATCCTTGTGTAAATCCATTCCAATACAGTTTCCAAACCGCCGGATCGTTCTTTACTTCTGCCAACAATTCGTCGACGCTCATTACGTCTTTACCTATGGCTTTAAACGTTTCGGAAATAATTCCGACAACGTCCACACGAAGATAATCCGCTTTCACGTAATTGAAGCTATCTGCTGTTCGGCCGTCGATAAATGCTGCATAAACAGCGTCTTTTGTTCCTGATTTGGATTTGACTCTGACTACTCCTATTTCTCTGCGAATGTCACGGTCCAGAAGCAGTCGTGCACATGGATGTGGACTCAGGCTTGTGATGATGCCTTTGTATTTTTTGGATTCTTCAAGTAACGGAAGATATTGTTCTTCTACATAGTCTCCAATTTTTACATCGTCATCTACATCGTAGTCATCATCGTCTGCGTTGTTGTCTTTTGCGTGTTTTACATCTAGTTCGTAAGCAGATATCTGTTTTGAAATAGCATTCGCGGTTTCGAAATCCAGATCTCTGGCGCGTGCAAGCATCTTGAAAGCAGATAAAGTTTTGGTTGTACCGAACGCAATCATTGGCAAACAACCGTATTCTCCAAGGAATTCTTTACCTGCTTTATCGAACGCTTCGGTACCGAACATGTTTGCGTCAACATCAGGAAGCCCGTTAACTAAGCGATCTGCGCTGACAAAACGCTCAGGCATCATCTTTACGGGAGCATGCAACCTGTTGATAGACGAGAATCCAAGAGCGTGATTACAAATAAAAGACGCTGCCGACCCTCTGCCAGTTGTTGTTAATACGCCACCTAGTTCTTTTCCGCGATCTACAATCTTTTTGAGTGTCAGGAAGTAATCAGCAGTGTTCGTGCTTGTGATTGTATCAATCTCGGCTTGGATTTCTGCCATCTCTTCTTCGGTTGGTTGACCGTTCTTTTTGATATATTCTCTCAAAACGGTTTCTTTGAACATTTGATTGCGTTCTTCCATCGAAGAATTCGGATATAGTGTAGGAATCTTCTTTTCCCGTGTAAACTTTACCCCTTCAAACTCCCTGAGAATTAACGTGTTCTCCATTGCTTCTTCGATTCTTGCTCTGGTTAACACACCTTGATTCTCAAGCATTTCATAGGCTTCCTGATAAGTTGGAAGATACAGATCAAAAGAATCTTCGTCGCCGTAAGTAATACCGGCCGACTTGATTAATTCAGACCTGAGAATCTTGTCTTCCTTCTTAATATAGTGAGAGTCTGACCCATAGATCAGCGGCCAGTGATACTTCTGGTACAGCCGCATCACCTTCATGTTGGTTTCCACCTGAATCTTCTGCGGATGATGCTGTATTTCAAGGTAGAAGTTCTCGTGGAAGATCTCTCCGAGTTGACATGCAAGTTGTGTGTAGTTCTCATCCTTGCAGATTCCTGCAACGCAGGCCGTCGTGCACAGAAAGTTCTTGTAATTCAGCCGCCCTAAAAGATCAAAGTCCACTCGTGCATGATAGTAGTATCCTGTCAGATTGGCTTCAGACAAGATCTCATTTAGCTGATAGAACCCTTCCTGATTCTTTGCGACCAAAATCAAGTGGAAGTTTCTTCCGTCCAGTTTGCCGTCGATTAACGCCTTTCGATCCGGTACAAAATATACTTCTGCGGCCGCCAAAGGCGTCATCTCATAAGGTTCTTTGTCTTTCTTAAATGATTCGCAGATATCAAACTGTTCCCATACGTTTGACCTGTTGCCGTGCTCGGATAAACACAGCACCTTGTTTCCGCGTCTTCGGTATTCATTTGCGTAGTCGGAAATGAAACACGTAGAATCCGGCTGCGTCAAAGCGTTACTATACGCGCTGTGGCAATGATAGTATTCCAGTTGTGGTTCCAACCACGCTCTCCCCCTTTTTTACTGAATTAGGGTATCTTCGTCTTCTTCGTCATAATCTACTTCGACTATTAAATGCAGCTTGCCGCAGTCCGGACAAAGGAACATATGTCCTGTAACGTCAAGCCCTGTTGTTTCTTTGAAATCGTTGAAGGTATCTTCGATATCTTTGAAAGAAAACAGGTTTACGTCATCTACTTGAAAGGCGAGAGGAAGTTCATCCTGTTCTGCCGCATCGAACATCATTCCAACAAATTTGTTCCATTCTCTTGGAAACATTTTCTGCGTTCCTTTACGCATTGGTCTTCGCCTCTCTTTCTACTTCGTCCAGCGGATCTGTGAGCAGTCGCTTAAAGATGCCGATAAATTTCTTTTCCTGTTCTTCCGCCCACGTCGGATTAACGCTGGTCGTCCTGAGCTTTAGAGCCAGCCTTGCCATGTATGTCCATTCCTTATTAGCGTTGCCGATGGCCGCATCTGCCACTCTGTCTGAATGATCTCTGTCGTATCTCATACTTACCTCGTTATTGCATTAGGGCAATTTCGCCTGCTTGAACATATTGCTGAACAAAACATATCCGGTTTTCCTGGGGTCTTCTGTTCTTTGCACTCCATCCAATCCAGCACGTCATAAGATTCAATCTTGTGGATCGCGTCTGTTGCCCATTGCATGGTTTCGTTGTATTTGTTCATAGAGAACTCCTGAACATCCTTGTAACCTTCGGCTTTGAACAGGTTGAAAGCTGTTGCAACCGGCCATTCTCCATACTTCTCATGCACAAAGAAAGAATACAGATATTGCTGTTTATACATTTCGTCTCTGTGTCGCTTGAACTCAGCCAGTGATTTTGATTTGTGGTCAAACACAACCAGTCCGTCTGTGAATTCATCTCTGAGAATTAGATCAACAAACGCAATAAACGGTCTTTCTGTACCGTCTGTCAGCTTTAATGGCTGGTCAAACTTTTCTTCGGCTGACACAATCTTGTACCCCGGGAACTCATCAAAGTTCTTGAAGTATTCCAACCCCTGATTGTATGTCTTTTCTGCATAGCCTTTTGCTGTCAGCATACGGGGAAAAGACGTTACTACTTCGTCCGGGTATCTTCGTATATACTCGGCCGCCATATCTTCTTTTTTGAGTTCTCCTTTTGCCCATTTGTCAAGGATGTCATGAATTAAGGAGCCCTGTTCAGCAAATCCGTTCGACTGATCAGGGACTCCTTCAATATGCTTCAGATAATATCCAAATGGACATTCCGAAAAAGAAGACAGTTGCGAATAAGAAAACCGGTGTCCGTCCTTTAAAAGACTCAAAAGCACCACCGTCCTTTTTAGATTTGAAATTCCTGAATAGCTCTAAGTTTTCTTAGTTGTTCATTACTGCCATCGAGCAGCATTTTCTTGATACCTTTCCAGTTTGAAATGATTTCCTGCATTGCATACGGAGCATCATAGATAGACTGAGTGAACGAATCAGAGAAGTAGGGATACTTCTTTGCTTCCTTCAATGTGTTAAACTTTCCTGACGGCATAATAAACGTTCTGTTTGATCCATACTGTTTGCCGTAGGCCGCAACCTTCAGATCGGGATATACACCGATATGGTGTGTCCATGTCCAGTCATGCCAGCCTCGGGGAGCAACATACTTCTCTCCCCATCCAACCTGAAAGAATTCTCTCGTGTAAGGCATAATCTCTTTTGCGATGTATTCCTCGATCTGCTTCATCGCCTGTTTCATCGCTTCGATCTCGTCCTGCGTATATTGCATTGTTAATCTCCTTCAAGTTCTTCGTCTGGAATACGTTTAACAAGAAAGCATTCCGTAAAAGATTCTTCGTCTTCGTTGCCAAACACGTACGTGTTGAATTCGTCAGGAACATATTTCTTGCCGTTGAAATTGGTTTCAACGACAGCAAGATCCTGAACCCATGTTCCTTCTTTGTTTTCGATGCCAATTGTAATTTGTCCGCCAACAAAGCAAGGTGTTTCTTCTGCCACAAGAGAGTCTCCGTTGGGTAGTTTAATTCTAATGCTTTGCATATTTACTCCTTTGTTGTAAAAAAGAAACCGTCCGTTTTCCGGCCGGTCTCATCGTATGTTTCGATCATCGTAGTGTATTCCATGTTTTTGTTTTCCGAATTCAGCCATTGCTGCGCTTCAGCCATAGTGTTAAACTGTTTGCGATAGATACTGCTTCCGTAAAATACAGTCGCTACACACATTACAGCACAGGCCTTTCTTCAATAAAATAGAACAGCGGATCGCAGCCCAATTCTTTTTCGTTTCTTTTGGACATGTCTTCCATTGCTTTCTGTTCTTTCTCGGCCCGTTCACGGGTTTCGTATACGCCGACGATTGTACTGAAAGCAGCGGCTGAATCTCCGTGTTTGTCTGTAAACTCTTCCTGTTCTGTTTCCTCGACTAAAAGATAGACATTCATACGTCACGTTCCTCTCTCATTTCTTCCGGGTCGTATCCCCATACTTCACAGGCGAAATCAAAATCGTTCAGCTCATCGTCTGTAAAAGAGTCTCCATCCCAGCTTATCGTTCCGTTGTTGCGTCCAAGGTCTTCATCGGCGTACGAAACGTTGAAATACACTTTCGGAAATTCCTGACTCAGTTTCTCAAAAATCGGAGTCGGAGCAGACCAAGCCGTGTTGAACTCCACATCGTTCTCGGACCAGTCTGCATCGCAGGCGTTCCACTTGGTTCCCCATTTATCGCAACACCATGTATACCATGTCGGATGTCCGTATTTTTCGATATTGCCGAGATACTTTTCTCCAAGCTCAGCCCACTCGTCAAACGTTTTTGTTTGACTCCAAGGGCGTGCTTCATATTTTTCGCTTGTTGTAAAACCCAGACGTTTGGCAAGCGCACAATCCACAGCAACGTCTTCGTGGCTGCCAGACTCAAGGTTCAGTTCTTCCGGCATGGGAATAATCTTATTAAAATCAAAAACAGATTCTTTGCTCTTTACAAATTTCTTCAGCTTGTCAATTTCTTTCTGTTCTCCGTAGAAGTGCACTTTGTTATATACCCAGTTCGGCATCTTTCTTTTCTCCTATATGGTAATTTTCGAATGTCCCTACCAGATTTGACAAATTAAGTGTGGTATTCAATCTTAACAAGCCATCGAATTTCTTTCTTGGTGTGTTTTAGGACGTATTCTTCTTTGGTTTTTAGTGCTTTAGAATACTTTGCTCTGGCAGCTTCAATGGATTTAAGCATTGTTTCCGGCCGTAAATCAGAATGACACACAGGACACTTGTTGGAAACTAGTAACTTACTTGCAAGCCTACTTCCACATGCAGAACATCCGATAAATTCTGAAGTGCGGGTCTTGGGGTACAACACGTCGTCTCGGCTCATAAACAGTTTTCTTGCTTCCGCGATCTTTGCGTTCAACTCTCTGATTTTGTCAGAATCTTCATAGCCCCTGACGGGCGCTTTGTACGCTACTGCAAGCTGCTCGTACCATCCTTTGTCGTGTTTTTCAATCCATTCCTTTGCAGCGTCGTAGGACTCGCAGACGACATCATTCCACCGGATTTTTTCGAGACCATGTCCACCTTCCTGCCATGTGCGATGGCTGACATAATTGTCAAGATCTTTCTGGATTGTATTTTTGTTTGCTTTCTCTGCGTAATCGTAATATTCAATATTGTGGCCCATATTATCTCCTTAGCAATCACACTGTTGCCATTCTTTTATGCACGGCCAGATCTCTCCGCCGAAACCCTGGAAAATCTCCCACTGGTCGTATACATCTTGAAGTGTTTCGTTTGGGTCTTTGTCCAGTTCAACCTTTTCAAGTTCGTCAATTAATTCGTCTATGGAATGATTGTGATCAATCATCCATTGAAGTTGGAATTTTTGATAATCAGTCATTTGTTCTCCTTAGCCAAAATCAAGCTTGAGCTCGTCGTTCATTTCGCAGCCGCGAAAGTCGCAGATCGGTTCATCAGTTGTTGTATCCCAAACGTGAACCTTGCATTCCGGCGCTTCGTCCGTTTCGTCAACTTCAAACAATACTTCTGCTAAAATTGTTCCTTCTTTGTTTTTCAGTGTGACGTAGTATCCCGGATAGTCTTTAACGTCTGATGATTTCGATACTGAGATAATGCCGAGACTTGTTTCGATTTTATCAATATACATTTTATTCTCCTATTTAATCCACTAAAACGTCGCCTGGTTCAAGCTTGTATTTTCGTTCACCTGTTTCGATGTTGTAGTAGTATTCAAACCAGCCATCATAAAACTTTCTCCATCGGTTCATTAAGTTGCTCACTCTCCTATATAATGCGGGTGTGGATTTGCACCACACATGGAGAAATGATGTTCGATATATTTCCCGGTTTTTTCTCCAGCTTACCGTTGCTTCCTGCGTTTACCTATTCCGCCACCGCATAAACATTAACCACCTTGTGTATATTCTACATATCCCAGATGTTTCAGCCACCATTCTTCATCACTTAGGTCTGGCAGCTTCAAAACGTTCGTATATCTTTCAATAAATTCCTGTGCAACTTCCTGCCACGAAGAGTAAGCTGGTTTCAAAAGTCGAGCCGCCTTTTTGCACGGAAACCAAATCCACGGATCATTGAGTTGTTTGCTTCCGAAAATATCAGTGGAATATATTCCATCACATTCTTCGTCGATGATGTTCGCGTCGTAATCATTCAGATCGTATTCGGAAAAGTCATCGTCTTCGTCTACGTATAGACTGGTAATATCTTTAAGTGCTTCGTCGTGCTGATAGATTAATCCGTAACCTATTACGGGCCAGATGTGATAACTCATTTTTATCTCTCCTTTAGAATGGTGCTACTTCGTTTCCTGACTGCAACTGAAACTCAGGCAGCAAACAGGCTTTGTCTTCCGGGTCTGGTTCTTTAATGTCCGTGTGGTCCCAACTATAAATCATGCGATCTCCAAGGCTCTTCTGGAAAATTCTCCGGTTTACCGGATCGAATTCGCAATTAATTAGACCTGTTTCTCCAAAGTCGCGGTTTTTGGTAACCCGAATGTTCGGCCGTTCAATGCTGAATACATTGTCAGCCAGATTACTAATCACACTTGACCCAGAAATACTGTCGTTTGTAAATGTTGCATCTGCCTTTTCTTTTCTCGGATGGGCGACCACCAATACATGTACCTTATACTTGCTGGCGAAAGACTTGATTTTTGCCATAAAACGAGCTTGCGCTTTGTTTTCTTCGTCGGCTGTGGTCAGCAAACTCATGAGATTCTTTTACACCCTCGGTTTCCCGATATTTATTAGGGGAATAGACTATATCATCTCAGGGAAGTACAATCCCTGGCATGGCGCTTCGGGCGGCGGAATTTCACCGCCGCCCTACTCCTTTGCAGGATAGTCGTTACACCTTCTTCGATTTACGAAGCTTGGCACGGAGTTGACATATTTGCGTTGTTTGCCGATTGGAATATATTGTTTAATGCTTCTTCGATGTCTTCGTCGTATCTTATTTCGATTAGTTTGATGTTGTGTGTTTTGCAATACTCTTTTTTTATCGGATCAGTTACTTCTCTTTGGTATTGCCCAAACGTTTCAGATCCAAATGCTCTTTCAATATAGTGTTGAATGCCTTGATATTCGATAAGAAAATCAAGACCATCTTTGTTAAGAATCGCAAAGTCAAATCTTAACATAGCGTTTTTAGGAGAACGTAGGTCGCTTATTTTGTATTCGTGTATGTGTTTGATTTTATGACCTGTTAGATAAGATTCTATAAACGCTTCTCCAAAAGAGTTCTTTACGCAGCCACAACTTTTTGTTAGACCGCGCCGAAGAGAATTTCCGTGCACGACGACACTATTACCGCAGTCACATTTGCATAACCATCTCGCGGATTTGTTTCCTGCTGGACTTATATAATCCTCGACTCTTTTTTCTACGACAAGCATTCCAAACCGATGGCCGACCAAATCTATCAACCATCTTTGGCTGGCCAATTCACGATTTAAACATCCGCAACTCTTCGTGTTGCCTTTTCTGAGATTGCCTGCGTATACCTCAACGATGTTGCCACAGTCACATAAGCATCTATATTTTATTTGCGGTATTCCTTGTGGCGTATAGAATCTTTCTTTTATTTCTTCTAACACGAATAACCGAAAAAATCTTTGACCTGTTAGATCCTTTTTCTTTGCGAGACTTTTGTAATAGAAGTCCATGCATCCACATGACTTTGCTCCGCCTTTTGTTAACTCATATGTGGATTTAAAAACTTCGTTGTTGCATACGCACTTGCATCGCCATGCGTTGCATTTTCTTTTTTCTGAAAAAGCCCATTCAATAACATCGAGATCGTTAATATGTTGACCGGACAAGTCAACGCTTGGTTTGTTTAATATTCCCATATTGCCCACCTTCTTTCAAGGCAAGCAACGCAAACTTAGTTTTTCTCCGTTAGCCGCAATTTGCGACACCCGATATTTATCGGTTCACCATGTTTTACATCGACTATTATGTCAATCGATTAAGAATAAGGAACATCCATATCTCCGGGCGCACATTTCAAATGATTTCAGCACAGCCGTCTGCTGATCTTCTTCGAACGCATACCCGTTATCAAACAGATAGAGTTTTCCTGCCATCCAGTCACGAATTCGCTGCTGAATGTTCAGCGGAACTTTGCAGATGCGTTTTCCACTTCTTGGATCTGTAACGTAAGTAATATACTTGCTTTCTACAGCCGGAAGCATGATCCACTCAAGGAATTTATTGGACGAAAGCTCGCCTGAATAAGCGCAGCAGCTATATCCTTGTTCGATTGCCGAGAGAATAAAGTTGGAAGAGATCGTACTTTTTCCTTCTGCCCTTTTTCCGCTGAGAATTGTAACTCCGGCTTCTCCAAATCCACCAATCATATTATCCAGTGCCGGGATCTTAGTCATAATCCTTGGCACGGAAGCAGGATCGATATACTGGATTGTAGATACGTCAAGAACTCCTTTGATTGGAGCAGGCTCACATGCATCAACCAGCGTTTTTAAACCTTCCGGTCCGTAGCAGCAAAGGATTTCGTTGGCGTCTTTGCACGGCCGGTTATAATGCCTTCCGTTGTAATACAGTTCAGGATATTCCTTTGGAATCATACACCGATCTTCACCGAGTCTTTTCATCAGCGTAGATACCATTTCCATACCCGGTTCATCGGAATCCCCAAACAGAATGATTTGGTTAAAGCTCTCAAGAAAATCCCAGCAAAGTTCTACCCATTCAAGATTGGAACAGCCACTCGGAACGGATACGACGTTATGCACTCCTGCTTCATACAGGGAAAGACAGTCAATCATACCTTCAGTGATTACCAAAGGCTTACTATATGAAACATTGTCCATGCCAAACAGAATTGGTTCCGTATTGCTGTCACACCATTCCTTAGGGCCGTCTTCTTTTGTGTGCTTCTTCGGCTTGCGATATTTTACATAAACCAGTTCGCCGTTGCGATAGAACGGGAACACAATGTTTCCGTGTTCATCTGCCGCGACTTTGAAATCGTTCAAGGTCTGTTCAGAAATGCAGCGAGTTGATAAATATGTGATGATTTCATCTGTTAACGGCTTGAGTTTCTCAGGATCTGGTTTGTCATAAATTTTCTTGGCAGATCGAATCGTCTGCGGAAGCTGAGAGAATTCAAAGCCGGATTCTCCAAAGTAATTACAGAGAGTTTTGAAGTTTCCTTCGCGGCTGCCGTTAATTCCAGGGCAAGAGCCGCGCTTACAATTAAATGCACCGTTGTACAGTCCAACGGCAAAGGTTTCTTTATCATGGTGTTGTGTTTTGCCGCAAATCGGACACAGATCAGGAATCACCTGACCGTTCTTGATCTTATAAGGTCCGAAATATTTATCAGCCAGTCTGATTACTGCGCTAGCAATACTCTCCATATCGTTGTTCTCCTTTTATTTTGTGGGGTGTTTTTCTAAGATGCCATCTAAATTTTCAATTAAAGATATACCCGAGCAGGCAACCCAAGACTTGGTTGCCAGCTCGGGCTTGAGTCAGTTAACCCTTACGAAACTCCTGATGACATCAAGAGTGGACTTTCATCCTGTGCATGTCATCTTAGAAAGGAGCTTCTTCTTCGTTGATTTCTTCAACCGCCGTTTCAACAGGAGCCTGCTGACGGTTGTTATTATTGTTGCTGTTGTTGAAATTGCCGCCGCTCAGAATCTTAACATGATCTGCCGTCACCCTGAGCGCTATGTGCTGCTCTCCGTTGCGATCCTTCCAGGGTTCACCAGCCATGAAGTCTCCGGTTACCCAGACCTTGGTCTTCGCCTTAATCTTGTCAATCAGAGCTTCACCAGCTTTGCCCCACACGGCAACGTCATACAGATCGGTTGCCGGATAAGGAGAGTTTGCCTGCTTCTTTGTGGTCGCAACGGACACACGCATAGAGAATACGGTATAATTGTTTACCTGACGATTCTGAGGGTCCTGAACTACGGTTCCAACAAGGGAAATACGAGCATCGTTAGCCATAATTTTTATTCTCCTTTAATTAGGCGCTGAGCTTATCTCTCAGCGCAATCAGTTTTGTAATATCGGTGCATGCCTTATAATTCATGCTTCCAATGATGGGATAGATTGTGTTCTTTGCGAACTCAACCTTTTCTCCTTTTTCCATTTTGCTGCCGATCTCTTTCAGCTTAACGTCAATCTCGTTGATGACGGCTGCTGTGTCAGCAGTGTGTTCCGCAGGCTGTTCAACAGGCTGCTCTGCGGGTGCAGCAGCAGGTGTTGTTTCAGCTTTCTGAACAGGCTTGGGCGCCGGTTCGCTGTTCATCGTATACTTGGTGCGGTCGTTGGAATACCAGATATCATGACCGATACCAAGAGACTTACAGGCAATAGACAGCGCATCCGTATAAGCCATCTTCTTGGCTTCATCAGATGCTTTAGGACCATACTTGCCCCACTGAATATAAGTATTGCCGCCAACGCCATAGATCGGCTGACTGACTTCGCCTGTTTCTGGATCTTTTACGATCAGTTCCAATTCACAGAACACAGATGTTTCCTTCTGCGGTGTAACCGGATCTCCGGGCTTCTGAGGCGGCGGAGTGATATCTGCTTCCTTGAATTCATATGTTACGTTCTGAGTCCACCATCCGAAACCGGAAGGACCGAAGACCTCTGTCAACACCTTGATACGCCACATAGGATTGATCTGTTATGTTCAGTAAAGAACTTACTGCTTCATAGCGCTCTCTTTCACCGGATGGCTACTTGAGCAACTTTGCGCTCCACAGCATAAAGGTGTAACAACACCTCAGAGTCAAGACTCCTCTGTTTGAGTCATGTACTTCATTAGGTTAATAGCGGCGTTATAGTCTCTGTCAATTCTTAGTCCACAATACTGACATGTATAAATTCGATCTGAAAGTTTCAATTCAGGTTTAAGATGGTTGCATGATGAGCACAGCTTGCTACTTGGAAAATATCTATCTGCTTTTACAAGATCAATATGAGCAGATTGGCACTTGTATTCCATTTGTCGAAAGATTTCAGAAAAGTTTTGGTCTTGTATCTGCTTTCGTAAATGCTTGTCCTTTAGCATGTGTGCAACATCTAATCCTTCCATAACAATTCTTTCAGGATTTTTGTTGACTAAGAATCTTGTTGTTTGATGAATATAATTCAATCTAATGTTTGTAACTTTGTTTCTCAGTTTTCTAAGAGTTTCTTCTTGCTTAATAATGTTATTAGATTTTTCGAATCTTCCAGTTTTCTTTTTTGCTTCTTTGTATTTACGTGAAATAGAACGCTGGATTGTTCTGATTCTTTTGTCTAATGTTTTCATCCTTTTACTCTTGTTGATATTATGAAAAACAAAACATTCATCATTAAAGGCGACTGTTGCCAATTCTTTCACGCCGAGATCTATACCCATACTACCCGATTTGCATGTAGTTGCTTGGTTCTCGCTTTCCATTGTAAATGTTAGGATGTATTTATTATTCCTAAAATGCAGCCTAATATTATAATGTTTTATATTCGGGCCTGTTTTAAAGACAAAATCTGATTTATAACGTACGTGTCCTATTTTCTGAATAAATACCGTATTTTCTTTGAAATACATACAGTCACTTCTGATTTGATAAGATTTTTTGGCTGATTTTTTGCTTTTGTATTTTGGGTATCCAGCAATATTACTGAAGAATCTTGAATATGCATCTGTAAGTTTCCCAATCGTGGCTTGCATCGATCCGTTTGATAATTCAGATAACCAAGCATATTCTTCTGTTTTCTTCATTTGCGGAATCAGTTTTATCAAATCGTTGTTTTTTATTTGTTTGTTGCCTGCTTCATGATTCTTTATTTGAAGTTCAAGCATGTAATTCCAAATAAACCGGCATCCATTAATATGTTTCCAGATTTTTTCTTCTTGCTCTTTTGTTGGGTATAGTCTTATTTTATAACCTTTTAAGCTCATGTTGTTACACCCCCTTTCTTTTGCAATATAGAGAAACTTCTTTTCCCTATACGTGAATTTTCGAATGTCTCCACCAGATTCGACAAATTCAAAAGAAAGGAGAGTTCTACGGGTCGCTACTCCGTACCGGCGCACTAAGCGCGCCTTCCACTTTCATGGAAGCACAGACTATATCATCACCCTGCCAACACGCAGGGGCCTACCACTTCAGATCGCTTGATCCTACTCCCTATACGGGATAGTCGTTGAACCTTCTCCTGTTTAGAGCTTGGCTGCTGATTGCCCATTGCAAAAACACTTAGGATTTAACCTTATGCCATCTACGATATTTCTTTCTGCTTTCGCTGCTGTCACATCTGCCTTGTTTCACGGCTGTGTTGTAGCAATCGTAGCTTTAGGGGTTTCCAGCAATTCAATAGGTGTTTTTTCATATTACTTACGTAATAAGCGGACTAAAATTTAATCCGTTCCGCTGAATCTGCCGTTGTTGAAGGACTTCTGTGCGTCCTTCGGTGTCTCCATAAAACGATGGTAAAACCTTACATTTTTCTGGAGCAGATCATTTGTTTCTGTCTTTTTCGCTGGCATGTTTCATTCTCCTTTGTACAAATCGTTTAGATTCCTGACTTAATTTTGGTTTTGTTTCCGATTCCAAGAGCGGCGCAGCTCTTGGTTCACGAGCCAACACTTCTGCTGTACTCGGAATCTTTTCTCTGTCTTTTTTCAATTTCTGATACCCCTTATTCTTAAAATCAAATATCCACACATATTCAGGAACCTTTTTAATCGGCTGAACAAATCCATTCATTTCTCCATATTCGTTGCAGCCATACCAGCACAGCATTCCCTTAGGATGGAAATGCTTGCCCTTTTTGTCGGAACGCTGGTAAGAAGACATGAAATTAATCATGTCTTCATGACCAGTCGTTTCAGTAAATAGTAACCTTGGGTTCGGGCTTACCTGAATGCCTTCGATAATTCTGGAGATGCGATAACCTGATCTTTTTTCTGACGTGCTAAAGGACTTGCACAGCACATAGGCTGGCCAAAACGTTCCTTTGTTTACGTCTTCCTGTAGCGAAATGGCAAGAAAGAAATAAATTTTCTTTCACGCTCCATCTTTTCCTGCTGAGTGCGTTTGCGGCTGATCTGTCTAAGATCATATCTATGTCTCTGCTGACATGCAGGACATCTCTGCTGCCGGGAATTGGTTCTCTGACAGCTGACTCCGCAGTCAATGCAGTCATAGTATCCCTGCGTGTTCTTAGGACAAATATGAGACGTTGCCCACGCAGGAACCTTAGCGCCACAAGCCGGACACTCGGTGCAGTTTTTCAGATTTGTTTTCAGATTCTTAATCGCAATATCTCCAAAGATTCTCCAGAAGGTCTGTTTGTGCGAAGGTTTCCCAAGCTCTTCGCCGGTAAACAAATGCTTTACGATGTACGGATAGCATACGTCCAGCGAACCAAACTTCTCGACAAGCGTTTCGGTGATGTATTCATCGATGATTGTATTGTTGTCGATCAAGTCTTTCTCGGCCGGACTTTCTTCTGCGTTTGAAATAGCAATCGAGACTTTAATGCCATCCAATTCACAGAATTCTGAGACAATATCTGTACGGTTATAGAGACAAGGTTCCGATAAAAGCATTTGCCAGTTAAACGGTGGCACACCTGCCCAATTCATGTTGATGTTTCCAATGTCATCAAATGCTTTGCAGATGCGGTTCATCGTAGAGTTGTTGGGTTTTGCCCATTGCCGTTTCTTTTTGCGGTGAGTTGTTATGTCTCTCCTACCGTTCTTTGAGAATCCGAACCAATTTGGCATACGCCCGTTAGGTCCGCCCGTAGCTTTATTAACACGCTTCTCAATTTCAGGGTAATTGGTGTATTCGTTGACCGCGCCGGTCTTCGCCCCATCAATTCTCCAATTGTTAAGAGCTGTTAACAAAGCTGCAACATATCTGTCAGGATTATCTCGATTCCACAACCGTGTTAGCATGTTACTTATCTCACCGATATTCGAAAACTGATGAGCACGTTTTAATCCATTAAAGATTGTTTCTTTCGAGATCTGTTCAGGCGGCGCTTTTGCCGCATCATAAAACAACGGAACGACATCGAACATTTTGAGATTTCGCTCCGCAACTTCAACTATCGTGGGATCAACTACAACATTAAGCTGATCTCCGTCGACCATTTATACCGTCGGTTTCCCGATATTTCGATGATCTGGCTTTAATCATCAGCGGATTAGATCATATCATCACGGCCGGTCATGACTCCGGTCGCGGACGGCGCTTCGGGCATAGGAGTTTCGCCTATGTCCTACTCCTTAAAGGATGATCGTTGCACCTTCATACATAGAACATTTTCATGTTATATGTAGGCTTGGCACAGGATTAGCGTGGCTGATTAGCTTTAGCTTTCCCTGTTAGCACGTTATGTTGTACATCATATCGTACACCCGGCAATTACCGGTTCACCGTCTTTTAGTTCGACCGTCGATCGAACTGCATGATACGACTTGCAAGCGAATGAACGCTTGTTACAACCGCATCACTACATAACCATTTATAAACTTCTGGGTCTTTGACGATTTTTGCGAGAAAATGTTCACAGTACAGATGGGGAGACCGGAGAACGTCCGCCTTGTCGTACGCCAAGAAAGGACGGCAGGCGATCTCATCTTTTTTCAGCAGGCCGACAGGCCGCTCTATCCTACAAAACCACCTTTCGCAAGCGGCATACCAATCAGGCGTAACGTAAAGCCGCTTGTTCTTGCATTTTATGCTGCCGGATTTGGCATCCAGTAACATTCTTTTTTTCGCATCTTTCAACTGCGACCTACTATAACCATCTCTGAGAAGTTCTGGATAAAGTCTCAGCGCAACTCTGTCTTTCTGATAAGAATTTAAATCTGCTTTCAGTGTTTGAAGCATTGCTTCTGAATCTTTAGCCAAATTCATAATCTTCTCATGAGTTTTGGCTGTGAACTTTGCAATTTCTTCATCTGTAAACGAGACAAGAGAATCAATAAATTGATAGTTCATAGCCTTATCCTGCGGCCAGTCTTCTTCAAACTGTGCAATGTTAAATGTGGAACCACATCTTTTGAAGTCCTTCTTGAAAGATTCGTAACTATCGTATAGTTTTGCACACTTGAACTGACTGTCGCAGAACACAATCTCGATTCCGTCTTTTTCGAGATTCCATTCTTTTCCCCAGAAATCTTTAACGACAGGCTCTACATTATGTTCTTTACAAAACTTCAAATAAGGAAAAGGACTTAACAATCCTTTGAACGTAGGGCCGCGAAACATAAAGTTTTTTCCTTGGAGTTGTTTTGGAACAATGGATGCTTTCGGAAGATACATTCCAGCCCCGTCTGTATGATTGATCATAACAGTACGAACAGCGTCTTCCGTTGTGTAGTCCGGTTTGATATACAGCATACGGTCTGTAACTTCAGCCTGAAAATCCGGTATGACGATTGTTTTGTCAATATCAAACTCAGGCCACGGAATAGATGCACTAGAACATAAGGACCAGTACGCGAGCATCTTCCTTTATACCCTCGGTTTCCCGATATTTTTGGGGGGGAGTAGACTATCTCATCGTCCCTATTTGGGACGTGTGGCACTTCGCAAGTAGGAGTTTCACCTACAAGCTACGGCTTGCGCCTAGTCGTTACACCTTCAAGCAGTTTCCTGCGAGCTTGGCACGGTATTTTCATGATAAAGCAGATTAAATATTTCTTCGCACCTTGAGTCGACATCTTCAAAGTACGCAATTTCAAAGAGTTTTATGTTGTTTTGTTTGCAATATGCTTTTTTTGCAGGGTCTGTTATTTCTCTTTGTTTTTTGCCAAAGTTTAATATACTGCTGTTAGGACTTTCGTGATAATGTTGTTCACCTTGATACTCAATAAGACACAATAAGTTTTCGTCATCATCAAGAATCCCAAAATCAAAGAAATATGGCATATTTCTTTCTCCGCGAAGGTCATCAAACCAATATTGTGTTGAGTAGTTGATATTATGTTCATCCAGCCATTTTCTCGTTCTGGCTTCACCCCATGACGTGACCTTTTTTTGACACCCGCAATTTGATCTTCCATGTAAAATTGTAAACGCCCAATCTGTATATGTATTTCCACAACAACAAGTGCATTTGTATATAACTCTCGACCCGCCACTTGGTTGTATTTGATTGGGAAGCCGTTCGTCTACGTGGCAGAACTCAAAATCTCTTCCAACTAAATCGATGTGTCTATAGTGATTTCTCGTGCATCCACAACCACCAGTATTTCCAGATTTAATGTTGCTTAATCTCGAGATAAAATCATTGCCACAATGCGGGCACACACACAAATAACGAACATGATAGTGTCCAGCCGGATCTCGTTCACTTTCTACCTTTTCTTTTAAAAGTACGCCGTTTATAACTTGGCCGGAAAGATCACCGTGTCGATTATGTCTGTTTTCCATATTTAAGCAGCCGCAACTTTGTTGTCTGCCTGAGACAATATTGGATCTTTCAGCAATAAACTTATTTCCGCAATCGCACAAGCAATTATACTTAGAACTATTTGGAATTCTTGATTCAACAGTATAACGTCCGTATCGGTTTCCGATAATTTCGTATTTTTCGTATCCGACAGGCGTGCTTATTGCTTCTCCTAGTGTCATCCCCATGTGTCTTATACGGTAACCTATTGTTGTTGCACCTATTCCAAACACTTTTTCTAAATCTGGATAAGACAATCTTTTGTTCGTTTTGGATCTTCCCATGTAACTCCTCCTTTCTTTTGTTTTTTGTGTCGACTTATCTGCTTTATTTTAGATTTTTGCCGTTAGCAAACAGATTCATTGCCATTGCCTGCAATTACTACACGTTCTGTTTACACCTCAGATTTCTGAGTTCACCACATTTTCGACATACGTTACCGTATGAAGGAACTATCATTAATTCACATTGACCCCGTTTTTTGCGTTAATTGTGTCCCAGTCCAAACCGCACTCTAGTCGGTCTTTGATTTGCACCCAGATGTCTTCTGACAAGAAAGCGCATTTATCAGTTCTTAACTGACCAGCTGAGCTACTGAAATAACGATACTTTTTCTGTACAATGTTTCCGTCTATCAACAGATCCATTGTGAACCCGTCCAGCACCAATTGTTCCAACAGATCCAAATTCGTCCATTTGATAATAATCTTATCAAAGGTGTGATCGTTTGTTTTGAGTCCCATGGCTCTGGACATATCGGATTCAAACTCTGCGATCTTTTTGGATAGTTTCAGGTTTCTCCATGTTACACCGTCGGGGACTTCTTCGCCCTTTCGAACATAGATAACAGACTCCAGCCGGACTTTTCGGGGGATTCCTTTATGCAGCTTGATTATTTCTCTCAACTCGGCCGAAGTTTTCTTCTTGAGAGCAATCAGATCTTTCCGGCGAACTGCTTCTTCCTGGGTGTTGCACTTATCCAGCTTGTCAATTTCGTTGATAATGTCTATGAGTTCATGCCACTTATCAAACTCGTCATTTGTAAAGGTGTCGTTTGCGTTCAGGCTTACCAATTTTATCTGGTTCTTTAGGTAGCTTTTGTCCGACATAACTTTCTCCTTACTTCAGTATCTTCGCAAATAGAAACTCGGCACACTTTATGCAGCCCTGCGAGACCGGCGCTGCCGTGCCTGAATGTTCATCTCCTTTCCGCTTTAAAGAAAAAGAAACGCCGCGAGAATGCGGCGTAACTATTAATGGAATCTCATACGGATTTCCGTGCCGGAAGGCACGGCTTAATCCTGCTTGAGAAGGTATTTGTTGCTGACAACTTTCATGGATAGTGGGCCACTAAGCAAATCACAATACACAGGTTCCGTTGTGCGTATTACGATTCCTTCTTTCCGGCCGCCTGTAGAATAATTTCCGTCAGCTCGCTCAAGGAGTGCTTCTATCGTTGGATACTTTGAAGGTAAGTCGGTTCCAACTTCTTCGATCGGAACCATCGGCATACTCAAGGTCTTACAAATCTTCTTCATTTCTTCAAGACCAACTCGTTTGCCGTTTACGCGAACGGTAAATACGTACCACTCCGGTTTTACCAGCCGCAAAGGATTCTTTTGTATGCCCGGAGCACAGAATTCGCCTTGAATTGTAAGTGTGCGTAAATTATATTTGATACAATATTCTTGCATCAAAGCTTCATAGTTCCGCAGCTTGATAAATTCATAGAACGAAGACGATCCATCATCCTTGTATTCGTAGTTGTGCCCACAGACGTGGAATCCAACTTCATCTATACAAAGAGAATGCGAAGAGCCGTCCATCTTGGTGGAGATGTAGTATTCCAGACCAGCGAAGGCGTCGATCAGACCGGGTTCGGCCTGTATTCTCGTTTCGTCTGTCTTGGGCACGTCGTGCGGCAGTTCACCGATGACGGTGCCGCCAGTCGTAGCTCTCTCTTCGATTTCCCACTTGCGAACGCCCAGAAGTTCTGTGACATCTTGCCCCAATTCTGCGTTCTGGATCTCAGGAAAGAGATTCAGTGGCAGGAAAAGCCCCTGCGAAATTTGCCCCATAAATTTCAAGGTTCTTAGCCTGAAGCCTTCGCCCATAATGTCGGTCTTCTTGTAGCTGGACTTCCGCATGAACTCATAGCGTTCGTCAATAGGAAGAAAAGAATCTATTTCGAAATATACACCCAGATCTCCTTCTTTGAATTGGTTTTTGTTAACAACACATTTCCATCCTTCAACGCAGCCAAGTTCGATCTTCTCAGCGTCTTTGATGGGTTCGATCTTCCATATTTTTTGTATGCTTGCAAGCTTTCTCATGTTGTCGACCTCTTATATTAAATTATTCCAGATTTGAGAAACTTCCTATTTCTTTTTTTATTTACAATTTCTTCGATTGTCCACCCTCTTTGAAGTTGTGAATTCAAAGTATTTTGATTAATATTAAACAATTTACAAAAATCAGATTTATAATATTTTTTATTTTCAAATATTATTACACCGATATTTGATTTTCTGTCTATGTGTTTTTTGATTGGTGTTGTTATAGCTTTTTCTATGTCCCAGTGACATGTATTTATTCTATTTTTCAAAATTCTATAAGGAATATTAAATTCGTCAGCAAGTTCTGATATCGTTTTAACTTTCCCGTTAAATTCTATTATATGGTTGTCGCTTTTGTTGTTTGATTGTTGTTTTCGTGTTGCCCATCTACAATTGGAAGGGGAATATCCATTTTCGTTAGATATTCTATCTATTGTTAGTGAGTCGTCATATCCGTTTAAAAGGGACCAGTTTAAAAAATTATCAAATGAACTTAACCATTCATTGCATACTGATATACCTCTATTTCCATATCTCTCGAAAGAAGGATTTTTTTCATTAGTACATCTACTAATCATGTTTGCGTATATCGTTCTTATTCTTTTACGAATTTTAGTGTTAATTGTTATTTGAAGCTTGTTTGCTATAAATTGATTGTTGTATGTTTTAATAATAAACGTATTATTTTTTTGGAACTCAACATTTATTATCTCATTTACTGGAATCTCAACAGTATTTGTTTGTAATGTTAAATACTTGTTGTTGTATTGGTTTATTTGAATCATATTTACTTTCCTATTTATCACATATTTACAAGATCATTGATTTACTTAATCTGTCAGGTGTCACCACAGAATTTCGCAGCCGCAATAGTGGCAGTATTTTGTTTCGTATTTTTTAGGCGGTAATTGTGCTCCGCAGTTGCCGCAGAAAGCCTTGCCCTGTCTCCACGAAGGTTTAGCTTTATTGCGCAGCATCTTCAGCACTTCACTGTAGGCTAAAAGAATGTCTGTCTTGTCCATAACAAGATCGCATCGGCTGCAGTCTCGATCACAGTCCCGGCTGACACATTCTCTTTCTGTCTCAATTATTTTAATGACTTTATCTTTTTCCATATGTTCTCCTTTACTCGTCTGGGTACAGCCATCCAAATCCGAGTTCAAAGATTTCTTCCTTGGTTGCGACTTCGCCCAGGGCTTCACGGACATAATCAGGATTACAGGAAGCTTGATAGTCGTTCTCAACGTATGACTGTAAAATTGTAAGCAGACGTTTGTATGTCATATTATTTCCTTTCTGCGTAGCTGCAAAAATCATCGTGTGTTCTTGGTTTCTCAATCAATAAACATTTCGGAGGAATAAAGTTGTCTTTGTCGTCAATGCCGCCGCCAACCCAGTGTTTGCAATGCTGGCATTCAATGATTTCCGGCCGCGATCTGAGTTCTGCATATAGTTCATCGCTCATATTTACTAATGTTTCATGTCTCTCGACAAGTTTGTCGTAATCTTCAAGCCATTCGAGAATTTTTTTGGAATCGTCGGCAGTCATTATAACCTGCCAACGTTCCGAACCGCATAATTTGATCTGATCTTTAAACACCTGAATGATTCGTTTGCGATCTTCCATGCCTACCTTTTTCCTTTCTAATATTTAATTGTTAATTGTGATTCGGATCAGACAGATTCGAACTGTCATATTCAGTAGCTTACCGCTGTTCTCTCCGTTGAACTATGATCCGAAAAAAGCTTTCCTGCCGTATCTTGCAGCCTTTCGACCAAGCAATGTGACGAACAGGAAAGCAATAAGGACGCTGAAGCTCTTTTATTCGGCCCCGGAAAGTCTTTTATGCCATTTTGTTTTATGCGCACCGGGCGTCCTTTATTCCGTTCAGGACGGAACCATTCTCGTTTGGTGAGCTTCGTCAGTACATACAGTCGACGTCGGTCTGACGTACGTCCTTTGGCTGGGGATGACGGTTACGATCCGCCCTTTCCCGGGTCAAAGCCGGGCGTAATAACCAATATACGAATCCCCATTGTTCCGGCCCGAAGGCCGGTTACTGATAAAGTCTGTACTTGTCATCCATCAAGTAGTTGTTGATGTTTTGTGCTGGGTCGTCGCCCCACTTATTAATGTACGGCCGTGGTGTCGGATCAGAACCGTACTTTCCAATGCCGACGATCTCTTCGATGGATGGTTTTTCACCTTCGAATACACGGCGGAAGATCTTGTCCCCAACACGAAGCTTCTTTGTTTTGACCCACGGTGCCGTTATAAACGCTGCTCCAAGACGATCGTTTTCCGGCTGGCATCCATCGATATCGACGAGCAATTCCGTCTTGTCGTATTCATCCTGCTCTGATATATCTTCAGGGATACGACCTACGATTTCCCAATCCTTAACGATGTAAATTCCGTTATCCACCCAGTCGGCGTCTTCATCCTTGATGTTTGTTGTTACTCCGATACTCAATCCGCCGCCGAAGAAATTGCCTACGACCTGACAGAATCTTGCTACGCCATAATCGTCGCACCGGAAATCCCTGAGTTTGCAATACTCCAGAAACGCTTCCACGGAATCACGACCGCCGTTCCAATGGAGATATACCCCTGCATCCTGTCCGTCAAATTTAATTAATGCTCTGTTACCCATATTCTTCCTTTCTGAAAAAAGAGAAGCGATTGTCTTTCGCTTCTCTTTTCCCTATACGTCATTTTTCGAATGTCCCCACCAGATTTGACAAATTTCACACATTCAACACAATCTAAATATCTTTATATTGTCTTTGCGAGCTTCCAAATTTGAAAAGTGGCAGCCGCTTGGGCTGAAAGCCCTGGCGGCTGCCTCTTTGAGGATTTGGAAGCTCGTAGAACCACTACCTTTACGATACAGTTCGTAACACGAGCTGTGCCAGACGGCTATGCATTGTGTCAAACAGATACTGAAGTCAGCTGTTTCAGGATTCTTTTTGTATCAACATGGAACTTATCGTCAAACCGGTGAATTAAAGCATCAAAATACTCCGGCTCTACCATCTTGTAGTAGGACAGAAGACCTAAATACTGTTGCACGTCGTCTACCGGCCAATGCTTATTGTGTTTGTAATCCTGAATCAGGCTGCATGTCATTGCTTTGAACGTTGCTTTGTTCCGATAGCCAACTGTGATGTTGTTGTCTGCATTCAGCATTACACCCAACATCCAGTTTGATCCTTTCCGGCTGCCGTAGTGCGTCTTTTCAGGCTTCAATGTCCACGGCGCGCCAAATTCAGCAAAGACTTTTTTGATGTATTCAGTCATTTTGTCTGGATCAAACTTCTGTACACAGGAGATATGCAGATCGTCCGCATACCGTGTGTAAACAAACCGCTTATGCGCGAGCTCGTTAAAGATTCTGTGATCGATCGGAATGCACAAAATATTTGTGAGCGCAGGGCTCAAAGGGCTACCTTGTGGCAGAACCCCATTTAGAAATCCAAGGCTTATAGCTTTTTCCAGTTCCTTGTATCCTTCTTTATCTTTGCAGATTTCACTCAGCGGGAAAATCATTCTCATCATGCGCATTGCAAACTCAAGCGTTGTGCTCGGAAAGAACCCGCTGACATCTGTCTTGTAGAACCAGTTGGATTCATTTACCTGATGCTTCCGAACAAGATGCGGACAGCTCCGCTTTTTGATGTACGCATAGGCGGCTGTGTGATGCAGCACGCCAAACTTCTCTGTAAGAATCATTACCAGTTCAGACAGCGCAAGTTTCAGCTCTTCGCACGGTGCGTCAATTGGCCTGAGTCCGCCCGTTCTTTTGGGGATGTTAAAGTGTCGATACAGGCTTTTCCGGTCTGCTTCGAACAGATTCTGATGTGCTTCATTAAAACGCTTTAATCTGTTAATCATCGCCGGAACGTCAATTCTTGAAAGAAGTTCTGGCGTTGCTTCGTCCAACGTTCTGGTAATCGTACCGGCCGCGCCGGGAGTTACCATGTCGTTCATTGTTAAATCTTCCGAAAGCAAATCGAGCCATGTAATTTGATTCTCTTTCGGTTTTTGTTTCATCGTGATGTAAATCATATTGTTCTCCATGCAATCTAAATTGTTTGTTGTCTTCCTGAAACTCGAGTGGTACCAGCAGAGCTGTAACGTTCAGGTCATCTCTTCTTACTGAGTTTTGCTCCCCAAACGACTTTTTTTTTTTTTTTTTTTTTTAACTCTAATTCCCATTCATTTATAATTTAATCGGACTTGTTATTTGTCTGTCACGAGCCTCGATTATCCAAGTTTTGTTCGCCGGGATCCTCTCCGTGCGATGCCTTCGCGCATCCCTTCGCCTAACAAGTCGCTACTTCTAATCACATTAGAAGTTAGGTTTCCCTATATGCATTGCATGATTATACTGCGTCTATTCCTTTTTCTAAGTCAAAAGCGTCAAGAGTGATAATCTTGTACAGCTTCTTTCCCTTTAGGAAGTTAATAAAGTTTGTTACTCCTACGTTGCAGATCATTCTTACTGTAGGAGCTACACACAATTCCACGTTGCAGGCCGATACAGGAGCGTTCTGCTTCGCTTCGTCATGTGTAAAGTTCATTGTTCCCAATAAATCTTTGCGGTTCTTGTACTCAGACCAATCAGCAGCATAGTGCTGGCCGTCAGTCAGACCTGTGCGAAAGTCAAAAACCGCTTTAACAAATTCATTGTACATGTTTGCTTCCACGATCTTTCTTCGCACTTCGATATTATCAGCGGCAAGAAAGATGTATCCGTCCAGATTCTGCCCATCCCAACCCTTGTCGTACTTTCTCACGGATATTTCCGGATTGATCGCTTTCAGCATCTGTTCAACCGCATCAACCTTTTTCATGCCAATGTGCTCACAGGTAAACATCTGATTGACAATATTCTTGGGCTCTACGATATCAAAATCGTATAGGCTGAACTTTTCCAGACCGAATCTTGCAAGAAGCTCAGCCACCGTAGAACCAACCGATCCACAGCCGATAATATTGATTCGGCCTTTACATGTGTTTGGGTCAAAGAACTCAAATGACTTGCTTAGATTCATTCCAATCTTCTCCCGTCTCTACCGGACACGTATCTTTGCGGTTGTATACTTTTGAAAATGAGTCAGCAATAAACTGTTCCAAGTTTTCATTTTCACATTCCACAATCATATCGATATCGTCATTCGTGTAGCATATTTTATTGTCTATATCGTAAAAGAATGAGTTGATACTGTTTCGTTTGTTCCAGATCTGAAAGAAATAGAATCCAGTCTGTTTTGTAAGGATCTCATCGTGCTGCTGATTTATATCTACCATTGAAGCAAAGGTTTCCATATTTACGTGAGAATGCCCGTGACCAAACAGATTTTGATCTTCTTCATCTGTCAGCGTGGCTTTCCATAAGCCCCAGTTGGCAACATCCACAGAGATGTAAGATGGACTTACCTTTTGTGGATAAACAAGAATGTCGTACACCTTGTAGCCATCTTTGTAGGGTTTGATCACCATGTTCCAGCCCACTTCAACAGTGTGCGCCTGAACCAAGGCAACGGTTTTTGCATATGCGTCAGCCGAATAATAGATCTTGAGTTTGTCGGCCGGGGCTGTGAATCCATAATTCCCTGGCCAAGCCACCAATTCTTCCAACTTATTCATTATTCTTTTCCTTTAAATAATTAATTGCTTCTTCGATAGTCATATCCCGACCGTCGGCAACCAAGCATTTTCCTTTGGAATTCAGCAAGTCGTGGACAAACGGATTGAACGAAATGCCTTCGTGAATGTTAACCCTTTGCGCACAAGCAATACAGCACTCTATGGCTCCGATTACGTCTCCACATTTCAGCTGGTCCAAGATAGCAGTTGCGTTCTGTCCGAAACAATTATGCAAATTCAGATGTGGATTCGGAATATAGTCCTGTAGCGTTTTATCTATTCCGGCGAAATCATAATGCGAAGCAGTCCTTACGCCGCTTCCGAAATAATCCATCTGGAAATATGCACACATCTTCAGTTTCAACATTGCATCTTCAGAAAAGATTGCGTTCAGAAGGAGTTTGACATCCTCTAACGGCAGAGATGACTCTTCTTCGAATTTGTAAAAGTAGTTTTCGGACTTGCTTATGATTTCCCAATCATCTGTCAGATACGGTACAAGCTCTGTCTTTGCGATAAAGCTGATATCGTTACCGTCGATAATGATATGGCTGATTCTTTTATTGTTGGTCAGGTATTCCTGAAGTTCCGTCTTTTCTTCTTTCTGATTGCGCATGGCTTCCAGACCGGACACCAATGCGACTGCTTCGAACCGCTGCGAACAAGCGTTACGATATTGTTGCATTGCCTGTTCCATTGCTTGTTCGAGCTGGTTCAGCCTGTCTTTGGCGGCACTTACCTTGCGGTCAAACAGCTTTCTTTCCAAGGCAAACAGCTGATCCTTAAGAGCGTAAGACTGAAACTCTTCTGTATTTACAAGCTCACGAATTTTCTGGAGATAATCGTCGGGTCTTTTCTGTGTCAGGGTCAGCAGAAAATCAGTTTCTTCCTTGCTTAAAGGTTTCTCTTTGAACACCTTAAAGAACTTCGGAAACAGAAACTGCACGGCATGCCACAACTGTGTTGTGATTTCTTCGGCGAAGATACACACAGTGTTTTCTTCCGGCATTACCCTGAAATAAATCTGCTGATCAAAAGTCTTTGTATAATATTTTTCCTGCGGCGGAAGCGATTCGATTTTCTGAAACTTCTTCTCGAACGGCTTCAGAATTGTTGTGGGGTCTTGTTTCTCAAACCAGTACAGAGAATAAGTATTCGGATCTGTACTGAGTTCTATTCCTTCTGCAGGGAATAGAACGGGGTTAAGGCGCTGGCTGCTTACTTTCAGATTTTCAACCCGCTTATAAAGCAAAACAATGGACGTCATCTTAATTGTGTCGTCAATCGCATAAAGCGGCCGAGCTTCGAATACTTTATTTATAAGGCTGCTTGTAAAAGGATCAAATCTTGTAATTGTTCTGTTAAACATTTGTACCTCCAAATTAAGAGAGGGAGAGGAAGTTCTCTCCCTCTCCGAAGGTTTACATACGGATAATCATAGCGCGCACCTTGCGCTCTTCTTCGTCCATCTCAGGCAGAGCCTCTACGATGTTCTTCTCGGCTTCATCCAGCAGCAGAAGCGCCTGTCCCAGCCGGTTATACACAGTTTCAGCCGGATCTTCGGAAGCCGGATCAATCACGACTGTAATCGTCGCCTTGCCGTCGGGACTGGTAGCACTGCCGAAGCATGCGCCAACCTCGTTGATGGAACCGGGCTGCGTCTCATCGATATCGATGGCAAAGCAGGGTTCATCTTCGTCATACATCGTCAGCATCTCAGGATGCAGCTTCTTAACCTTCTTGATCTGCTCGGGCGTCAGTGTGGACTTAATCACGCAGGACGAACCCACAACGACAGCCTGCGCTCCGTTATCCTTGTTCGGCAGAGAAGTCACAATCGCTCGCTCCGTCACCTGATGATCAGCAAACGTAGCGTCCAGACCCGCCGTATTCAGCGGAGAGCCGTCGATCGACGTGGAAGAAAGACCGTAGTTCACATTGTGCTTCTCAAGGAACTCACGAACCGTCATAGTCTCAGGAACGATGTCCACTTCACGGGGGTTGTTGGTAATCAGAGTAATCTTAACCATAGTAATCTCCTTAAATAAATTATTTTTATTTAAAAGCATATGCTTTCAAATCTATATCAATGGGGTAAAAAGAAATTCGGGAACAGAGACCCCACTACTCTGTCCCCGACCGGCATATAGGCAAGCGAATCAAGTTCGCATAACGGTCTTGTTATGAATGGACATAAAGATCGGCGCTCTGGCTCTGATAGGTTCTTTCATTTTTTCATTAGAGATAATTACTCCGTTGACGTAGACAATCTTTGTGTCCGGTGAAATATTAAAGTGTTCAAGGATTTTTCGCGGGGTTTCCGTTTCTGAGATGTAGCAAGTCTTACTTTCATCTTCGTTTTCGTCCGTAAGGACTACTTTTCGCATGGGGTTTTCGCATCCTTTCTTTATAATTTTATATCAAACACGCCCCGAGTTTCCACGGGGCGTGGTCATTTAATTAACCGAAAGGCAGCTCGTCGTCATCGATTTCCTCAACATTCGGCACTTCCACTTCGGGCTTCTTGCCCAGCAGAATCACCTCAGGGCTGTGCAGCTGCAGCGAAGTCCTGATATTTCTGTTGGCATCAACATACTGATTCAGCCGCACCTTGCCGGTAACAAACACCTGACGGCCCTTCAGTACCCAGGGAGCAATCTTTGTGGCATATTCCCGCCACGCAGTCACATCAAAGTAAGTCACAATCGGTTCTCCATTGGCACGAGTTTCGTTCACGGCCACAGAGAACTTACACCGGGGTGTCTGCACGCCTTCAATGTTCACCATTTTCAGCTCGGCGTCACGTACCACATTACCAATAATAGAAGTCTGATTCAGTCCAGTCATTTTAATTAATCTCTCCTTAAAATTTATCGTTTTTTTGTAATATTTGCCTAGGGTCGTTTAAGAAAACGCCGGAAGACATTTAAGAAATGCCCAACGGGGATTGCAAAAACAGCAGAAACCAACGGCATTTTCCACGCGAAAGCGTGGACTAATCCGTAACATCGAAGAAGTAATCCATTTCCTCGCCTTTAAGATGAGAATGCGCATACTCATTCGCGGTGTTATACAGTTCTGTATAGATCTTGCAAAACTTTGTATTATCAAGACTTTCGCAATGTTGCCAAGCCTTATGATTGAGCACCATTACCAGTTCTGTCAGCAGCTTGTAATCATCTTTGGCTTCGTTGAAAATCTCCTTATACACGGCCCTTATTTCCGGCTTTCCGTGCTCTTCTGCAATACTAAAGCGCTGCCAGTACAAAGTAATGGGTTTATAATCTGTGAATGTAGCAAGAAAGTCTTCGTAGATCATGCTGCATGACCACGCTTTTTACGGAACTTTACAGAACCAAAAGGATTGAAGTCGTCCGGGATGGGCCCCGTCTTCGGCGGTTCGTTGTCACAGTATCCGCCAAGATATGCAATCGGCACGCCAGTTGCGACAGAGATAGCCGTCAGCTTATCTTTCTTGGGTGTGATGTTCTTGGTGGTATATCCTTTAAGATCCGACGTTGTAATGCGTGTCTTCTGCGCCTTGTGTCCCGGCCGCCATGCAAGATCGTATTTCTCAGCAAGCTTGTTGCAGACTTCTGCGAAATGATCGTAGTGCAGTTTCGTTCCTTCTTCGTCTGAAGTGATAAAGCCGTGAGATTCCATATACCGAATCAGGCGGCAGCCGAACGTTTCCTTCTGGCGTTCGTTTTCGTTGACAATTCCGGCAATGCGCAGGAAGTTAAATTCTTCAGGGAACCGGACGAGACCCATATCCTTAATCCAATCCGGCATCTTTTCCCAAGGCGTCTTCAGGAATGCAATGCGCTCTTCCGGAGTCATAGCATCCAGATAAGCCTCAAACCGCTGCTTCGCGGCCTTGCGCTCGGCTTTTGTTTCCTTCATCTTCTGAACGCGGCGATCCTTTGCTACGTTTACACGAAGATCGGGCGTCACAGAATCCAGAAGTTCATAGAGCATATTGATAAATTCAGCTTCCTGATTGTTTCCAAGGTATTCGTTGTAAATTGCAATCAAACGTGCGTCAATCATTGTTATTCTCCTTTATAGACATGTGGGGTCAAGATTCATGGTATCCATAATTACCTGAAATTTTTGTGGGGTTGGAATTCTTTTGTAGCTTTCGTAAAAATAGATGTCCTGTGCTGTAACCTTTACGTTGTGGGGTTTGCCATACAAAGAACAAACATCAGCCATTTCTCTTTGGCTGATGTTGAACTTCTTACGATACAAGTTGATGTAGTACGAGAACATTACCTGTTTTGGGGAAATCATTTGAAAGTCATTGAATACAGGATTACGAATTCTTTCGCCTGTACGCTGCCAACCGGCCTTATTAGCTTCCGAAGTTTTCTTTTCCTTAGAGAAACTCGATGTAGACTTCGACGATTTTTCCATCTTCGTAACCAGCGTATACAGGGTATGCCCCGTCCCCGTAGCCCGAGGACGTGCAGAAGTAGTTCTTGCCATGATAAACATCCTTACATCTATTTTTTAATATTTCATTTTCAAAAACGGCTTCATTGTCACAAGCAAAGAAGCCTGCCATGCCAGCGTCTACTCCGATAGAACCTTTTTGCTCATATTGTGTGGGGTTTGAGCCTTCTTTTCGGATGCCGCACTTGGCAATTCTTTTTCCCCAGCCGTGGGTTTCACGATCAGATGCTGTTACGGCGTAACATTCGTATACACCTTCAGAAACCGGAAAGTTATTAATACGGCACCAGACGTTGGCATCGTAGCAAGGATCAGTAATGTTCACCGAATCCTCAAGATACATATAACCGTACATTTTTTTCTTCATTCGTCTCCACCTTCGTATTGGATCTCAAGGGAGCCGTCTTCGTTTTCTGTGACTGTGGCCCGTTCGTCAAATGTGCTTGGATGAACTTCTTCCATCGGTGTGCGGCTCCATTCTTTTGTTCCGCTCATGTCAAACTCTTCGGAAATGTATTCGGCTTCTTCGTCGAGCACTCGATTCATAATCTCTTCTGCTTCTTCCCGCGAGTTGGCTTTCACACGCATGACGATTGTGTTGTGTTCTGTGAGAATTGTTTGATAAATCATTATACCACTCCGTATATTTCTTCAACATAGCGTCCAAGCGGCTCTGTCATTTCTTCGACGGCGTTCTTGTTGTCGTAGTATTCTTCTTCAAATTCATATTCTGTGATGTCCGGCTTCAGCACACGATAGGTATAATAGTTTGTACCATCGTGGTGTATATCCTTGCACATCAGTTCGCCATCCTCAGTGTACCAAGTGATATAATCTCCACATGTTCCACCGAGACAGTTGTTCAGGTTTGTGCCTTTCAGAAACTTATACGCCGACCGGCGGCCGTACCACAATCCCAGGTCCGCGAATACAACAATAGGTCGATGTAGTTCCTTATTGAGATTGATCTTTTCATCATTGAAATAATCTTCGTTAATTTCATAGGCAAGATCTCTTAATTCTTCCTCGCTGGCGTCTGGATATTCTTCCAGAAGATCGTCTTTCCAGTCCTTTTCAAAATCAATATCGTTTGTCCAAATAATCATACTGCGTATTCACTCCATACAACATTGTAAAGTCCGTCGCTCTTTTCTCTTACGTTAAGACTGTACAGCGCAAAGTAGTTCTTTGATAGTGCCATTTGCGGCCAGCTCTTATCTTCTTCAGCCCGCAGTAAGACATAGGATGTGCCGTCTACGCCCATCTTACGAAAACCAACCCAGATTGGATCGAAACCTTCTTCCGGGTTGTAGTTCTTAAGTGCGTCGTCAATGGCGCACATATCGTAGTACACGTCCGAATTATAGTTGTTACATCTCGCGGCATCTTTTACTAGGTCGGAGAAGATGTCAGAGACGTTGACGTTCAGCCCATCATGGTTCATCTGAGCCAGCAAATAATGCACTTCATGGGGCCTAAGCTTTTCGTACAGTTCCTTACTTGTCATTCTTCTTCTCCTTTATGTTAATGTTATAGAGTTTGAAACTGTTTTTGAATTTATGAATCAGGAGAAAATTACCATGATAGCCTTTGTCCTGAAACCATTTCTTGGCAGCCTGCCACGTGGCCTGTCCGTTTCCATACAGGTCAACAAGGAATTCGCTGCTGCCGTCACATAATTCCCACCACATATGTTCTCCTTAAAAATACGGATCGTATTTGATCGAAAGTAACGTGCTTTCCAAGTGCATTTTCTGATGGTTGTTTTCCATCATTCTCGCTCTGCATTCGCCTTTTTCTTCTTTTGTGGAATCACGGCTGGCAATTACAGTCATACACTTGGCGTTATCCTGTTTAATAAACTCCAGTTCATCAACCATGTCCTGTACTGTCATGCTTTTTTCTCCTTGTGCCATTTCAGGCCGCGAGCGTCGTAGAGTTTCAGCCAGTGTCCCGGGTCGTCTTCTGTGCCGTAGAAGCTATAACCAGCTCCGTCGATTCCAAGAAGAATACCAAAGTCTTCTGTGTCGTAAATACGGAAACCACAGTCCGCAACTTCCTGCAGATGCGGTTCACAGTATTCTCCGGTAATCCATTCTTTGTCGATCTCTTCTGGTTCAAACATAGTTCCCCACATTGGCATCGAATCTTCGTAGTCTACCTGAAATTCGTCAACCGGAAGCACGATGTTTTCACCGGAGTCAAGACGAATAAGATACAGATTGTCATCTCCATTGTACTGTGTTTCGATAATCTCCCCGTATTCGTGGTTGTTTAAAACATAAACACGGTCATATAAAGAAGGCGGGGTAATCTCATTTACCCAACCAATTGTTCCAAGCTTCTCCACGACAGAAGTCGGAATATAATTCATGCCGCGTACCCATTCTTCGCATGCTTCAAGCTTCGTGTCGTACAGCATTCTCTGTCCTCCAAATTAAATTGTTAATCTGTTCAGGGGTTTCGATTACAGCATCTGCACCGTATGTCAGGTGCAGGTAAGTTCCGCCTTCCTGCCCTTCTTCAAAAGACCGAATGTCGTTGACGTTGTAGTATTTGTATGTCCCCGGCCTCAGATATTGTTCAAGCTTAATAAACATAATCTCTCCTTTTACACGTTGTCCGGGCGGTTGTCTCAGGTCCGCCCAAACAACGCTTTATTCAACATGCATGTCTTTATAACACTCGTTAATCCTGTTCCATTCACTGTAGGTTGTATACTCATATAAGAAGTCTATCGGCGTAGTTTTGAAGATCGTCGTGATAATCCAGTACAGACTTGTCAGGCATGTTGTGTTGGCACTTGATCCGTAATGGTTCCAATGGATAAACTTCTCGTCTGCGCTTAGCACCTGCCAGAAGTATGTTCCGCCTTGTCTGTGCGGCTCAATTTTGCCAAAAGATTCTCCGGCTTTGAGTTTATCGTAAATCAAATCCAAGGCTGTCATTTCATCACTCCTTTTCAATTATAAAGAGAGCCGCCAAAGGGACTTGAACCCTTAACCTATCGCTTACAAGGCGATTGCTCTGCCAATTGAGCTATGGCGGCGTGTCCGGTTTTTAACGAGACCGGAAACTCCCAAAGCGATACTTGGCACTACGGAACGTGGCATACGCTGCCTAGGCTGCCGCACACTTGCGTGTCATTCCATTACCGACATTGCCTTGACTGCCTTACCATTCCTATCCTAGCGCTACCGGGCATAGACCCGCCTCAACTGCCAGTCCACTACTCTACTTACAACAGCTCACCATGACTGCCAGACCTGACGCTTCCTTGGCCCAACGTACCCCTACTCGACTCGACTGCCAGATTCTGTCCACGTACGGCTTCTCACCTTCAGGGAAGTATTAGGACGCTTCCTCGTCCAAGAATCTGTTAAGTTCAGTAATTACGCCTGTGAGTTCAGAAAGGCGACGATACTTTGCAATAAAGATTTCTGCGTCCTGCCGTGCTGCTTTCAAGAGATTGGCTTTCCAGGTTTCGTTGTTCAATGCTTCTTTCAGCGGAATATAAGCATTGTTTTGTTCACCGGTTGACACAAAAGATCGATCTTTATGTTTGCGAATTTCCTGATTGTCTGTTCGTATGATAATCAGATGTCGGATAATGTTGCTTGCTTGAGATTCGCGATACTTTTCGGCTGCAATATTATCATCCCATTCAAATTCGTTATGCAGAGGAGCGTTTTCGTCCCGGCTTGCATCAACCAACGCCTTTGGTGTTAATCCCGTTTCGCTTGCTGCAAGCTGCTGACAAACTTTTCCTGCTACTTCTGCGGGGTTCTTGAAGAAACGTTTCATCTCTCCATAAGAATAAGAGTAAGCCGCTTCTGACATATTACTTCACCTCTGTTACATCTTCAATGTGAAAGCAGCCGAACTCACCGTCTTTTTCGACTCTCCATTCGCCAACACCGTTCATAAATCCGGCCATTTCAAATGCGGAGACAATGTCGTCCATTGTGAAAGTACCGGTTTCAATCAGCTCGATCTCCAGTTCGGTAGACCAATCCCTGAAAGCAGGACGATACCGAAGATCTGCAACCCTCTGCGGGCCAACCTTTACCATGTCTTCACAAAGTTCTGGCGGATTCTCCGTTTTGATGATCGCAAGTTCCTGACCGGAGCCGACATGTGTTCCGCCTACAGCATGAACATGGAAAAGACGCTTCATAAATGGCTGAGATGTGATCAAACCTGCTGAGTGAACAGCGGAGACAGCAGCTTTCTTGAATGCAATTGTCGGGAATCCAAACTTAGCACCTTTTTCCCAAGCTTCTTCGAACAGCTTTTTCTGGTCCGCATCTGGAAGCCCATCAACTTCGGGCTTCTCTGTAATCCAGTAAGCTGCATTCACAAAGTCTGCAAACGGCTCACGAAGTTCGTATTTCTTGGCTTTTCCTTTGCCTTTTTTGGGATCGGGATCCTGCTGGGCTTCCAGCATCTGACGCTTGGCTTTTGCAGACCAGGCATGAACAAGAAGCGGCGTATCTCCAACAATCTTGATCCTTGCTTTACGAACTGGAAACTTACGGATCACGATTCTTTCAGGCTGACGATCCTTGTTTTCAAGGCTCTTAACTTCAGATTCCGTCAGCTCATCAAATTTTTCTTCAATGTTTTCTACAGTCTTTTTCTTAGCCATATTAATCACCACCATGCAGCATATTGGATTCCGTACTCATCAAAGTCGACATTTTCAAGAACTTTATCAATTATTGAAATAGTCTCTTTCAAAGATTCGACGTACCACTTATCATAAAGTGTTCCACCGAAGAAGAAACCATCCTGTGTAGGAAGAAGTTCCTGAGCAACGCTGGTGTCTTCCAAAACTTCGGCCATCTGCTGCACTTCTTCGTTTTCTCCCTTGTCGTAGTTCCACCGGCGTACTGTTATAGGCTTGTAGACAAGCTTAGAAGAATCCAGAACCTTCTGACAGTCGTCTCTCAGCTGGATTAAATCTTCTTTGGACACGTACACTGGCTGGCAGTTTTCAATGCCGTCTTCGGAACAATGATCTTCAAACCACCGATGAATGGCGTTCGCCTTGCGCCAGTAACCAATTTCTTCTTTCTTGACTTTCGTCAGATACATATCCAGACCCATATTTATCTCTCCTTGTAAATCTTTTTCACATCAAAACTTCTTTGCCAGCTTTTCCATCAGCTCCCAAAGAGCTGTTAGTACACTGTCTCCTGTTACGTCGATTGTGTATAACAGCTTTTTGTCCTGCCAAATAAAGAAATAGTCTTCGCCGTCGATCAGGTTGTGATAATTCCTATCCCAATCCGACAAAGGAACACGCTCGGGATTGTCATAAGCAATTTCCCAAGTGTTACCTGGGCGAATATTGTTCAGAATTTCCTGAATCTTGGACATTCCGAATATAATCTGTTTTGTTTTCTCCGTCATACACAACTCCGTGAACTACTCGGTTACTTCCGATTCTTCGTGATCTACTCGACCATGAATGACCGAGCTTCCTGCTTCAATGCTGCGACTTGCTGACAGAACAGAGTTCCATCAATAGAGGCCGCGGGCTCCACAGGCGTTATAGGTTTGGACGGTTCCCGCCCTACCATAACGCCTTTTATGTGTTTACCGTTTCTCTATACATCCTTACACCTTCTTTCAGGATGTTTTTAGCTGCGTTAATATCCCTGTCGTGAATGGCGCCGCATGCCGGACACGACCATTTGCGAACATTCAGGTTTTTGACATCCGGGTTGATGCACCCACAATCACCACATACCTGACTGGATGGAAACCATTTGTCAACACGGACCAGAACTTTGCCTCTTTCGGACATTTTGTAATCCAGCATATCGATAAACATGCCCCATCCGTTGTCGAGCGTTGCCTTTCCGTTCCCGAATGCCTTGTTTGCCATTGCTCGCATGTTCAGAGATTCCACTGCTACCAGATCATACCGCTTGGCTATCGCGGTACTTTCTTTATGCAGGAAATCCTTGCGTTGGTTTGCTATCTTCTCATGCTTTCTGGCAATACGAACTTTCTGCTTCTCGTAGTTGTGACTGCCTTTTACCTTATGCCGCAGGCCACGCTGCGCATGAGCCAGCTTTTTCTGTGCCTTTCGATACAATTTGGGAGATCCTGGGCAAGTGCCGTCAGACGCAACATAGAATCCATCTGACTTGTAATCCAGACCAATTGCGTTTGCTGTATGGTCTTCAATTTCTTGCGGGACAGGATTCGGCAGTTCGAATAGTACAGCACAATAATACTTTCCACTCGGGGTCCTGCTGACTGTGGCAGATTTAAGCTTCGCCCCATCCTCTGGCATTCTGTGTAGTACAGCTTTTACAAAACCGAGCTTCGGAAGACGTATCGTCGATATGTCTGTCCGGATTGCAACGGTTCCATTCTGATTGTTGGTTGTATAGGATTCCTTGCCGTGCTTTCTGGATTTGAACCGTGGATGTCCTGTGCCTTTAACTGTAAAGAAACGCCTGTATGCGCCTTCAAGATCAAGCTGAACATTAGCCAAGGCCAGAGAGTCCACTTCGCGCAGGTATGGATAATCTGCCTTGTATTGGGCCGGTGTAGGTTTTATTGTCCGTTTTTCCTCGGCATACGCCCGCTCCCGATCTGCAAGCATCAGGTTCCAGACTTTTCGGCAACAGCCAAAGGTCTTTGCAAACAAGACAGCCTGTTCATCCGTTGGATACAGTCTATAAGTGATTGTTCTGTTCATCCTGTAACACTCCTCATTATGCTTTCATCTCCCGCATGAATGAGGGAGAATTCCCGCTTTTTTTCTTAAAAAGCAGAATGAAAAGCCCGACCGAGAAGGCCGGACCCATCAACATCAAGCCAGCGCAAGCGGGCACAGAGACCAACAAACATCAACGGGATAAGGCTTCATACTGCTTGATTCTTTCCATCTGCTGTTCTTTGGATTCTTCTTTATATCCCAGCCCCCGTCCTACGGTATAGCCACAGCGGCGGCACTGGATGCGATAGGTTTTCTGACCTTTCAAATCGGGCATTCTGATAACTTCAACTTCTCCATTGCATTTAGGACACGGACGCAATCCTTCCATCTTTCTTCTCCTTTACTCTGCATCTCTGAAACATGAATATGAGCAATAGTAGTCGTATGTTTCTCCCCTACGCTTCTTGTAGGCATAGTTGGGGCCAACATCAATATGTTTGCCGCAACATTTACACTTGCGGCTTTTTAGTCCGATAGCCTTGCTTGCAAGCTTGGTTTCGTTTTTTGTTAATTTAGGTAAAATCATAGCTACTCCTTGATTATTAAGGCATTTTTGTGTACAATAATAGTGATCAGCAGGTCAACTCCTTAAAACAGTCGCAGAGAAATCTGCGGCCGTTTTCATTTCAGGAGATCCATCCACTCTTCTGGATTGGTAGGTTGTTCAGGAATTTGAACATCTGGATTTTTTGTTTGTTGTACTACCTGCGGTGTAGTTAATGTATTCCAGCTGCTTGCAACTTCTCTGATTATTTGATCAAAATTGGATAGTCGTGCAGTCCATGCAGGATTAACATTTGTAACATTTTCGAGGTCAAACCATGGAATGGTATAGTCTAGTGGTATTTTTATGTTTTCAATGCTCATTTCAATAACTCCATCCATTCTTCTGAGTTATTAGGTTGTTTTTCTTGTGAGTTATTGGGTTGTTCTTCTTGACTGTGTACGTCTTCGTAGTGTATATGAATGATTCCGTCTGTATTTGTTGCAAGCATTGGATTTGCTGCAAACCATGGATTTCTTTCGGCGTATTGCGCTACGGCTTCTTGTATTACTCGTTCAAAATCAAGGTTATATGTCGAGTCATGTACCTCTACATTTGGTAATTGTCCTTCCCAGCTAGAATAGCCATTTGTCGATATGCCGCTGATAGAATTGCTATCTATCGATATATTGTTAGCCGGCTGTATGTTTTCAAGATTTGTATTTGGTGGTATGTTTTCAAGATTCATACAAGTAACTCCATCCAATCTTCCTTTTTATGTTCTTCTTCTCGAACGCTGTCAAGCAATTCCTGAATAGGAACTACTTGTAAGCCATGATCTTCGTACCATTCTTTCCAGCACCAGCCAAAGCCTGTTTCGTCGAAGGATAGACATGCTTTTTCAGGGCCGTATTT